ATCTCAACATCCATCTTCATCTAAGATAGATTTATATTTCTTCACAATCTTAATATAATGCATTCTATCATAAGAATTCTTCCAGCGCAAGCAGATCGTGCCAGTACTATAAAAGCACAACCCCTTGTTTACATTACCCTTGGCATAAACCCTTATATTGTAAGATAAGATTTGGGCGCCTACTTTTATTGACACTTTCGGGTTCTTCAACTGTTCGCAAGTGTATTTCCTATTTTTGGTTTCTGGTCCACCTGTCCATCTAGGTATTACCTGAGTGAGTCCGCATGCTCCCGCTGGCGAAGTGACCCACGGTACAAACGAACTCTCGGCCATAATTACGGCCGCCAAGAGAGATGGTTCAATGTCATTCTTTTCTGCTTCTGCAATTATTGTTGGAACATAAGAGCACGCTCTGCGTGATGAAGAATCTGTAAGTCCAAAACTGCTGCCGATAATTGCACAGAGTGCTAGCATTGAGACTGGCATTATCTCTCCTCCATCTTATTCAATATAAATGATTGTACTGAGTGTGGGAACAGACCCTCTACAATCTCCAGGCATGCCTCGGCAACCTGTTGGATCTCCCACTGGGCGCCCTCATGTGAGCGCAGCTGCACAAACTTAAGAAGGTTGTGTAAATTAACAGTTCCATAATATTTGGTGTATAAATTCTGAGGGAGGATACCTCTGGCCTGTTCCCTGCAGACACCCGCATCAAGCAGACTTTCAAACAACTTCAGACTCTCTGAGTGATGAGATTTTACCAAGTCTGCCGCTAGAGCGGAAACTGGAAATCCTGACCTGTTGTATTCCAGTATTGGATTTGTTAATTTATCCTTACTCGCCTGTCTATTACTTTCGTGCTGGGTTCTAAATTCTCTAGGTTCATAGAACTCCATATCTACAGCAGTATACCTTCTAGATATCTCATTGTATGCCCAAGTGCGGTGTCGATGATGCTGACTACGAATAAACAAAGGTACCGTGAACCTAAAAGTAACAGTGCAGTGCTCAAAAGGAGAAGAATGATTATGGGACATAAGATAATTGATGAGTTTGATGTCCTTCTCATCTACTTCTTCCTTTTCCGACCCAAAAGAGACCCGCGCTGCATTAACAACCGACAAATCTGAACCCATATGTGAAATGTATTCAACCGCACCTATATCGTCTCCATATAGTTCAATTCTCATTCGGCCTCCTGTAGATCCCAACTACATAGTTTTCTAAAATCATGTAGTGTGTTCTACCACCTGCTTCAACTTCCTCAATCATAGACTTGTCAACAACAATCTCTTTCGGTCCGATTCTGTTAAACTTCAACTCATGAAAGTCCTTCTTACAATCAGAAGCAACATCCACTACGGTTGCCTTGATGAACCTGGACTCTTCTTGCTTGAAATCATCTGGTAAAATTACACCAGTGTCCGTCTTCTCTTCCTTGTAGTGTGGCACAATTGCAATGTGTCTGTTGACAGGTTTCAGCATCATCAAATCAGTCATCGGCGCCTCCGAAGTTTTGCTTTAGGTGGTTAAAGTAATCGGTAATCATCTCAAGGTCATCACCTTGCTTTAACATTCGATATACCTTGACCGCCATACGCATGTCTTCTTTGGTCAACCAATCGTTCTCAGCATAACTGGATCTTAGGTCTTTCAGATGCTCCTTGAGAGGTTGCATCTCCTCTTCAATGGCAACAAATGCCTTAATAAATTTGACGATGTGCTCGTCCTTTGTCATATGATCTTCTTCTTTATCACCAAACATAGTAACTCCTTTCCATTGGTAGAATAATAATACTAAATTATATCAATTAATGCAAGTGTTTTTTCAAACAAAATGAAATAAAATTATTTAAGATTGAAGGGGCGGAAACATGTACCATACGTAGATGATGGCCGCTTGCAACAACAGTAACCTTGCCATCGTTCACGACACCTCCTGAACCAGTAACACAATAATGATCGAAACGGACAGTCCCAACATCATCTTCATGAAGTCCTTGGCGACAAGAGGAAAGACCTTTTTCACCTTTCTATCCATTCTCGTTGCAATGGCGAGTTCACGACCACAAAGCAACCCTACAAACACCCACGTTGTGCTCATGGGAATGTTGTTCATCTGCTTTAGGTACAGTAAGATAAAAGCATAAACCGCATCGATGATTGTGGCCGAGCGCACATAAGACGTAGAGGATTTCTCAATTACTATCTGCTGTATCTTGCCACCCTTGGTATAAAAGACATACCCCAACACAGACACCAATAACACAAGCACGCCTGACAAGAACTCTACGCTCATCTGTCTTGGTGCGAACACTGCTATGTTCGCGAGGTCATGACTTAGCCAAGTGAACCATAAGAATCCCGTTGTACCCCACTGGGCGATGCGCCAGGCACGTTCATGGTCTGGTTTAACCTTCTTCTTTTCGTCTAAGTATTTGGACAGAATCATCCAAAACCCGTAAGCTACAGTTGCTGCTATGGCATATCCAAGGACACTCTTAACCAACATCTTCTCAAAAACAACAGTACTAGCAAAGGCGGATAACACCAAGAATGTCGTAGAGACTGGAATGCCATATCTTGTCAGCAACAGTAAAACACCTGGTGCTAATGCATGGTACCACTCAACTGTTACGAAAGGTATCTTCTCTAGGCGTCCGAAGGATATGTCTCCTCCATATGCAAACCAACTGTACAAAACAGTCGCAACAAGCACTGATGAGGCAGCTGCCCACAGTTTCCACCATGGCGTCTTCTTATTCGACACCATAAACGTTCCCAAGGTTTGAACGGCATCGTTACTCATAACCGCTGTGCCAGCAAGGGTGATCCCAACAAGGGGCAAAATCATCTCTAACATTTCTATAAACTCCTTTTAACTTGGATAAGTATACTCTATGTTAGAGATGTTGTTGTGCCATTTGTGTGAAGTGTTTGAGACAAGCAGGAGTCAAACAAACTTAATTTCACAAGCTCCGCCAGCGCAGGCAATTTCGCCCTGCAGATCTGTATTGTCTTCCTCTTCAACAACCTTTGAGAGGTCAACCTTAGTGAGGGATGCCATCATCGCTTCATAGGTCTCCTCTGCGCAGTCTTCGAAGGGTGCCTGGGTGTACGTTCCACCATCGTATGGCAGCACTGACAGTCCATTATAACTGTTCCTATTTTCCCACATCCATTCACCGACGTCGACCCACTCAGCGTCCTTGATCGACACAGTTGCAGAAATATTGTGAGTATTCTGACCCTTTCGGAAACCTGGCTTTACCCATTCGTCCGTCACCTGCTTTACTCTCTTAAGCAACTGAAGAGCAGACTCTGTTCTCATTATAGCACCTTCTGGGGCTCGCTGAGGGATGGAGATAACTGCCGTACTGTGTGGGCTAAAGTACTCGTCTTCAACCAACTCAGGATGATTCTTCGCCAAGTAAGAATAAATCGGTTCATTCTTGCCAACACGAATACGACGAACATAAAAATCATTGTGCCAAGCATGAATACCAGAGGAAGTACCAAGCGCAAGACTTGTGGTACCAGCTGGTTTAACACATGTTGTTCTAGCTGCTGGTTTTACACCAATCAACTCTGCGACTCTAGCATTCTCCTTCTTGACAGTAGCGGCAGCTGCCTTCATATCCAAAAGAAGAACCTTGCCAGATGCAATACCCGTCATCGATACGCCAATGAGTGCATCTTTCTCTGTTGTTCTTCTCCATACGTCTCTAAGATAATGAAAATCAGTGTAACTCGCCTGAAGTGTTCCGATAAAACTAGCAGCGCGGACTCTGCTCTCCAAGTCCTCCTGCCCTTCCAAATCAGATACATTTACCTCAGTCAAATTACAAAACTGATACGGTCGGAGACCTATTTCACAGCAAGGGTTAGTGCCCCAGTCCTTATCATTGGAGAAGTAAAACCCAGGTTCTCCTGCCCCTGATGCTTTGACTCGGTCCCACAAATTCATAAAATATTCTTTATCAATCTTGTGTCTCAATAATACAACTGAGTTGTTTGCACGTCCTCTCTGTGGGTTTGTCTCCCACCAGTTGCCAGTCTTAGCAGAGATCATCTCCTCGTCGTCTGCTGAGAATAGCGATATAAGCGCTGCCCTGCGGATACCTCCCGCAAGTACAGCGTCTGCGATATGGCAAACCATATCGTGAACTTCAATAGAAGAAAGTTTGTCACCGCTCTCCTTTTCAGATAACATACCTTCCAACTTCACAAGACACTCTCTTAGTGGTTGTGGTCCAGGTGCTTTGCCTCCCGATGTTACGAGTGCCGCGCCTTTTGGACGGATGTCTGTATAATCAAATCTAAGTCTAGAACCTCCATTGAAATAGGAACGAACCAATGCCTTTACAGCATCTGCCCAACCTTCAATAGAGTCGTTGACCAAAAACCTTCGTGTTCTTTTCATGTTTGGTCTAGTAATTTCTGGTAGTTTTTCGACGTGATGCTTTTGAACACTATATCCAACACCCGTACCACCAAGCAGCAAGAACATCGCCTCGCCGAATGATCGCCAATCATCGATTGGCATGAAAGCGCAGTTAAAAATCCTGTTAGGAGCAACCTCAATTGGTTTGCCGCCAAACTGCAGGGACCTCATAGAAGGCAAAACCTTCTTGTCAAACACCAACTTATAATTTTTTCTAATCTGCAACTCTAGTTCTGGAAACTTCTTTAAGTGCATCTCCATATTTCTTGTAACCAGTTCATGCCACGTCTCTCTCCTGTTCTTTTCTGGCACATACTTGGCATATTTCATGTGCACAGTTATTTCTGACAAAATGTCATTTGATAAACTCACTTCTTCGACCCTCCTTTAAACTCTTTATACTTTTCATTCAATAATTTCTTTTGTTTCTTTGCTGCATCTTTAACAATATCTTCCATCTCCTCTTGCGTCATCGCCTTCGGCAAGACCTTGATTTTGACATTAGCAGTATCCATAAATATGGGGTATATCATACCATCGGGACCATTTCTGTTCTTTGCGATGTAAATTCTTCCACTATTGGTATTTTTGTCCTCAACAGTTCTTGAGACAGAGAAAATAAAATCCGCGACGAAGCACTTATTGAATGCTTCAGATATTGACTCCATAGTAATAACCTCTGCATTGAGACCAGACCGATTAGTCTGGGAGGCGGTCCAAATTGGGCAACCGACCTCCTGTGAAATGCCACGCAATTCTTCATAAATAGCCTCAAGTTGGTGTCTTTTCTCTTCTTTTGAGGATCCCTCTGGTTTTATCAAGTCAGCATAATCTACAATAATTAGATCTGGAACAAACTCCTGGTTTTTCATCTTCTCGATGTGGTTCTTTATCGTCTGGATAGTAGCTGACCTAGTAGGATACTCTTTTACGATGAGTTTACCTTTTAAATCCTTCAAGTCATCGTAAATCTGTTCCTTGAATGCTGTTATGTCATTGAGATGATACCCAGTAATGCAACTATCATATCTATTGGCGACAACAGTGTCAGCCAACTCTAGAGTGTAGTGCACCACATTCTTTCCTTCCTGCAGCGCTTTAGATCCAAGATGAACTAGCACCATGGACTTGCCAGCACCTGTTGGTGCAATCACAACACCAAGTTCACCCTTTCCAAGCCCACCTTTAGAGATATCGTCAAGTGGATCCCACCCAGTAGTAACTGGATTTCTTGCCTTCTTTTCAAATCGCTGTTCAAAATCCTCCATATAATCATACCCGAGGTCATTTGAGGTTCCTAGTTTGATTGCATCGTTGATTACTTTTGCAACCTGGTCAAACGATGACTTCTTTAACAGCGGAACACACCTGATCATCGCTTCTTGTAACTTCTGCTTCTTACAGAAGTCAAGGGCAGTATCCTTTATATATCCAGACTCTGAATGGTTGATTTCTTGAGACAATACCCTAGCATAATAATCCCTCAACATCTTCTGCACAGAGTCTTGCTCCTCAGTGATGCCAGTTCGCAATATGCTGGTCATTATCTTTCTAGTGGGGTGTACGCCATACTTTTTCTTATACCCCTTGATCTTGTTAACAAAGACTCTGAGATAAGTTAATTCAAGGAAATTTATGTCCAAGACCTCAAAGATCTGATCCGCAAAGGGACGATCATCCAAGATTAAGTGGCACAGGTTTTCTTGAAAGTTCTTTCCGAACTTAGAGAAGTCTTGATTCATTTTATCCATTAGTTATAACTTACTCCTGATTCGATCATCGCATTGAATGTAGTCTTCAAGCAATCGATATTCAGGGAAGTCGCACCATCAACAGACATCATCTTGTTTATCTCGGTCTTGTTGAACATGGGTTTATATTCCTCAAAGGTTGAATTAATAAAGTTGGCACATTGAATGGAGATGAGCGGTGTACTCAGCTGCATTATAGAGTAATTATCGCACACCTTCTTGTAATCGTCAATTACTTTATGATAAATTGCAAGTTTAGATTCTTCCCGCTCAGAATGCTCCTTGAGATCACTCAAATAGTAATCCCTCTCTTCGGAAAGAAACGGAAATGCCTTAGCAACAGTCTTAAGTCCAACACCCTGGAGTCCATCGATGTTGTCACTCTTGTCTCCAACCATCGCCCTGGCAAGGGCAAAGTTACAGGGATGGATAGAATGTTCTTCCAGCACTCTGCTAGTATTTAGAATCTGATCCTGTGTTGGTCTCAACAGGAGCGTCCTATCGTCCAACAGCTGTATAAAATCCTTATCACTAGACACAACAACCTTTCGCCATTCCTGAAAGAGTGGCATTGATTTGACGTAAGCAATTACATCGTCCGCTTCGACATTTGGTTGCCTAAACTGGATGATGGGAGTTTGGTTAACGTACTCAATACACCTAACCTGCTGCCAAATCTTATTTGTGTGAATCTCTGCAGGATTCATAGACTGGGACCATCGATTTAATTTCGGCGGCTTTCTACCTACCTTATAGTTCTTGTTCTGTTGTCGTCTTTTATTAGATCCATTGTCACCATCCCACACAACAACCAAAAGGTCGGGTTTGATCTGTCGGCACAACTTATTCATCGTTTGCAGAAAACCAACCACACCTCCGATGGGGTCGCCATTGGGTGACATAGTGGGATTAACAATGTAGGATCTCATAAACTGGTTTTGCGCATCTACCAGCATTAACCTCTTCATATAACTCCTTAGTAAAAAAAACCCCCTGCTTTCACAGGGGGTCGACCGAACACTATGTCAGTCTTTGGTGGGGGGATCCTCCTGATCATAAAAATCAGAAGCGTTTCCTGTTTTGTTGCTGAATTTCATTATAACATCATCATCCATGATTTGCAAAACTCTTTTCTTAAATCTCTCATCTTGCAATTTCGAAACCCAATGTGCTCTCTGAAATTTCTCTTCCGTTCCGTCACTATGAACAAGAGCGTACCAAGCACCTGACTGCTTCAGGTTTTCAGAAATTTGAATTGCATCGAACCAACTTTCCTTATCTTGTACACCGACAGTATCGGAATCACCCCAAAGGATCTTAAAGTTGCAAGTTCTACCAGTTGACCCAAATCGAGACTTTTCAATCTTACACTTCACTTCGGAACCAATCCTAAAACCATTGTCATCCGTGACAAATGATGCCTTTGCCTTCCTTCCAGTTAACCACACTCTTAGAGAGTAGGAATATGGCAAAGTCTTACCACCTGGTGTCATGTAAGGCGTTGTCAATGCCTCAGATGGGGACCTAGTGATATTTGTTTTAAGTTGGTTTAATACCAACAGTGTAGCGCCAGCATTCGCAATAGGTTGTACCAACTTGGGCATACCCTTAGATAACACTCGCGCCTTCATTGCCATCGACGATTGGGGATTGTAGTCCGATTCCAAATCATGCTCTGATGGAGTGAGTGCCAGGGAGTCCCAGATAAACAACCACTTTTGAGGCATCTTCAAGAGATCCTCAATTGTGGCCATCACCATCTCCACAGAGTGTGCCTGTACATAAATTAACCCATTGTCTTCATCTTCAAGATCACATCCCGCTCTCGAAAGAAACTCTGGATCAATCGCCGACTCTGAATCAAAATATGCTACACGGTATCCCATCTGCTGTGCATTAGCTGCTACCTGAGCTGCCATAAAAGACTTGCCCGTCGCTTCGAGACCTGCTATCTCGGAGATCTTCCCTACGGGAATTCCAGCGAGTCGACCCTTACAAATAATAGAGTCTAACCATCTGGATCCCGTAGGAATCCACTCCTTGACCTTGGTTGGGTTCTCCTCCTTGAGATTATAAGCAACAACACCACCAGCAGACTTGTTGAGTGACTTTATAATGTCCTTCGTGGACAAACCTCCTGGTTTCATTTTTGTTACTTTTGCCATCCTACGTCACCTCAACCAAGAAGCTCATTAAATGCTGATGAGACAGCATCTGTTTCAGACTTGACCTCCGTGTTGCCACCTCCACGAGTGATCTCGGACTTGTCCGTATCGCCACTAAGATGTGCATCTAGGATTCCTCTCACTTCTTCGGTCGTCTTTCTTTCAAAGACACTGTCAATGTTCGGAACCTTTTCCAACAACTCTGCACATCGCTCGTCGCCGCCCACAGCGTCGTCACAAAGAACCGACTTGCGAGGGCGTGGTCGAATGTCTGTTGTAGGATAAGAAGCACCAGGCTGCTTACCGTACATCAACTTGAGGTCATTACCGTCCTCTGGATCAGTAATATCCCCATAATCAGGATCAAGGACGATGCCGAGAAGTTTCTGGTATGCTAACTTACCATAACCCCAGACCTTGACGCCTTCTGCCTCTTCCCCTCTCACCAAGACGGGTGAAAAGAATCTCTGCTTCGCAAACATACCCTTGGCGAGTTGCTTGCTCTCTTCGGTGCCTTCGTTCCATAGTTGATTTGCGAAATCACAGACTGGACACTTATCTCCGAAGTTTCGTTTTGGACACAAGAAGGATTGATCACCCACTCCATAGTGGAAAAACTTCTCCTTGAATGGGTCGCCATCCGCTGTCGGAACAATACGAATATTGTTCTCACCATCTTGTGGACGCCAGAAGTTGTTCTTCTTACCGTCACCCTTTCCTGATAATGAAGCCATCTTTTGCTTCATAAGATCTAAATTCAGTGCCATTTTTATTACCTCCTATGGTATGTTATTTTTTTGCACACTTTCGGCTATAGCGGGTCAGCAAATCTTCTGACCAACTTTCTATACTATACTAAACGTTTTTTTGTTTGTCAACTTAATTGTCTAATTCTTTAAAGTTTTTTCTTACGTGATCGATGTCGTAAAGTTGCCCAACAGTCTCTACTGGATAAGATTGCGATTGCCCCATATACTTGACATTCAAGGTGACGCTTGGATAGGCGTCGCCGATAAGACGATCTAGGTAATCGTGAAACTTAATTCGATGATTGTGCAAGTTTTTATCACCGCCCGAACCGGTAAGAGAAACTAGGACTCTAACTTCTTCTGGCAGTGCGCCGTTGTTCTGCTCCCGATGGTTCACAATCATGTTCCACAAGTCTCCACAGATCTGTCTTTTTGTGCCGTTTGCTTTTCCACTGTGTCTCTTGACGATAACCTTGTTAGAGTTTACGGACTCCTTCTCTTCTGATTCCATCTTAATCATTTCTGCATCAGAATATGAATACGCTGCTTTTTGTTCTTGATAGCACCAACTATTAAACACATTCGTAATACACTTTGTTGCATATTCCTCGGACCAACGATATCCACTATCTTTGATAACATCTGGAAGCAAAAAATCAACGATTTTAGTTCTCAACCTACCTCGCTGACTCTTCAGTGATCTTCTAGTAGAATTGTCAATCCTTTGATCTTCAAGTTGGCGGTTAATCTGATTGACAGCGGCAATCTCGTCTTGCAAGACGCCAGAACCTGTTGTTAGCGCAGAAGCAATGCCATTCTTAATTGCTGCCTCACTGTTTGGTTCTCCGTTGTCTGGATGAGAATTTAGTTGTCTCAAATATCTGTTCTTCTCATATCTTGTTTTAAGTGACATGAAATCCCTATCCAATATTGCTGGAAAATAAGTAAGATTTGTCAGAGGAAGCATTGCGTCCCTGTTGAATCCTCCTATGCCCTCTAGAATATGGGTTACGTTGTTCAAATTATTGTATGGTATGAGATTTAGGGGGGTTCTAATTCCAAACTCTAATTTTCCACGCTCATTAAGTACACCCTGATTCGCTTGAGCGGCAAACTGTTTGACCTTCGCATGATTGATTGTATCAGGGCGCACCTGATACTTTGACCTTTGCTTATTGTAGACCTGCTCACCTACCTTCACAGCGATTAATCCTTCAATGTGTTCTTTGTGGTTTGAATCAAACATTTCTGGTTTAAATGCATTGTTTTCGTTACAACACTGCTTGATTCTCTCAGGCGTGTTGCAGTACTCAATAATCTGCTGAAACACGTCCTTGGTTTGTGGAAAATCCACTACGTTGTGAGGCATTTGGGCCCTCCTTTTCTTTTATTGTTTTTATACTATACTAAATGTTTATTTGCTTGTCAACTGTTTTTTGTAATGTTTGAAACATCTTGGTTCATACATTTCTGAACCGCCAATTAATAACTCTCTGTCGTCCTCAAACTTTCTAAAAGTGAAGTAAGCATCTCTACCACACTTAGAGCAGACTGATGGACACTTCACCACGTTCGTTGCCCAGGGCATCATCTTTGACACTTCCTTAAAAGGTTCTGCCTTTGAGGATAGGTCCAGACTCGATACTAACACAGAGACACCTGACTTGTAAAGACTTATTGCAACATTACTTACACCTTTTATCATAAACGCTTCGTCGATGGCAACCACTTCGGCGGGACTCTCCTTTAGATGTCGGAGAATGTCTGCTCCAGACGTAACGCAATGCGCATCGATGCGTCCACCGTTGTGAGTCACTATCTCTCCAGCAGAGTACCTGTCGTCGATCATTGGTTTAAATGCCAGGATCTTCTTTCCTTGATATTTGTATCTTTCCAGTGCTGCAATAAGTCTTGTTGTCTTTGATCCGAACATTGGACCAACAAACATGACTAGGTCAGGGTTTTTCAACTTAATCTCTCTTTAAAAATCTTGTACTTTTGAAGAATATGTCTTTATATAACAAAAATCTGTCTCATACTGAGTCTCGTAGACTCCGTAACTGTACTTGCACAGTTCTTCGTTTTTGTCTTTAATTAATTTTATAATATTTCTCTGCAGATTTTTGTCTTCTGCTAAACTTTGTTGAGAAATACCGTAATAAAGTCTGGTGTCCATTTTGTTTGTCAAGGGATACAGCAAACTTTCTTTTCCCTCTTTCATATCTAAAACTCCCAGAGTGCAAACTCTCCTAGAATCGTTTACTATCGAAAAGTTACTCACCTCTGCATCCTGGTGGTCAAACACCATAACCATGTGGAAAACAGAAGCGATCAAACTGTTGATTGCAGGGTAATACTCTTTTATACTCGCATCTTCAACCAGTGTGTCCATTTCAGAGTTGCTTGTCAAGTATATGTTTTTAAATATGCCTGACCTAGTATACTCCTGCATTATAGAGAATACCATCCTTTCATGCATCAACTGTTTTTCGTCAAGAAGGTCTAACTCTGGTCTAACGCAGACAACTGTAATTTCTTTGTCTCTAATTTGATACAAAAACTTGAGTGCAATAGACGAAACAAAACTCGAACCGCTAAGTACAAAGATTACCTTATCTTTTATCTTGTCTTTCAGTCTTTTCGGTATTGTCTTGAAAGATTCTTCGTACTCTTCTGGGGTTTCTTTCTTTTTTACAACCAGTTTATCTTTCCACTCAACAGAGGAATCATCTACGCAAATAACATTGTACTGAGAGTATTTGTCGAACTGCATGGCAACGCGGCATCCGACACCGCCTAATCCTATTACTGTATACATTAAACCTCTTTCATTTCCCCAAAGTTTTTACCGATACCAGAGTTGACAACGTACTTTCCAAACCTAGTGTCTGCAAATATACTCTTCGCCTCCAAAAACTTTTCTTTATCTTCTTTAGCAAAATCCAGTATAACAGAGTCGTGAAGCAAATAACAGATTTTTGTTCTAAATCCTTTAAAAAAATCTCTCAACTTATATGCCTGCTCGATGCAGACATCACTGCTCGTGCTTTGAACAATATAGTTTAGTGCCCTTCTTTCATCAGTTTCAATATATCGCAAAAAGGGGGTCTTTACGCCGTCTTTGTGACGATAGTTATCTTTGACCCAATCCCTGTTGTAAAGTCTCTCCAGCAGAGGATCTCGCGCTTCAGGGTTATATAACCAGGCGAAAGTTCGCTTCTTCATCTCCTCTCGGGTGATCTCGTCAGATGTCTGTTGCATATTCCATTCATGAATGTCGTTCAATGGTTGTTCCTTGCCCGAAAGTGCAAGGAGTGTACGCAACTCTGCAGCGTTGAAGTCAAATTCGACAAAGAGGTCATTCGATGGTTCCAAAGAGGATCTGTCTTCCCTTTTCATGGTCAGGATAGGTATACCAGACTTCTTGTTGGACAACCTGCCTGTCCTCGTTCCAAAGATACTATAATTTGTGTTCTTCAGTTCCCCATTGTAAAGGTTGCTCTTGGCATTCATCTCTTCTGTTAGGATGTGTGCCTTTTTGAGTACATCGTAGTGCGCTGGCTTTCGAATATTCTCAAATGCATGCTTTATAATGTTTCCTTTGTCCTTTAGAAAGTCAAGCAAAATATCGGAAGGTATATAATCATATATACAGTGATCCTGCAGGTTACATTTCGATGTAACGACAGATTTCATGATTGCGGAAATTCTTCCCGAGGTACACTTCCAAGAATCAAGAATGAAAATCGGGCAGACCGATTCTATCTCCCCATCTGAGGTGTACAAATATGCATAGTCCACATCGTCCCTATCTGAGAGGTGATCTGTGTGCCTCCACGTCTTATTGAGTTCTGGTAGATTTTGGAAATCTGCCAAATCACCAGAGACGTACATTTTCAAGCACTTCTTGTTATTGTCAATTATCTGAAAATACATTATCTATAAATATCTGTCTTTATTTCAAGGATTTTTCTCTCTACATAATCCATAGATCTTTCAAACCCTTCCTTTATGAGCAAACTATAACAGTTTTCAAGAAGTCTGTCAATCTTTGTTTTAGGAATATTTATTTTTTCTTCTAATACGAGGATTTTAACATACAGCTGAAACCACTTCTTATCCCCATATGCCGCGACAGCTGCGGAGGCAGGCGTTCTACTTGTGATAGTTGTACCCCTTAACAAGGACCCATCCTTACATATCTTATATGTGGCCGTCTCTCCGTGAGCCGCGGTCAAGAGATCGTACCAGGACCCAATGCTATATTTGATCTTGTCTAGGTCGAAACCGCGACAGTTATAGTAAAAAGAACTTTGTATATCAGATTCGACACCAACGTATTGGCTGGCATATTCAAGCATTTGTCTGCTTTTGATGTTTGCGACTAGTGCCCAAGGCGCGTGGGCCATTAGGGAGAACCCATGTTGCGCTGCAAGATTAGCATATGCATCAAAAGAAGGACTGTTGATAATTTTCAACTTGGTTTCTATTCCGTCGACTGAATGTGATGCCTTCATTAATTCTATAACCAATCCAGTACCATGAATTGGACATAATCCAGATTTAACAAACCTGGAGTAAGTCACTGGAGACTGGTGCGAATAGTCTTTAATGGCAAGCAATACAACTTCCACAAACTGATCAAGACTTTTTATGCTATCCTTTCGCGGTAAAATATACTCGGAATAAATCACACTAAATAAATTTTCTAATTGCCTATCATACAATTCTAGCGGATTTACATACCCCCTCTGTGCCACAATGATTGGTATTCCCTCTATGGGGTGAGACAACCTCTCATATTTAGCAGAAAATTCAACAAACGCATCAACAACAAAATTCAGAGCACTAATCTCAGTGCCTGGGATTTGCTCTATTGCTGAGTGGTTCAATGGGGCGATAGACTTACCATTCGAATCGATACGTCCATACATCTGATGTTTCGGAGACCTATTATCAAAAGACTCAAGACTGGGTTCGAATTGAATCTCGCGCATATATCCTAAATTTTCTAGAAATTTTCTTTTTGAATCAGTCATTAATCATCGCCACCGTCTCGGCATCTGTCAAGGTGTCTCCTCTTTCTATCTTTCTCATAATACGCGCAAGATTTCTTTCTTTTTTGGCCGTGGCTTGCCTCTCCAGAAGACGTTTCTTTTCTTCTTTGCTCTTGGGTTTGATTGCCTCGATGGCCTCAGCCCAATCTACGGTCGATTCATTATAACACTTAAAGGAAGTCGAAAACCCTGATGAATCAATCTTGTGTTCCACGTTAATAACGTTATAAAGTCCAGTTAGTCCAACCTCCTTAAAAACTGGTGAATCAGAAATATCTGCGACACCTATCAAACTCGGCTTAACAAAAAAGGATAATCCAGGGTAAAAATCTATCAACCCGAAGCTCGTTATATCGACATTGTAAAGCTGCGGTATCATAATCAGGCCATTCTCCGATCTAAATCCTTTTTCTATGTTATCATCTTGCTTTGCCTTCATGCTTTGGTTCTCCACCTGCTTGAAAGAAATTTTTCTTATTATGCTCTTATCCTTGCCCACTTCCCATTTCGTTAATCTTAGTGCATCTTGGATATTAAGTTCTGTCGAAGCTTGAGACATTGTGTAATAGTACACCGTTTCATCACCCCCGCCTTGTCCGTACCCTTCTGCATAGAGTTTGTCAACTGATGGCGCTGTGCGCAATTTTTTAATCTTTTCTGGCGTAGTCCTGAATTGACCCACTTTCATACTATATGCTGATGTGTGTTTTCCAGAATCCAGAACATAATCCCCTTGATTGTAGTACCTCTGCACTTCCCTCAATAACGATGTTATTAATTTCTGCAACGTGAACCTTCTTGCTGTTGACTGTTCGAAATCCTTCATGATCTTTTGATAAGTTTCCAGCGCAATAGGTATTTTATATAAATTATAAAAGTCACGATTGATACGAATATTTCCCAACATCACACTGACTTTATCTTTCTCCAGCACCTTGACACTTTCGCTAACTTTCAAAAATGAAGAAATTATATCCCCCATTGTAAAAAACAGAACAGCATGCTCGCTGTCGAGTGTCGCCAATACCTGGGCGTGGCGGGCCAACTCATCATCAAGTTCTTTTTGAGCTTTCGCTACCTGCACTGATAATGGATCATCGAACCAACCGTCGTCGTTTCCTTTCTTGGCTCTCTCAAGTTTGTCTTGTAGAACCTTCACCTTTTTGGCATGGGTTTTGTTTTCTTCATCGAGGACAGCCTTTCGACCTTTTTTGGTTTTGCCATCTCCCTCGGCAATCAGATCGACTTTAGATTTTATTTTCTTGGTGGGGTTGTCACTTTCAGTAGTCTTTTTAGTAGGAGATATCTCTATGTATGACTTATCAGTACCAGGCAGGCGATAATTTGCGCTATCAGCGGCGGCCTGTTCTTCCATTATACTCAACCCTGGAAGTTCATTACCTTCAGAATCTTTAGTTACGAGCATTCTTTGAACCTTTACTCGCTTTTCTTCTGGTTTTAAGAATTCCTCATCCAGCGTCTTAGAAACCTGCATCCTAAATCTACATACTCTTCTAAAGTCCACAACTTTCTGTGATCCACCAGTTGTACGCATCTTCGGAGGGAGCATCTGGTCGTCAGCAAAATTTAACTTATAGAAGTGGGGCCTCATAACCCTATTAAAGGCAGTATCGAACAACTTCTCTCTGTATGCTTTTCCTTCTATTGCGAACCTGTACATCTTGCTATTATCTGTCAGATGATTTAGTACGGCATTTATCTTCTTTGTCTTCTTTTGTTGAAAATAATCAGTGTGGACACTTATGTGAGTGGTCACTTGGTTGTGTTCCTTTTTGGGAATCTTCTTGAAAAAGGTTCGGATCTTCTTCTTAGTATCGTCGGAAGCAGTCGGATGCACCCTATTAATATACTCGTTCACGACCCTCTGTATATTTCTGTTCAAAGTCGGTTGTGTTTCTTTGGCCATTTGAGAGATTAATCCATCATAATAACTGTGGACGTGTGAGTCACCGTCGGACATTACATCAATATCTTGAAATACCTCACTGGTTCTTGAAACATAATCACACTGAAGCATGAAAGACCCATCCTCATTGAAGTTGAATGAGTGTTTGTAATAACTCATGACAAAAGTCTTCAATTGCCTCTTCAATGACTTTACTTGCAGGGGTGTATAGTTAAGTGATTTGATTGTCTCCGAACTGGGCATGTTCCACCCCACTGTCAACATAAGGTCTTTTGGACTACCGTCTTCGGACCCTAACCCCTCTGGCTGAATAAGTGGCAAATACAATTCACGTCCTCTCTTGCTGCTAAAAACAGACAAGTTGGATCCATAAAAAGTTATAGTTGAATCAATGTCTCTCTTGGCGGTCTCTGGGGTGTCACCTGCAAGACGAATTGTTAAATCTTGAAGACCCAGAACACTCTGGAAGTTATTAAGGGCAGTAATTCCTGTCCTTTTTTGAGTTGATAATCCCCTATTTTGAATGGGGATCGGTTTCTTTGTTTTCTTTTCGCGGTTATATACGAAGAACTCCACCCTTGGTGTTAAAGCAGCGAGTTGGGCATTATTAAGAGTGACAAGTGGATTTACTAAAAACCCCTCATAGTCCTTATTTTTGACATACTCCATTTTAAAACTAAAAATATTGGTGAGTCTGTTTGTGTCCAGTCCTGACTTTATCGAAAAAACGCGGCCTTTTGCTGCGATCGCAGAGGTGCGGGTCATGGCAGTTGTGTTCATTATGTGCGCTCCATACATGCTTAGTAGGTGCTGATCCTTTGTTCCCTTTCTTAAGGATATATAGTTTTGTCGGATTCTATCAAAAGTGAATTCTGCGAATTGAGGTTTTATTGGGTTATCCAGTGCATGGTCTTCTGTTGCCGTTTCTTGTTCAATTTCTGCAACGACTTCTGAGTCTGTACCGTACGCGGAGAGTAGTTTACCCGTTGTGGCGGCCGTTCCTAGACTCTTTTTTAATTTTGCTATTTTCTCGGCATTTGCTTCTCGGGACTTTTTATCTTTTTGGTTCTTGTTATTACGCAGGACTGTGATTAGTTCTGCAATTTCCTTATCAGCGTCGCCGCCAGCACCATATTTCTTTTCCCAGCCCTGGAGTTTCTTATAATCCTTTTTAGGACCTAATTTATACAAATTCAAATCTTTGGACAATGGGTAGATTTTGCTATAATCTTCTACCGTCAACTCTTTGGCACTTGGGTAGTTGCCATCGTTGCGCGGTTTGATCACTTCATTGAGATAATCATTGATTGGTTCATACTGCTTGGATTTAGGGCCATTCCTGTTGGAAGCTGCCATGTCGAGCATCTGCTTGGTGATACTTTGTTTAAAACTTTTGATGTTGCTCTCGGCTTCTGCCTTAATACTGTCAACGATTTTCTGTTCAGCTGATGTGTATTTCATCCCTACCCCCTCACATAATCGTATATTAATTCCCAATTGATCGGAATATAGATGGTGTCACCAATGTCAAGGTGTGCTTCGGTTGGCGCAAGATTGAAACTTGCTATGATCCACCACAATTCTGGATCGCCATAATACCTGTCTGCAAACTTAAAGTATTTATCGCCAATTTGCCATATGGCAAGTTCATAACTTACATTCTTTCTCAAATCGTCTGGTAGGGTTATGAACTTTGGTGTTGCGAACTGTGTTATTCTCTTTGTCCCCCTATTCTTTAACGTGTTGTGATACATCTTGTGACTATTAATAACCATGGTTCTGTTTGAATATCTACTCATTTCTTATCTGCCTTTGGCGCGTTGGCCTTATCTATTTTATCATTGACTGCAGATTTATTTACTTGTGTTTGTTTATTTTGTTTATTGTTTCGTTTCGAATTCTTTGCGGAGGTCGACACGGAAACTTGATTGCCAGTGCCGCCTCTGGTCCTTTTCAGTGGTGAATTATTCACTGCTGCGGATCCTCGCTTGACATCATGGAGAACGCCGCCTTGCGACTCATACCCATAGGGATATCCCGTTGCGTGGCCACCTAACCACTTCTTTGCACCACTCCACCCGAGAGAGTGTTCATGAACAACAACAAAAGACATATTAACCTCAAACACTTTAGGGACAAAAGTATGACTCTTGTTTGTGGTTTGCCTTTCGTGTGCGTCGTTTGTCCTATTATAAGACTTTACATCATTTGCGCTCATTGCTGGTGACATGTGATGAAACCCAGCTTCTAGATTGGGGGTGAAATCAACATTCTCCATCCATCCAGAAAGTCCACCCTTTAACACGCTTACTGCGTTTTGTTCTTGTCTTGCATCCTTGACAAAGTTTGCAAACTTCATTTTAAGTAACGGATAAGCGTTCATTACATTATGTCCGCCATTAGAACTGTAGGATGGATACAAAAACCCTATCAAATGCTCCAATTGGTGCATGTTGGCGTATCCCTCTTCGGGTGTAAAGGATGGAATACTCAACGATAATGAGATTCTCCTTGTAGTGTTATTCCAAGATCCAATTGGATCAGCGCGGCCGAAGACATTCTGCGTGTTCCACTGACTTGTAAAGTTCTCATTAAAACTGGTTAACCAAGCTGGAAACACACACGCCTTACCAGTTGCGATGTGCATAATTTCTATACTAAACCCAGCTTCTTCAAATCTCGACAATATCGGATCTGTGTGTTTTGCATCGACTGACCAGAATCCATCACCACCTGCCATATTATAACCTCTTTATTGCATTGAGTCCATCGACCACCATTTGACCTGCATCCCTCTCTTTCATAGATAGTTTCAAATCCGACTTTTTTGCTGCGATTTCGGCAACGATCTCTGTGATACCTTTTATCATCGTGGCCAAGGCGCCGTCTGCTTTAGCAGCATAAAACACATCATTCTTATCAAAAACGGGGGTCATATAATTGCGAGCAATGTTTGGAGTTGCCATAACTGGTCCCAGTGATTGGGCTGAATTTGAATCCTCAGTTGGGGCAGCTTGGTTTGTCCCTCTCCTCGCAACCGAACTAGCACTGAACTGTAAATCCGTACGTGCTTCGTTCTTGCCTGCCTTTACGTTGGATTTGCTTGAACCGCGAACCTTAGTGCCGCCAGGAAGTTTTAAGTTTGCATTGGCAACTGTTCCTTCCATCCTTTTTTGAATTTCATTTAAATTATCGGGACCTTTTTTGGTGCTGCCTCCTTTTGTTGGCCACTTCTTTTCACGTTCGTCCTGTATTCTTTTTTCACGCTCTTCTCCACTGGTACCAGCGAAGCTTGCGCCTGCGCCCATGCCAATAACTGTGCCAATTTGAGCCGCCGAGCCGAGCCCGAAAGTGTTCATAGCCATACCCATCATTATGCTCGAAAACAGAGCAATGTTATCAGTGAAAAAACTTATCATGCCCACGACGACATTTGTTAACTCCATCAAACCCTTCTCCCCGCCAATGGCATTGACGAGCATTCTAATCGCCTGCTCCATTGCGGCGTCTATCTTTGTAGCGACTGACAACTGGTCTGCGATCTCTGATTGGGTTCCTTGCATATCTGTCGCCACTGCATCAAGACCCTCCCTGTCACTCTCTAAAAGATCAGCTTCGGCGTCCATAAACTGCTTCAATTTTGCGACGTCACCGCCGAAACCCAATGTTGGTTCTTTTGCAAGTGCTCGCAATTCTCTTGCACTAAGTTCCTTGATCGATCTCCCTTCCTTAGCAAGGGAATCCATGATCACTTTTCTCTTTTCTGCTGGAGATTCAGCTGCTAGTAAGGCTTGAGCACTGACAAGAGGAGCACCGAAAGCAATATTGATGCTTTGGGCGAACTTTGCGGCGCCTTCAAATGTATCCATATTTTCATTCATTTGCAACAACTGGTTAACCTCTATTCCCAGTTTCGCTGCCATAAATGCTGTGTCTTTGAATATCCTGCGGCCCAGTTCTGCCTCGAACCTGGCCAGAATCGGTTGGGCGTTCTTAAAATCTTGTGCCATCTCTTGTGGAGGGCGCCCCAGTGCTCTGGCTACGCCTGCAAGGTTGAATAGAAGATCTTTTGCCTGTTCTGGTGTTTGTCCCAGTGCCTTAACTTGAGTTCCAATAATCTGCGCCTGAGTGTCCATAGACACCCCTAGTTTGCTCAATGTACCTATACCAGCTGTCAATGCAACCAGTTGAGAGTCCTCTCCTGTGGTCAATTCCGAGAACGATAAAAAATTCTCTTTAAGAGAAGATGCAGCTTCGGCAGCAACTCCTTCGAGATTTGTACCTATTTGACCCATTGCGGCAGCTGCTTCACCAACATTTAACTGCTCTCTAGTGATTTGGGACCTTTGGAAGAGTGCTGCGCGTGCTTTGTCCATCCGCAACATTGTTTCAAACATTTTAGCGGTAATTGCAACTAGAACGTTTTGCCACTGCATTGTTTCCGCAATACCTTTGGTGAACCCTTCTAATAGACCTTTGCCTGATAAATTCTCCCAACCTTTTGATAATCCAAAGGTAGCTTGCAACAACCTCTCGGCAGCTGCTTCACCTTTAGCTAATCCTTTATCGTAGTCTTCTTGAAGTTTGACTATTTTCTTGATTTCTTTATATCTCTTTCTGGCGGTTTCAAGTTCCTTTTCATCTACCTCATCCTGCGTGACCATAAACTCAATCTTTCTTTTTAGATCATATGCCTCTTGGCCCAAGAGTTCTAGTTTCTTCTTTTCAAGATCGATAACGCCTTCTATCTTATCTTTCTGTTCTGATAAGAGTCTATCTATGTCTTGGTATCTTTTTGAAAGTTCTTCTACACTTACTTTTCGGACATCAACTAATTGATCGCCCATCACTTCGGTAATTGCCTCAAGTAGTGTTTGGGCAAGTGCTGGATCTATTCTAGAGTTTGCAGCAGCTGCTTTGAGTTGCTCTATAAGTCTTTTACCCTGATCGCTCATGCACTGCCCCCATTAATGGCATAGACCCTACTTCCAACCTCTAATGAGACTGAAGGGTCTATGTCTCTTAGTTTAATTAGACCTTTCCGTAAATTATCTAACTGCTCCAAAAGCACGCCGTCATGTTTTGAGTTCTCAAACTTTGCCTTCTTCATCGGAACTGGACTCATGGCAGTTAAGGTATCCTCGAACCCCATCAATTGTGATTGTGTCATCTCTTCAGCAACAAACTCCCCTTTTGCTCTTGCGATATCCTTCGGGGACATGCCAGACTTCTTCATGTGCTGTTCATCCAACTTCAATTTCATACTTCCGTCTTCAATCCCCATCTTTACAAACATCGGAACAAGGACGTTGTCGGCGAAGGCGTGCCCAATACTAGACGAAGCGAGCAATCGACCAATGTAACTTCCCAGGAGACCACCTGCCATATAAGCAAGAGGTGTCAAGGCGACACCGAGACCAGGAGCAACATTTGCTAGTTGCACAATCCAACCGCCTGCCATGCCACCCAACCATCCGCCGAGAGCACCTGCAACTGCCTCTAGTACCCCTCTGGCTTTACCTTTCACATCCAAAGTATCATCATTCAGAACCATTGCAGACTCACCTATTGCAAAAAGGGTTTCAACAATTGGGTACTTAGCGAGGGCAGCGAGCATTTTGCTGTTTGCTAATGCTTCACCCAACTTTGATCCATATTTAGCAAGAAGTCCACCGCCCGATTTCGCTCCCGCTTCGACTGCTTCGCCTGCAACAGTAGCTCCTATACTTGATGCTGCGCCTTTCGCGACATCATCAATACCACCTGCGGCCGATCCGGCTACCGAAGATGCGGCTTGAGTGGCTGCCTCGACGCACCCTGCTGCGCCTTTTGCTGTACCTGCTGCCCTTGCTGCGGCGAGCTGAGCCTTAAGTGTACCAATTTGTAACTTCATCCTTGGTATTCGCACGAAGTTATCGAATTTTGATTTCATGTATGCTGCGCTAACTGCCATCCCTGCCAAGGCAAGTGCTGGTATAGTTATCTTGGCATGCCTGGCCAAGAATCCGACCGTTTTGGCAATAGCTGGCATGTGCTTGTTGATCTGGTTGTTAAGTTTTTGGATCAGTTCTGCCATTGCAGCATCGATTCGCTTGCTTTGGTCTAGTGTTTTTTCTGTATCCTTCTTAATCTCTTCATCCGTTGCTGCTTCGTCTAGATTAGCTACCTTAGCATCAAAATCTGCGAATTGCCCTCTAACTATCTTTTGAAAGTTTTCTGCACTCACCCCTGCAGACCCAAGATAACCCTGCATTGCGCGTTGAACGCGTTGATGTGGTACCCCGAACTGTGCTTCTGCTCTCTGATATGCTTCTGCAATCAATCTCACCTTGCCAGATGCATCTGCAGCAAGAAGGGCAACCCCATTAACAAAAGATCCGCCCAATAATGAATTTAGTTTGGCAGCTGTCTTCAGGGCGTTTTCTGATGTGTCCAAATCTTCAGTTAAAGACATCAAATCTTCGATCTTTACATTTGTTGCTCTCGCTGTTGCGGCAAGTCTAGCAAACATTTGCGGTGCACGTTTCCCGAATCGAGCATATGTTGGTAAAGTTTTAGCAAAGGACCCAAGAGACTCTTTCTGAGTCATCCCATAGTCTTTGCCCATCTTATAAAGGGCCCTTACTGTATGGTCCATCTCTTCGGCATCCATCCCGATACCCTTTGACATGGCTTGGTATGAACTCCCCATTGCCGTAACAGACACTCCAAGGGATTTTAACCTACCAGACATATTGGCCATTCTAACGATCTCTCCAGAGTCTCTAAAATCCTTAAAAACCTTCATCTCGCTTTGAAGATCCGCTAATATTTCACCAGCAGCTGCTGGAGACCCAGGACCATACACTGATGCCAACTCTTGGCCAATATCCATCATCTCTGTTGTGAGTCCCGACAATCCAGTCTTCTGATACAGTTTTGCTCTTGCTTCATCTACTGCCTTAGCTTGTTCAAACATTTTCGTAAACACAGCAACCAGGATATTTGATGAGTTGACGGTTTTCTTGAGTCCTTTCCCAAATCCCTTGATCGAACCAATAATGCCGTCTGGGCCTGAAAAGGAATTACTAACGCCGAGGACTGACTGGGTCATCTTTACTGCTATGGATTCGCCTTTTGCTAGCGACTTCAGCATGCTGTCATTTTCGTCTATTTCTTGCTTTAACAGTTTGTACTTTTCTTGTGCTCTTTTGGCAGCTTCTGTGTTCAACTCTCCAGCTATAGCATATTCTTCTATTTTGCTCTTTATTTTAGACATTTGAGATTGTGCGATCTGCTTCTTTACTTCGGAAGCCTCTTGAGTATCCCACTCCAGATATTTGCCCGCTTTTTCACTATATTCTTTATCTTTCTTGAATTTCTCTAAGAGATTTCTGAAGTATTCACCTGATGATGTACCTCCAGTGGTGCCTCCAGATTTTCTTGATAGTATCTTTTCGTATTCGGATATTAAATCACTCAATAGAGCTTGATCAGAATCGGAAATCTCAGGAGAGGTTCCGTCGCCAGGGTTGTACTCACCCCCTTGTTCGAATTTCTTAAATAATTCTTTTAATTTTTGAGGGTTTATGAATGCCATTTAGAAGTCCCCTACTTAAAAGGCCAAACTAAACCCGTATCTCTTTCAAAAGATTTGATTGACCTATCTAACTTGAATTTGTCTTTAAACGTCTTTGGATTGTTTAAACCATATTGAGACAAAGAAGAGAGGTACCTTTTTTCGCCTGCAAGCGTCCTGACAAAGGAATCCACCTGTGCTGGTGATCCTTTAACAGATACAGGAAAATATTCACCCGTAAATAGAGCGTCCAAGACCATTCTCAACCTTGCGCCCATAGCGACCAAAAAACTTTCGTCGATCTTTGTGAAGTCTATTACAATTGGTTCTTTCTTATTCATAAACGTCTCCATTAGTAATTAGTTTGGCAAGTCAAAAGAGGATATTGTTTGTTTATTTCTTGATCTTTTCAGCTTCCTTGTTCCTTTCTTCAAAGTACTTGGAGAGTCTTTCCACAAACCACCTTCTAATGGTTATAGGTAGGTCATAAACATCGAAATAGTTCCAATTACCGTGCTGAACTAGATAAAATATCTGTTCGTGCACATGTAACATATAATCAGAGGTCAGGCCAAAAAAACGTCGCCTCCAGGGGTACCTCCGTTTCGGCTTCGGCACCGCAATACATACACTCAAAATCTTCCTTGAGTCTTACAGTTGGAACAAGGGAAGCATAGTTCTTTCTCAAGAACCTAGAATCTCTCGCTGGCATTTCACCTATCATCTCATTCAAATCAGCTGGGTTTGCGATTTCGTCAATAGATACAATGATCATCTTTAAGAAGTCCGTCGTATTGGTTTCTGCCAACTTGTTCTTCTTCTTTGATGACATTCTACTGGCCATCCTAGATTCATCCCTAGACGTCAACAACCTAACAACAACATTTTGCCCTGACATAGGGAGAGTTGTCTCGAAGTGCCCTTGATGATTTGTCTTAAAATTCTCTGACTGTTCAAACTTCTCAAAATACTTATGATATTCTGATAGGTCAACTGTGATGTCACAGTCTGTATTGCACTCTGGGCAGGTTATCTTTACTTCATAATCAGGCCCATACCCTGTTACTCTTGCAGCGACCATAATTGCTGACTTATCACCGATAAGCAGATCTGCTACCTGAATGCTTTGATCGACCATAATGTTCTGAATGAACTTATCAATTGCCACTCCCTTTCTTAAAAGAGCGGGAGATGTTAAGATATCTTCATCCCTGGCTGTCATGAATCTAATCTCAACTGTCTCTTGACCGTGGAGAGGGTGATTCTGTGGATAAAACAGACCCCTAGACGGCAGTTCGACGAATTCGGTGTTTGCCGTTCTTCTTACTGCTTGTACTGGGGGTTGTGGACTTTGTAACTCCTCTGGAGCTGTTTGTTTTTTGGCAGGAGGCGCTTTGCGCGCCATCCTGTTCGAATTTCTACTCATTTAAACCTCACTTTACTAAAACTATTATAAACCAAAATAAATATTTTTTTTATTAAACTCCTGGTGCTAATCCAGTAAGTCCTGCCTGTGCGCCTTGCCCAGACTGTTGAACCTGACGAAGTGCGCCCTTATCTGAAACGCCCTTAGTATCAAGTCCTGCCCAATCAAATCTCATCGTAAGTTCAACGTTTACAAGATCGTCAGACTCATAATCAAGATCACCAAAGTTAACACTCTTAATCCAAGGATTATATAGAGACCAGGTCTCGATCGGAGATCCATTCTCATCAATCGTGTGAATATACACTCTACCACCCACTGCGCTTGTTGCCTGCTTCTTAGAGAAGGTAACAATATTGCTCGCCTTACCTCTACCCAGAGGGTCATTCAAGAAGTTGTGCGGTGCAACGTAACCAGACAATTCAATCAAGTCCAACATGGTCTTTGATGCATCTGGATCAACTGGATCAACAAGAGTCATACTGATCTCTTCCCACTCCAATCTCCCAGGGTAATAAAACTTATAGTTAATAAAACTATGCTCAGACTCCGATACCGAAAAATTGGGTTTACCCGTTGTCTTCACGATCCACTGCGGGATACCATTAAACGATAACAAAAATCTGTATTTTCTCTTTGGCTCAATTGAAGCATCTGACCAAAATTTCTGACTTGCCATTATAAAAATCCTCCTAACACTATTAAATAGTGTCTATTATTTTTTAATCTTCAAATGATGCACCTGAATTGGTGATCATGAAGTCGATCGCAATGAACTCAATTGCTCTGGCAGGCTTCAAGAAGATCTTTGCGTACATGATATTTCTATCAATCAAATCTGGTGTCGTTGTTGTCTCATCAAGTACAACCTTGAATTCCGTCAAACCAAATCTAGACTTTACACCGTCCAGGAAAGGTTCTACAGAACCACGGAATCTATCCCATGTTGCTTGTACGTTCTGATCGAAAAGCAACGTTGCTGCTCTTCTTGACACCTCTTTCTTGATGTAGATCATCAAGCGACGTACATTAATTCTATCAAGTGCTGAAGGCGTTGCTTGAAGCGTCTTCTGACCAAACACCACAATGCCCTCTGCTGGGAACTGCGCGATTGGGTTAATATTCGCCTCATATAGATCGTCTCTCTCTTTCGAAGAAACTCTCTGAGATACTGCAAGTACTGGCAGACCGCCAGCACCCTCTGACAATCCACCTCTGGTGAACCCTGCAGGTGCGAACCATAACTCAGATCTTGCCTGAGTGCTACCAAACGTTCCAAGTGCCACAACTGACGGTGGTACCCAAATCTGTCGGTCGCTGATCTGGTCAGAGACCTTAACCCAAGGATAGAAAGCACAAGCATAACTTGAGTTCAACCCTCTGTTCTCTATATTGTCAACTGCTGTTCTGACCTTTGAATTCTGAATTCGGGTCTTGAAGTCATCAGTATTCTCTGTTGATGGAATATAACCGCCTGCCTCGATATCAATGACAGCGAGAGTGTCTGCGCGGTCCTCACACGTTCTAATCATGTGATTTGTTATTCTCGTGTTCGTGATGCCTGGGATGGCAAGAGCGTTCATCTCTACCACCTCTGGATCTGCGACAGCGTCGATGCCGCGCTTAAGTGTCGCGATTTCGTATGCTGTTGTCTCGTCACCAGAAGAGAACTTGGAATTTCTAAATGGTTCCTTCTCCGTAATATCAAAACCATCAAACCCACCATATACTGGGCAAGTGAATTTTGCGAACCCTGCCTTAACTAGGTCCTTATATCCACCTCTCTTGGCGGTGTAGGACTTGTTGAGTGCTCTAGATCCACTGACATATACCGCTGTGCCAACATCTACTGGAGTGATTGACCCCTGGTTCTTACCAAGGTTAGATGCCAGAGATCCCGACTTACTTACTATGATAAGGTCATCCAAAGTGAACATGAATGAATTCTCTACCTTTGCGGATGCTGCAGAGGCGTCATAAACACCTGCGCCCAAGAACCCACTACCCATGCGGCGAGTAATGTCGACGAACGAAGGATCGAACTTTGTATCTGTTGGTGTTCTGTATGTCGAAACACCAAAGAATGAGTTCTTCGGATTTGACAGACCCTCTTCAGATGCTGAAAGTCTCATTGGTAATGTTGGATAGACCAACGATGCAGTCAATTTCTGTGGGAATCCCAAATAAGGGATGTTCGTACTACCTGCTGACTTGATACCTGTTGCGCTTGTGCCAGCGACTACGTCTGACGATGCGGCTAAAATAGCGGACCCAGTTGCTGCGCCCATAAATTTACCTTCGCCATTACTTCCAGAATCATGTACGGTAAATGCGCCAAATCCAGTTGCAACCTTGGTTTCGCCTGTAGCGATTGTACCCGTCTTGTATCTAGGCGGACCATAGAAACCGAATGGCATACTGATCGGATCGGTAACACCGTTATCAACATCCTGATCAACCAACACTCTAAAGAATGAAGAGTTGTTGTCATAATTACCGTAAACCCTGTATCTCTTGTCTGTTTCGTCCCACTCTCTGTACTTGTCACCGACTTTACGTCCGATATAGTTACTAGAGTTAGGGTTTAGATTACACTGTGAGAATCTCTCCAAAACAACTGGCCTTGCATCGTTGTCAGAAATTCTTCTGACCAACACTGAAAATGTTCCGTAAGGATCTACGTCATTACCTGCCTTTACATCGGTAATTGAAACTTTTAAGTTTCTGGTGTTCCACCCACCGTCGTTAATACCAACAAATCTAAACAACTTCTGCATCGCCGCTGCTTTGTATCCAGTACCAATAGCATTTAAATCCTGAGAAAAGATCCAAGGCGTTCTAGAGTCCTGGTGGGCGATTGCTCTTACCATGCCGCTTGTCGTACTATGAAGAGGTACAATCATAGCGCATAGGGAACTATCAGCAGATAACTCGCCTTTGTGAAGCGATCCACTGGTTCCTAAGAATCCGTGCGTGTCTTTAGCAAATCTGTCGAATGACTCTCCCAACCAGTATTTTGTTAATCCTGCTGCCTGAGTCGTGTCACCGTTTGTCAGTGTAGGGTTCGTGTTGAACACCTTTCTAATATATTTGTCCGAATTTCTATCAAAGTTGAAGGTTACTCTTCTTTCTGCCTTTGCGCCGTCTGTAAGAAGTGCTGAGAACTCCATTTTTGATGAATCCGTCGATTGTACAAGTACGTGAGAACCAGTGCCGTGGATACGTGCGCCTGGCCAGTGTGCTTTTTCACCAGCAAGGTGTCCAATGGTGCCCGTCAATGCCATTGCGCCCTTTTGGAAGTACCAAACAGCGGCAAGGTTACCTTCCATTGCTCTGTTTTGGTTTAGTTTCTCACCTTGTGATGTGATTGAGGCATTTTCCCCAACTAAACTGCTACGTCGGTCAACACCGCCCGTAGAAAAAAGATACAAACCATAAACTGCTGATTTGGTGTCATCGACAGCAGATGCATCCAAAGACTGATCTAGCGTCCAACCTGCGGCGCCAGCTGAAGTTGCTTGCGGGTCTTCTGTGCCCAACAATCTAACGACATTAACAGGCCCCGCGTTTTTCAAAAATGCTTGGGCAGCATATGCGGCGTAAGTTGGCGCAGTTTCGTTGCCTTCTCTCCAAACATCACCACCCTTACCTCCTGGGATTGGGTTGCCAAACACTTCAATGAATTGTGACATGCTATCGACCCTAAGAGGGATCATACCTGGACCTTTTGCTAGGCGACCAACGATCGTTGGACCTACGTCCTCTGGCTCTCTTGCCAATTGTGAGTTATCGATCTCATTGAGAAAGATACCTGGGGATACAAATTTAAATCTCTTTACAGACATACTGGAAATCTCCTTATAACGAAAAATTACAAAATATTATTTATTTTCTCTCTATTAAATAGTCTTTGAAAATTCCAAAAGTTAGTAAAAGAAACAAGAAAAGGAAGTGGGGGGCGTGAGCCCCCCATTTAGGTAGGTTTATTATAATGTCTGTGATCCAGATAGGTACTGAACTACCACAACATCATCAGCGTCCATTGTAAGGGTTTCATGCAAGAAAACCTCGCCGCCGTTATAGTCGATTCTATAGTCACCGTCTCTTGGGTTACCTGCAACGCCGTTACTCTTCACAAGAAGAAGACCATTGAAGTAAACCATCTCCGAACCAGACACCATTGAGATGTAAGATCCTGAAGGAGGTAGAGAACAGGTTGTATATAGCGATCCAGAACCCTGAGTTGGCTGTGATCTATTCACAATCTTCTTAGAAGATCTACTGAATATTCTTCTGTGCCAACCGACGCTCAACTGACCATTGTTGAATACAAGTCCACCATGTGAATTGGTTGCGCTTTTAACGATATCGCAATTGAGATGCGCTTTCTTGATCACATCATTTGTAACAATATCATTCAACTGCAATTTATCAACAGTGAGCGTATGCGGTGTTGTTTTGGATCCAGACAATATATCTGAAGTTATCTTATGGATCGTTGCCGTTCCAGAACCAGAAATGGTTGACGTTGCCGTCAACGTTCTAACTTCAATCTTGTCAACATCAAGTAAGTGTCCATCTACAGTAGAACCAGACACCGTACTAGTGATCGTCATTGACACGCCGTCAACATCGTTACCAGTAAGTTTGTCTGTATCTAGGGTATGCGCCTGAACGGTTGTACCCGAGACTGTTGTAAACGTAGCTGAGGTGCCATCCAGATCTCCAATGTTTGCTTGATTTGAATCAATTTCAAAGATCTGTGCGAGAGCACCCGTTACAGTCTGCGCATTGAAGGTAGAACCACTCATAATCGAGTCCTGGTTACCGATCGCAGTGTTGATTGTTACAGTGTGGAAAATACCCACTGAACCAGAGATAGATCCCGTGACACCAAATCTCTGACCACCATCACTGACAGAACCACTCAAGGAAGCACCCTGTGTTGATCCGATCTTTAACAAGAGATCAAGTCCTGCTCCAGAACCAGCGTCACCCATAACAATACTTGCTACGCCAGCTGAACCAGTACCTGCTGTACCACCAATCTGAAGACCAGCGCCTTCGGCGGCCACGCCTGTTGAACCACTTGCGTACGCAATGTACTGCTTTTGTGGAACTTCGAAGTGTTCAGATGTTGTCACGCCAGAAGTAATCTTTCTAGCTGAAAGGTCATCTACCACAATCTTGTAGAACTTACCAGATGAACCTGATATGTCATTACCAGTAACAACATGGAGGTTCGAAGTTCCAGAAGATGTGATATTGGTTGCGACTACCTTGCGGAAATCACCCTCATCACCATCAATCTTGTGAATTACTGACGTTCCAGAAGATGTGACTACGTTTGCGGTTGCCTTATTAAAGGTACCTTCGTCCACGTCTGTCTTATGGAATGTAGAAGTTCCAGAACCAGTAACGACTGTTGCAATAACCTTGCGGAAATCACCTTCGTCTGAATCAAGTTTATGAATTTGTGCCGTTCCAGAACCAGTGATCATATAAGCAGCACTTGCTCTAGCAGTGGAGAATTTAACCCCACCGAACGTTCCCTCATCAACATTAATCTGGTGGATCGATGCTGTACCTGAACCAGAGATCACAGAAGCGCCTGAATCTAGGTTTAATTTTCCTACTGTCAATGCATCAACATCACCCTTATGAAGGGTAGACTCTGCTGTAGACGACGCGGTTAACACACTTAAGTATGTCGTTCCGTACTTGTTTCCAGCTGCACCAAGATTGAGTCCGCCATCAGTAGATGGTTGAAGTGTTGTTGCAGTTAGATCCAATTCGTCTGTTCCGTTAATGTTCAACTTAAGTGTAGTTTTTGCATTAACCGTCAAAGTAGTTTTGGCACTAGAATAAATCTCGCCAGTAGATCCTGAAACACCAGTATAAGCAAAAACTACTTTACCAGCATTTGAAGCAGTCAAATGTACACCATCTGTGGTAATCTTAGCGATACCATCGAAACCACTTCCGTCGTTATACTGAATTGCTCCTTCATTACCTCTCGCTGCATTCGAGAGAGATAGTGCAGTCTTCAGTTGAGTAAAACTAAATGCCTTGGTTTCATTGTCTGATGCGTCACCACAATAAAAATAATCACCATTCACAAAGTCAACGTGATCGTTTCTTGCCTGTGCTGATGTATCCAAATGAACAACCTGAACAGATCCAGATCCAATATCATCTCTCTGTACTGTACTCGAACCTAACTTAACTGTTGTTACGACACCATCTTTTATTAACTTGGTGCCTATCTTTGTTACTGCCATTGATGCTCCTCCTACGGCTATGTAATCGCTAAATGAGCTGGCGGTTACGTGTACCTGCCCGCTATCAAAACTATACTTACTGGTGGCGAGTTCTGCCCATGCACTGGAAGCGTTCGACCTTCTAAAGATTCTTATTGCCGATGTGCTACCTGTGATGTTCCAAGATAGAATCGCAGGACTACTAAAAGATGTACCGTGAGGAACAAATCTAATAATGTCTGACGATGCTCTTGGAGCAATAATCGCTGTACCTAATGCTGAAATATCCGTTGTCGCTGTGCCTTTGCCAGCACTTTGAGATAGAATCGCTACTGTTACAGTGGTGTTACCAGATAGCGCTCCAGCTGGGATATTTGCTTGAGCGGAAGGGTTAGTGTCAGTGTTACCTGCTTGTACCAATCCACCGTTTGCTGCCACAACAGAACTAGACACCTCGCCATCAATGGCGGTGGGTTCCACAGCACCTTCGGTTCCCAGACCTGTTGTAAAGACATGAAAGTTTGTCGCAGACTGGTTAAGGGAAGCGTTTCTGCCTGGTTCCAAAGAAAGTATACCACCTCCAATAAAGATCTGCCCTGGGGCACGATCTTCTGGGTTGGTGTTGTAAATCTCTGCCATACCAGATTGAGTTAGAAACTCCGATCTCCACCCACCTGGATATCCTCCAGTGTTTGATCCATTCTCTAGAACATACACAGAGTCAATCGTAAGTGTATCGTGGTAAGTCGCATCCATTCTGTAGAATATCGAACCCTTATAGTGCTTCGAACTGTAACCAGTCAAAGCTCCCGAACCACCGTCGAAAGAGGACCCAGTCAAAGTATATGCTGGTTGATTTTGTCCAGAATATCCCTGCGATGAAGATGCGTGAACTTCTACTTGTGCGTTGTTGAAAATGAGAAGTGAATTACTTGCCGTATGCCACTCCATAGTCATACCAAAGTAAGAACTTGCCTGAGAACCAGTTATTGAGTATGCTGATGCTGCACCAGCACTTGGAACGTATGATGGCCATCCGTCCAAACTGGATCCTGTTCTTTGAACAATCCAAACTTTATTGTTGTTGGAATCGCCAACTGCGAATTCGTCATTTGTTCTCAACCATCTCGCAGAATAAACATCCTTTGAGGATTGGTTCGTAACTCGCACTGTTTGTGTCCAGTTCCAACCCGCATCGGCGTCGTCTGCAGAACCCGAGTTGAAGACCCAGACATACTGATCGCCAGCAGAACCAGGTTCATGGTATGCCAACAATGCGTCTTTGTCCGCACTTATCTCAAGTTTCCAATTTGTTGCGCCTGATGAGTTGTCATTTCTGGTTATGACCTTGTGAAGACCAAAGTCGACGCCGCCGGCTGATGCCGTGACAATCCCCATTTCTTCGTATGCGTCATTTGTTGTAAAAATAAACTCTTTGTTGTTAACCCACACAAGATCGATCAATCCACTTGTTGTTCTCTGTGGGACAGAGGATATTAGATCCCAGACACCATTCGATCCAGACTTTCTAACATCAATACCGTGATTTAAACTTGAGTCGTTGTTCCTATACCTAGTAGGAATAATCATCAACTCCCCGTTTGGACTAACCAAACCTGAACGATAACTTCTGGCATCTGCTGAACTCAATGAAGAGGAAACTGGTCCTCTCGTGTTTAGCACTCCAGCCTTATTATCTAATATTGTATAAGCCATAATTTAATTATTCTCCTTTTGTTATTATGTAAAATAAAATAACAAACACATAAACGAAACAAGAGGGGGGGTTACCCCCCTCAAAACTAAGACTTAAGAGATCGTTCCCGAGAGAAACTGAACGACAAGAATATCGTCAGCATCCATAGTAAGACTCTCGTGCAATTCAACTGTCACAGGACCATTGCTGCTGTTGTAGTCAATGGTATAGTCACCGTCGACTGGCGGTCGCTGCGTTGCTGGTGCAGGGATGAGAAGAACACCATTTAGGTATACCATCTCGGAACCTGACATGATGATCGTCGGAGCCCCGCTTGTTGTTGCCAAAGATGCAGTCGTATATAGAGAACCAGAACCCTGTGCAGGTGCTGCTGCTCTGTTTGCAACAGATGTATCTCTAGAGAAAATCTGTCTCTGGTGTCCAATACTCAAAACACCGTTTGCAAAGTTAAGTCCACCGTTACCGTTGTCTATATCATAAACAATATCTCTGTTTAAGTTTGCTGCCTTGACAACATCAGTCGAAACGATAACACCCACGTTCAATTTGTCTGTGTCCACATTGTGTGCGGTCAAGACTGAACCAGATAATACATCTGAAGTTACCTTGTGGATTGTTGCTGTTGCTGAACCAGAAATGGTCGATGTTGCATCTATTCTTCTAACCTCGATCTTATCGACGTCAAGAAGGTGAGCATCAACGGTCGAACCAGATACTGTTCCCGTGAATGTTGCAGAAGTTCCGTCAAGATCCTGAACGGTTACCTTGTCTGCATCAGTCGTGTGAGCCTGAACAGTTGTACCAGATACCGTAGTAAAGGTAGCAGATGTACCGTCCAAGTCAAGGATGCTTGCCTGGTCTGCATCAATCTCGTGATACTGTACAATCGTACCTGACAAGGTGTGGAATGTACCCTTAGAACCAGAGAATGATGTTGCCGTCAATCCCTTCGCTACGTCCAATTCCTGGAAAATACCAAGAGATGCTGAAAGTGTACCAGACACACCAAATAATACTGCGTCATTCTTTCTACCACCTGTGGTTGAAAGCGAGAGACCCTGTGTGGAACCAATCTTGAAAAGAAGATCAGAACCAGCGCCGCCGCCTGCGTTACCCAAGATTACACTTGCGATACCGCTTGAACCAGAACCTGCAGTGCCACCAATCTGAAGGCCTGCGCCCTCAACAGAATCACCTGCGGATCCTGATGCCGCAGCAATGATCTGCTTATTAACGATTTCAAAATGCTCTGAAGTCGTAATGCTGGATTTGTACGTTCTTGCGTCAAGAACATCTACAACCAACTTGCGGAACTTACCAGAAGAACCAGAGAGTTCATCTGCCGTTACGACATGGAGGTTTGATGTACCAGAAGACGTAATGTTTGTAGCAACTACCTTACGGAAGTCGCCTTCGTCGCCGTCAATCTTATGGAAGAGCGATGTGCCCGAACCAGATACGACAGTACCGATAATCTTGTTAAAGGTACCTTCGTCAACATCAACCTTGTGAAAGAGTGAAGTGCCTGAACCTGTAACCACAGGTGCGATAACCTTATTGAAAGTACCCTCATCTACGTCAACCTTGTGAATCTGTGCGGTTGCCGAAGCAGAGAGGTTTGTTGTCTTTACAACATTAAATGTTGCGTCATCTACGTCCAACTTGTGAAGCGTAGAGGTACCAGAACCAGTGATGGTTGTTGCTGTTACCTTTCTTGCGTCAAGACTATCTACATCCAACTTGTGGATTGTGGAAGTTCCTGAACCAGATACTGCATCAAGATACAGTGTTCCGTATTTCTTTGCTGCTGCACCGAGGTTGAGTCCACCGTCCGAAGAAGGCTGAAGTGTTGTTGCATTTAGGTCCAACTCATCGGTTCCGTTGATATTGAACTTTAATGTCGTCTTTGCATTGACCGTCAAAGTGGTTTTAGCGCTAGAATAAATCTCGCCAGTAGAACCTGAAATTGCAGTGTATGCAAACACTACCTTACCGCCGTCAGAAGCGGTCAAGTGAACACCGTCTGTTCTAATCTTTGAGATAGCGTCCATCGCATTTGTGCCGCCTTCGCCGTGAAACTGAATGTGTCCTTCGTTACCGACAGCTGCATTAGATGCTGAAACCGCTGCTTTGAGGTGTGCGAACGTGACCGTCCTCATGCCACCGCTTTTGCCCTTAGATGCGGATACGATTAAGACGTCGGCATCCTCAAGATGCGCCACGTCGCTACGTGCTTGGAATAGGTCTAAGTGACCGACTTGAACTGAACCTGATGCGATCTTATCGCGAGTTACTGCGGAAGTATTTAACTTCGCAGTTGTGATGGCACTATTTGCCAATAGTTTTGTGCCAATTTTTGTTTTAGCCATTTTAATTGCTCCTTAGTGTATGTTTTTTATTTTTTCACTAACAAAAACCAACAGCACATTAAACGGACTGGGTTTGTGAATTACGAAAAGAGAACCTTCTTCAGATTTCTAACGTTATTATCAAACTTACAAAACTCACTATTCAAGAACTCTAACGAAAGAGCTTGGCACTCACCTAACCTATCATCAAACTCAAAATGAAACTTTCCTGAATCTAATCGCCTACATCTAATCAGGTTAATACCCTTTAACTGCAAGTAAGCGGCGATTCCTATATCAGATGTTGTAAAATTCATATTATACCTCTCTCACTTTAAATAGTCTCTACTGCTTAACAAACGCTAAATTTCCTGTACCGTTGGAATCTAATTCCAATGTGTATCCTGCGTTTGGATCTAACTTATACTTTTCTCGAAGAAGTTGTAAGATTTGCTCATTACCTTCCCTGATTCTCTCAATCTCTTCTAACATTAGAATTTTTTTCACCTCATGATCTCTCATGTAGATCCCATATTCAGTAAGTTTACCATTCATATTATCCCTACCATCGAGCAATGATTGGGTATCATCTGGATATAAAACAACATAAGAGTCGTCAAAGGGTTCCTCTTCTTCCTCTTCTTCTTCTTCCCATTCTTCCTCAAGATCGTCGGGATCCATACCCGCCTTAAGGGTTTCTGCGGCAAGTAACGCCTTGTTGGCCAATTCTGGATTTTCTTCTTTCAAATCATCCAGCATTCCCAATAATTTATTTAAAACTGACATTCTCGCATCCTCCTTCTTTAATCAGCAATATAACTAAATAGTATGTTCGCCTCATTCTGGGGCGCTTCTTCGAAAGTAACCACCCTACCAGACAAAATATAGTCATTATCTGCCCCGATAAGCATCAAAAGACCTTGGTTAAACACCATAAGTGTTCCTGCAACAAAATCCTCTGGTACTGTAAATTGTGTAGTCGATCCGTCAGCTGTCTCGGTGGGTGTTTGGGCAACTTTGTAATTAGTAGTTGTCACAGAGTCTGCAGAAGATGACGATCCTCCACCTCCACCACCGCCTGTGGTAGCTTCCGTTGTTGTTGCGCCTGGGTTTCTAACTTGCTTGTAGTTTGCAATATTGTCATCAACCTTTGGTAACAACAAGTCTGATTTAAGTCCTTCAAGTCCATACAATCTCCCGTTTACAGTATCTAGGTCATCACCAGTAATTATCCTCTCCCTCGGTATCTTAACTTCAACAATGTTTTCTCGAATAGAAACATTTGGTTGAAGTCTATTGACATTCTCTCCAGTTAGCCACCCAAGAACCTCAATGTTGAGTTTTGTCTCAAACTTTCTTTCTTCGTTTGAAAAGTTGCTTATATTGTTGTTCTGAGAGAAGTCCTCCTGTATAAACGCTTCATACCTTAATCTCCCCTCTTCAATTATTACGTAATTGATGCCACCTGGTCTTGTTATGAAGGGTGTCACTATTTGATTCATTTGTTGTTGATATTCCGTTCTTAGGGTTATTTCATACTGGACCGTGACATAGACTGGTAGTGGGATTGTTAATGTCTCATAGACTATCTTGCTATTCTTCTTTGAGAAATTTAATTGTCCTGCCCTTTTATACATCGAAGCATTTGCAAAATTAGAAGTCTTATCTTGCTTAATTCGCCTGGAAACTGATATGGATCCGCCCTTTACTTTATCAATAGGTGGAATATTTGCAAACACAGTACCCTTCCTCGAAGGATCCTTGGTGATGTTAGATCTCTCTATTGTTATAACTGGCAGAACCAGGGTACCGTCCTTGTCCCTGAATCTACTATCCTTCTTACTTTGAAATAACCTTTCAGATGAAGTCCATACCACTGGCACTTTCTTAAACCCAGTTGGCGTAATGCACCTAATGTCTAGCGTTTCTTCTATAAATTTATGCATTGCTAGATCGATCGTTTCCATCGTGGACGGGGGAAAAGGAATATCTTCCAATCTTCTAGATTTTGTGACTGATAATACCATGCCCTACCTCACAACCCATATTTTGCCAACTCATCTGGGTCGACAATGGTCCTTTCTTTTGGAATCTTAACTTCTACGATTGTCTCATTAACTACCTTGTGAGGTGTCTCTTGATTTATGCCACTTCCAATCAGGTGCCCAAGCACCTTAATATCGAATTTTGTTTCGAATTTTCTTTCTTCGTTTGAAAAGTTGCTTATGTTGTTTTCATGTGAATAGTCCTGCTGGATAAATCCTTCATACCTGTGATTACCATCTCTGATGATGATATAGTTAATGCCGCCTGGAACTGTCATAAAAGGCACTACAAGGTCGTTCATTTGCTGCTGGTACTCCGTTCGGAGGGTAATCTGATACATCACCGTAACATAGACTGGCAAGGGGATAGAGACCGTCTTATACACGGTTTTTTCAGTTTTATCTGGAAAGTTCAATTGCCCTCTCCTTCTCTTGGAGTGGGCGTTCTTGTAGTTGGAAGTCTTATCTTGCACGATCTTCTGCATAACGGGGATGGTGCCACCCTTTATCTTATCTGTTGATGGTATGTTTGCCCACACTGTGCCCTTCTCGCTAGGACTTTTTGTCATCGAGGTCCTCTCGATAGTGATAACTGGCATGATTAGAGCGCCTTCAGCATCCCTAACACGACTATCCTTTTTGCTCAACACTGATCTTTCAGCTGATGACATTATAACTGGTACTTTCTTAAACCCAGTTGAGGAATTTACGTGTAGATTCATTTGCTCATCCACGAACTTATACATAGCAGTATCTATATTCTCAATTCTTGAATCGAAAATACGCTTGCCTTCGTAGTCGTTAAGTTGTTCGCTGAATGGTTTATGACGTTCCATTAAATAGACCCTCTCTTGCCTTTATGCATTCGGCACTTATTTCCATCATGTGGTCGCGCTGACCAAAGATTTGAGTTGGTTCATTTAAAGTCGCGATCTCATAATAAGTTTCACCATACAAAATAAAATCACCCTCTCTAACAAACAAATTCTGATCCTCTGTCAGTCTGCGTTTATGAAAATGCACTACAATTTTTGACAATCGATCTACGCCTAAGTTGGTCGTTTCCGTCTCATACCCTTGCCACTCCACAAGAGCATAGACCATAATTGGATTGAGAAAGGTCTTGTTCATTGCTTCGCCGTATATTGGATGAAAATTTGTTTCCTCAATAGACACTGGGTAGTAGACCACCTGTTGCCCAATGACTCTTTCGATAATTTCATCACTAACCTGTTTTACAAGGTCTCGTTCCTTCTTACCAGTAAAGAGCGGTGGTGGTGGCGCTTCTGGTTGATTCCACTTATTATCTCCCATAGTATATTACCCCACATACACCGAATAGGGTATTCTCTGCAAGACTTTTTCAGCTGCTTCGACCTCCAGTGCCTCCTTTTCCGCAATCTTTTGATAAGTAAGTTCGGAAAGAGTTGTTTTAAGTTCTTCTCTGAGAGCGTTCTGTTCTTCTTTGCCCTGTGATACTAAATCAGTTCCGTTGAGGGTTATACTATCACCAGGAATGGGCAATGAAGCAAACTTGGATCTGACCTGTCCTAGTGTTTCCTTGGATAGAGCGAGCGCGAATCTCCTGATCCACTGCTTACCAATTGAATTGATAGTGTCATAAGGCAAGTTAGAGAATGGCAATGTATTCATGTTATTAACCCCCTCTAGTTCGCCTCGACCATTAGTGTCATCGTCCAAGTTAGATGAGGGGACAGAGAATTCTACCCACATTTTAGTAGGTCCGCCACCATATGGAATCGGAAACAATCTTATCTTATTGTTCCTAAGTTCATATGACCAATGAGACATTCTAGTGTATATGGCGTCCTCGAATGCAAGTGCTTGTGCCTTGTTTTGCCATGCTGGTACAAGCTGGAAAGTGGAATCATCCGAGAATTGTCCATAATTGTGAAAATTGCCAATCACATTCAACCCACCGTAGTACCCATAGAATCTCCACATTGCACTAGGCGTCTTGTAATACACTTTTTTAATCAATATCCTTTTGCCATTAATCTTGCCAGTGTATGGTGCGCCTGATTCAGAGGAAATTATGTCCTGTAGATCATAATCTTGCTGCCCTACAGTGACATCAAATGACGCGGAGTATTGTACAGAATCCTTTAATCCTATTTCTGATCCAATTTTCTCAGAGACGCGTCTGGAAAAACCATAATCAAATTTAGGATACTTCAAACTACCCGAGGCTGCGCCTGAAGTTAGTTCACCCTTATGATCGAATGTCCCTGTTGCATGACCCAAAAAACTAGGCAATGCATTGTTTGCCTGATGTATGTTTATAAGATATGAATACTCAAGTACTGCTTCTTCGTATGCAGCATATATGTTTCCATCTGAAAGTTCTATATCCAGCACATCACCGCCAAGTTTCTTATATGTGTGTGCAACCTGGTCGACCGCACCTGAAATAAAGTTTCTAGAATACAGCACACTACTGTTTAATGAATATATTTTATATGGTAAAGATTTATTCACATTACCATGACTACCAGTCTCTGGCAAGATGCTCTTGCTAGAAGTGCTAGCTGGTCTTAATGTTGGTAAAGACATTTAATTGGTCCTCCGTGTCTAAGTAATTAGTCTTAAACTTAACAAAACGCTAGGACTTCAAATTTCTTTACTCTTCAGTCTTCTTTGTAGTTCTTCTTGTAGTTGTTGTTTTTTTTCTTGTTGTGCGCTTCTTTCTGGGTTTTGGCGTCTCAACATCAACAACCTCATCTTTAACTGGTTCTTCGATTTGGACTACCTGAAGTTCTGGTTCGGGAATCCGTGGAGGTGCTTGGACCTCTTTCTTTTCTTCAACTGGTTCGTTTGTTACAACTTGAACCTGCTCTTCTTGCTTGATCTCTTCACTGGTGTTCATGTCAATTTCGATCAATTTGTTCTCAACCTCTCTCTTGTCAAAACCAAGTGCTGATCGCTTTGCAGCATACTTCTTGGCATATCTTGTCATTGTCATTCTTTTTCTACGTTTACCCATCATTAAACTCCTTTAACTAAAACGATTATAACATAAATAGGTTTTTAATAAAGAAAAACCCCCAACCAAATTGGAAGGGGGTTTGACTTGTAGTAAGGCGAGTTACTTTTTACTGGTCAGCAAATGCTGGTGCTGTTTCGCTAACCACGCCGCCAGACAAGTACCAAAGGGTTCCATCAGAAACACATTCAATTCTTGTGCCTCCTGCTGGGTCATTTAAGGTTAACTTACTGTTACTGCTGCCGTTTGGTGCAACAGATGCGTTGTCTGCATTTGTATCTAAGTGAACCACGCCGCCCAAAAAGTATCTATCATCTGAACCCGTGTCAATAATCAATTCATCATTACCTGCCTGTGAGGTTACAATAAATGTAAACACGGTGCCGTTCTCTGGAGCGGAAGGAAGTGTAATTGTACAATCTGCCGCTAGTGCAATTGCATAAATCTCTCCACTTTCTGCAAGTGTTAAAGTCTTGCTCGTTGCTGTAATCTTTTCTAGTCTTCTTCTAGAAGCATCATATGCTGCTCTACCTACTTTTGCCATTTTATAAATCTCCTTTTAATTAATAAAGGCTATCGCCTTACCTTTTATATTATAAATAGTTTAAACTAAACCAAACTCACACAAAAAAACGCCCTACCACAATATTATGGTAGGGCGAATCTTTTAGTTGTCGGACACTTTATTAAGCGCCTGCCTCACCAAGGAGACCTCTTACGACAACAAGACCATACATATCTGGTCTAACCATCTTCTTAGCGTAACGGGTCATGACACCCTTACGTGGTACGAAGTCTTCCGTACCGAAAATGGTAGGTGTTACCTGGAGTGGTACATATGGAGCGTACACATAACCGCTTTCAAGGAAAGAGTTACCTCTACGACCTACAAGAAGAATGTTTCTTGGGAAGTATGGATCAACCATAACATCAAACTTCTTGCTCAATGAACCAGTCTTAACAGCACCAATGTCACCACGGTCAGCGTCTGCCGTAACAGATGCGCGGAAACCGCTTGTGAACTCAAGGATGTTAGCAACCTCTGGACCACAAACAACAAAGTTTGCGCCACCACGAAGTGTCTTTCTGTGGATCTGAGCGCTCACGTCATTGATTGTCTCAATGAGAGTCTCATACCACTCGCTAACAGTACCTGTGAAGTCAGGTGAAGCACTGGTTGCACCAAGTTCACTGCCGTTGCTATCAACGAAAAGACCTGGAGCGCGTGACCAGTAGCGTGTACCTGCCTTAGCACCCTGGATCAAGTCAGAGAGAATCTCCTGGTCGATTTCAAGAGCAATTTGCTCAGAAAGAATACCAGTTAATTCAACCTCTGCGTCAAGGTTGTGATAAGCATTGAGGTCCTGACCTAATTCAGGAGTCCACTTTGCCTTCAACTTCTTTGTAGCAGCTGTGACCGCTACGCTGTCGACCTTGATGTCGATTTCTGGGATGTTTCTTGGGTTGCTATTGTTAACTGTTGATCCACCTGTGGTATCACGACCAGCACCTTCAAGCTCCCACGGCTCTCCACCAACGACTGAACCAAGTCCGCCGCCAGCTGAAAGCGTATCTGCTATCGGGAACGCTAGAGATGCATCATCTCTGGTAGGCGCGAACACGTCCGAAGCATGTCCGGTGAAAGTCAAAAGCAAGACCTCCTGGCTAGCACCTGTACCACCAGAGCCGGTGATTCTCGTCAAACGGCGGACCAGCTTTGCATGTCCGTAGTTTCCAGAACCGTTAGATGCCGAAATTGCCGAAGCATTGACCGCACCAGATGGGAAAGTAGTCGGCAAGTGATTTCTATAAATAGAAACAACCGAAACTACGTCGGTGCCCGAAAGAAGATCAGGATCCCAGCGAATCAACTTCTTCTGTGCGGCAGTCATTGACGAAGGCGCTACGTTAGTAAGCCCCGTGCTCATGACCTTTGCCTGGCTCTGTGAACCAGTTGCGCTAGTGTAACCATTCGCCAGGTCATAAAAACCACCTGCTCCAACGCCCGTAGCAGGATTAAGATCAACACCGTCAATCAACCCCTTCGCTACAACGTTACCACCATAGATAGATTGTCCTGCTAGACCGCGAAGGCGATCATCAGTCATTGTAAAGTCCAAGAAGAAGATAAGTCCACTTGGAAGACTCATTGGCTGCACGCTAACGAGTTCATTTGCAATCAACCCACCGAATACACGACGGACGATTGGGAAAGCAACTGATGCGAAACCTTCAACATCACCTGCTGCCATTGAGGACGCTTCACGAAGAAGCTCCTTTGCTTGGTTCTCAAGGAGAACCGCCATACCATTCTTGGATTGCTCATCAGTAATACCTTCTAAGAGACCAGTCTTTTCCCACTTCGCAAGAAGTGCTTGACCTTCCTTAGACACGTCACGTCGAACAATACCTTCAGTTAATTTTTCTAATACAGACATTGTATTGTAACCTCCTAATATTTAATTGTCTTTATTAATACCAGCTAATCGCTGCATTCTTTCAGCAAAAATATCTGCTGAAGTAGCTCGTTTCTCTTCACGAGAACGAACCAGTAAGCTAGATCTTCTATTGTTAACTGCCTCACTCAGCGATTCTGGACTCTTCTTTTGACTAGTCTCCACTGTGTTTTGAAGGGTTTCATAGATAACCTTTGCTTGTTTTGCATCTTCGGCCTTAGCGATTGCTTCAACAATACTCTTTTTCTGTCGCTCATTCAGGGAGCCACAATCCAAAGTCCGATTGATATAAAGTAACTTTGCGTTTGATGTATTAACAGCATCAAACTTTTCTTTTATTTGTGAGACAACAGACTTATGAGCATTAATCTCGTCTGTTTTCATCTCATTTTCTTTAATTAAATCTTTATTTTGTTTATTGAGATTCTTGTTGGATTCTTCCAACTTACCAAGTGCTGCCTTGAGTGCCTCAAGTTGCTCCTTGATATCGTCATCTTGTAATCTGGCAAGTTCTTGCTCAACTGCAAGATCCAACTCTTCATTGGAAGTCCCCATCCATCCACTCTTTTGTGGTTTGATGTCAACCTTAAGAGATTCCATGATCTCATCAACGAATAATTCTTCCATCTCTTCTTCTAATTGAGTGAGTGTTTCGGTCGCAAGAGAACTTGCGTCAGCAGAAGCTTGAATTTCATCAGACATACCAGCAGCAAGATCATCATGATCTACCTTATCTGCTTGAAGTACATCCGTTGCTTCAATTCCCTCTTCGTCTTCAATTTCTTTAATTCTTTTTTCGATCGCGTCAAGATCTAACTCGACCTGACCCGACTCAGATGAGGGGATATCATCCATTGCCTCTTCATCAGACTTTGCAGATACAGTATCGTCAGACCCCTCATCGCTAGATGGTTCAAGATCTAACCCTAAGTCCATCTCTTCTTCCTCTTGCTCAAGAAGAGATGACACGGCATCCTTAATTTGTTCTGAATACTTTTCAATTACCATTTGTTCTGCATTTTTGAGCGCAGCGGATTTAAGCGCCTTGGCGTCAATGATTGCTTGTTCTAGAAGTGATGACATAGTTTGCCCCTTATATAAAAATATGTTCAATAATAAATAGTTGAAGTGTTCTCTAAACACCTGAAATTTATTATACTACAATGTAGGAGTGTTTTTTTTAATTTGCTACTGGGTTCGTTCTTAGGGAGGATAACCCTGGTATGGTCATCCTGAGAGGGGTGTACCCAGATGGGTTTATGCCCCCAGAGAAAGCGATAGTTGGCATACCATGTATGTTGGAAGTTATGATCTCGTGTCCAGCGGTGCCGATGGGTCCAGTCTTTGTTATGGTTATTGTCGCGCCATCCCTAGTAGCGGAAATAGTATGGTCGGACTCCGAAGCACCACCATTGATGGCGGTTGTTAAAACTGTTGCTAAGTGAGTAGAGTTTGTGGCGTCGGATGTGCATACTGTGACAATTCCACTAGAGGGTCCAGTTCCGTCGGTGGCGGACATGTTGGCAGAATCGTTAATTCGATACTCTACAGTTCCAGTACCTGCCGAAGTTCGAACATTATTAATTGTTAAGTGCTGATTAGTTGCAAGTTGCGATATGTCTGTGACATTTACAGTGAATGTTACCTTAGATCCTGTGCCGCCGACATTACCAGCAGGAGTGTTGTTGACCACTAGAGGATCTTCTTGTAGATCTCTTATGTTATCAATCACAAAATCAGGTCTTATGGTGTGCTTTCTCTTCATGGTTAGAATGTGGAACAGGCAGCATATACTGCATCGGGTGCATCTCCCCAAGTGCCAGCATCTCTTACGAACGCAACACGATCAACACCATTTATTTCAATCTTATAAGTTGTGGGGACTGTAACAGCATCACAATCAACTGTCTGCGAGTACGACCAAATACCTGTTGCGTGCATATAAAACCACAATTCAATATCCCGATCGGGAGCGCCAGCGTCAGCGGGATCTACGGTCAGAAACAAGTATCTTTGATTTTCTGTCACATACCCAGTAGTACCGTCCCTAGCGGCGGTTCCTGTTGAAATGCCTGTTGTAACTGGAAGGGCGTTGTGTGCCAACACTACTATCGCTGTACCATTGGCGCCTGCTAAATTTTTGGGTCCTCTTGTTCTGCCCCAACTTGTATTCTTAAAAGTACTCATTTTAAATCTCCATTAATAAATATCAATCTTTAAACTTTTCATTAAATTTTCTAGTTGATTCTTGAGAAAGTTTCTTCTTTCTCTCCTTCTTCAACTTTCTAATTTCAGACTTTGGAGTGAATTGCATTCGTTTTCTTACCTTGTCGATCAACCCTTCCTTCTTTGTCTTCTTAACGAATCTTCTGATCATTCTCATCTGATCTTCGTTGTGCCTTGGTCTTACATCAAAATTAACTGCTTTAGCCATTATAAATCCTTTATTTTAGTGCGTCCCACTTTTTGCCAAAGGCGCCAAGTAGTCCGTCAATGTCAACTCCCTTATCACTAGGGTCCATATTCGCAAGAGGAGAATGAGAGGGCGTAGTGCCACCAGCTGATGACAATGGCGTCGTACCCTCAAAAACATTCACTCCACCATAGGCATCCTTACCAATCGCTTCAAGCATTTGATTCTTGGATTCCTGTAGTCTTTTTGAAACTTGCGCTGTTCTATCGTCAGAAGTGCGAGCAGAAGATCTTTCGGGCGTTTTGTTTTCTACTATCGGTTGTTGTCCCATACCTGAAAAGATCTCGGCAACCAATGTCGATAACACACCTTCTTCAAAAATTGCCTCTTTTATGCAATCCATCACAAGCGGTTTCAATACTTTCTTTAACTTATTTAATTCTTGTTCTTTCATTTGTTCCTCAAAATATCATTCATTATACTATTAATTCTATCTTCTTTTGTTAGCGGCCTGCTCATATCTCTGGATTCGTGCACCTGAGACATGATCGCACCTGGTGTAGATGGGTCCGAAACCATGTCGAAACATATCAACTGAAAGTCATCTTCAACTAAAGTAATACCGTTTCGCTCTGTAACAGATCCCATGCCTCTAGACGATATACCACAAGGAATATTACACTCTACAAGATTCTTGAGTATTTGTCCCGCTGGTGTTGGTAATACTTCAATTTTACCCATTACCTTGTTTTCATCCATCCAAATCTCAGTCACTAGATGTGAGGCATTTTGCAAGTTAATGACAGACGACTCTGGATGGTCCAGTTCACCCAATGCTCTACGTTGTTCTACTAGTTTACTATATCTGGAGACTTCTCTTTCCAAAAGAGCATGAGGATACATCCTGCCGTTGGCGTTCTTGGTTTCAGACATTTGCATGACACCTGTAAGGATTGTCACCTTACCTTCAGCAACTCTTCTTTTCTCATCTTCGGTGAGCAGGTCCTGACAGACACCACCCTCACATAATTCAAAATACTCTCTTAATAGTTTCATAACCTTCCTCATTGCGGGGGTCACCCGCGTCAGTTACTTACCGCTGCAACAACGTCTAACTCTCTGTATCATCCAACGTTTCATAACTACTCCTCACAATTGTGCTTTATTTGAATTCCATCATCCCCAACGATCATGCTACCATAATAACACACGATTGAAGAATAACATCCCAAAATAAAAGCAGTGACCACAGAATGATCAAATATAAATAGTTCTGTAAACGGACTTAACGCCCACAAAAACACACCTGTCCAAAACCCAGTACACATAGGGCACTTGAGGAGATCCCCAAACCACCCCGTAGTGGGTCTAATTTTGTTAAATATTTTTCCATAGACAAGGATTTGGGTCATACCAATGCAGGCAATCGTGTAGGTAAACATTACTTCTCCAAGATTTCCCTCAAAATCGAATACATATACTGATATCCATACGGGCGGACTTGATGGTCAGCTGATCCTTTCTTTTCCCTGTGAGGGACCTCACCGAGTTCTGTAGAGTCTTCATCCTTTGGATCAAGAAAGAAGTTCTGTAGAGTATCTTTGTATATCTCTCTCGACTTAATGTTTGGTTCCTCCTCTTGAAGGAAGTTAAACACCTCTAACAAAGTTAACTGAAACGGGGAAATGTCCTCGTCTGGAGATTCCAAAATTTCTGCTTCCAACGATGAAAAAACAGCACCAGAGCGGATCGTTGAGCGATCAAGCACCCCATTCTTAGCGAGCAATTTCAATAATGCTTCTTGAGTATGATAAGTCTCCTCTGAAATGACTTCCTTTGGGAATGTGGAGATTTTTAATTTCTCGCGTGAAACAACAATATCAATTAGGTCGTGATCAAATATCATAAGATCACCATTCACTGCCTTGCGAGCCTCTGCAAAAGAGATCTGCTTTACAGTAGGTTCTTGATCCTTGGTACCCCTAATTATGTTGATTTTAAGCATTCTCTAACTCCCGTACTAACCCTTGAATTTTTAGTACCTCGGTAATCATAACGTCGTCCACTTCCATGTCCTTATATGACTCTAGCTTCAGCATGATTTCTCCGTATTTACCCTTCAAATCCTCAGATTTGAGAACCGTACTTGATTCAAAGTTCTTTAATTTTTCCTTCAATTCCGACACCTGGTCATTTAAGTATATCTTAAGTCCCAGCGAATTATCGGAAAAAGAAGCAATATAATTAGTCAACAATTCCTTTTGGTTGTCTGGGAGTTCTGAATATTTCTTATTAAAACTTTCCACAAATGTCTTATATGTCAAATTGTCGATGTGCTGCTTCTCTTCCTCCGTATTGGTGGTTGTTAGGGATTCGATCATCTTCTCCTCTAACAGCATCTTTTCCTTAATTGATGTTTTATCATTAAAGATATTATAAATCGTAGCAAGATTCTTATAGTTTGGTACAAAATTTCCAAATACTTCAGAAGATAATGTATAATTTATTTCCTTTATAAGTCTATTCTGACTCGAAAAAACATTCTGCTTTCCCAATGTTCCGTATCTCTGCTTCGCTTCACCCAACAAACCAACTGCCGTTTCTCTATCCAAATTTTTCGATTCAAGAACTTCTTTATAGATTGAAAGTTCTTCATTCAAAATACTACCTTTAGAAAAATGCTCTTTTATGATCTTCTTAACAAGAGACTGTCTAGCGGAATTCTTTTTTACAACCGATTTAACATACTCTCTGGTAAGTGCTTCAAATAAAAATGCAGTATTTCTCTTCTTGTTGTGTTTTAATCTCATTTTTTGGTTTTCCTATTGTTTAGTTCTTCGATGAGGTCCGACACTTCCTTACTTCTCAAGAAGATCTTCTCCTCCTCTTTGATATAACTAGTAAGTTTAGACTCGGAAAGTCTCTGCTTATCTTCAGCAACGACGCCTCTAGATAAAGATTTTAACTTTTTATATCCAGGAACGGTCCTATAAGACTGTGTGCGGCCGCCAGTATCTCTCTGGTCCCTCTCTCCTGTTTCGGATTTTGTAACATGTATCTTGCCCTTGGCACGTTTCCACTTTGCATCAGGAGTGTCTTCTCTTGATCCAGGTGCTGCCAATAGAGCACCAGCATCTTCACCACCCTCATCGCCTCCAAGATCTGCGCCCAAATCGTCGCCGCCTTCGAGTCCGCCAGTGGTATCAATTCCTTCGCCGCCTTCGCCGCCTGTGCCAAGGTCACCTCCGAGCATATCTTCCTCGCCACCAGCTGCGCCAGTGGCGTCTGCCTGGGCCTGTTCTGCAGCTGCCTCAAGGCGGGCGTCGAACTGCCTATCATAATACATCTGCCTCTGATTTTTGACAAACTCTTCCTCAGTCATGTTGAACAATCGAGAAGCAATCCACTGTCGACTAAAGAAACCTTCCGTTGCAGTACTTGCAACGTCGAACTTGGTCTTCCAGTGCTCCAATTCCTGCAGTTCTGCAATCTTAGATGGACTGTTGAGACTTAGTTTAAAATTAACAAGATCTTCGCCTCTGTACCCCAATGTATAAAGGTGAACAATTCCGATCTTTTCCAACTCTGTGACGATGGACCTTTGCAGTCTCTGCACTGTTCTAGCAAATCTAATGTCTTTTTGTGCAAGAGTTGTTGCGTCTTCTCCACCTGCAGCATCGGCATTCGTGTTGGAGATATATGATCCAGGCACCTTCAAGGCAGAAAATAACTTATCCCTCAAATATTTAACGTCATCAATGTCTCCCGTATATGTACCACCTGGTAGACTTTCGACCTTCGAACTAGATCCAGCGCGGGTGGGGATGAAATAATCCTCATCAACAGACATTGGATTGTATCTAAGATCCACTCGTCCCGTATTAGCATCCACAATTTGGTTTCGCTTCATCGAAGTCATAACTCGCTGCATGTATTGCTCGATGTCTTGAGGTGGAATGTTGCCCACATCAATATAAAATACTCTACGCTCTGGTGATCTGACTATTCGATATGCCATCATAGCATCTTCGAGAAGGGTCAGTTGTCTCCAAATACGTCGAGCAGGTTCGAGCACAGAAGTTCCATAAGGCGCATACTTGTCATTACCCAAGATACGGAAATGTCCTATTTGCCAATTTTCAAACGTCAATCCAGCGGAATTCCACTGAAACTGGCAATAGTTTGGATTAGTCTTATCTTCACCCTCTAGTCTTTCAAGTTCTTGCCCAGGAAGACCAATAACGCTCTTGATTCCAAGCGTTTCGTCAATATCCAAGTATAAGAAAAAGTCACCATACTTCACCATGGTTCTGCACCACCCAAAGATATTGTATTCAAGATTCATTATACTGAAATATAACGCTGACAAGATTCCCTTAATTTCCTCGTTGTTGCAATCGATTTTCATCAAAGGTTGTAATGCACTGTGGGTGGTCATCTCATCTGCATATATATCTAACGCAGATGCAATTTCAGGTGTGTATTCCATCTGATCGAAATCTACGCACCTTTCCAATCTATTCTGATTATTCTGAGCACTACCATACAATCCAGCAAATGGGTTGTAATCCATTCTCTTAAACTGTTTGCCACTCGTAGATAGGAACTTGTTGGCGTATTTGTCCAGCTGTCGCCTGCGTAATCTTCTTGCAGTTTGTGTTCTGTAGTTTACAATTGGCCCAGATAACAATCTTGTCAGTTTTTTAAACAAACTATTCTGATCGTTCTTAGGGTTTATCTTTCTTCCGCCTGCCATTATTTTTATCCTTTAAACAACCAAGGGAATTGCTCGTATGTCTGGTCGTGTTTTCTCTTTTTCTCGAAGACACTATCGCCATCATACCCGTGCATGCCCTTTATGGTTGTGTTCATATTAGTTTTTGCTGACACCATTGTAGCAAGAAATGCCTTATTATATTCTATATTTCTCTTATTTTCAATCAAGGCCGTATCCCTAACCCAACAACCAATTGCGCATGCCATAATTAAGTCATCATTATAAGATCGCATAGCTTCTGGTCGTCCGTTATTCCAAATAAAAGTTTTCATCTCATTATATAAACGAGGCGAATTTATGGTAATTAGTCCATTTCTTACAAATTCTTCCAACTTTGCCACAATCAAAGGTCTCGTTTTTTGACTGGTTGTGAATCCAGGCACTGCGTTGGTAGCTGCTTCGGCAGTAACTTGATCGACATATTCGTGAGTTGACTTAATTGAGTGATATACATTAGGGTAATTCATATCTCTTAATTTGCCCAAAACAGCAAATCCAACCGTATTGTTTTCGACCACGATCATGCAGTCTCCATACTCCCGTCCCGCATCAAAGAGTATTTTAGAAAACAGATCTGGAGTCACTCTTCCTTGATATTCCGCAACAATCTCCATTGTGAGCGTATTGAATACGTGAAAAACCGAATAGTCCTTACCATCACCCCTTGCTACGTCAGCACTTAACAGATACGGTACGCCTGATTCAGCTTCTTTCCAAATCCAATAATTTCTATCGAACCCTGTCCTGTATTTTGGATCATGAACAAAATTCGATAACATCTTCATTTTATCTGGATGGAATACAGTTTCGCCCGACATATTAAAATTACACTCCAATTCCTGTGCAATCTGGCGGCGAGACATGTTCTTTGTCTCCTTATCGAACCATTCCTGATCCCTGTCAGGATGGACCTGCCATGGGAGTGTCATTGGCATAAAATCATTAGAGTTGGTCTCTGCATCGGTGAATGTCTTATGAAACCAGTTACCGACGCCATTAGGTGTAGACAGTGCTATACAGCGACCACCAGTTGAAAGAGTGGGGTATAAACCAGTCCACAACTCATCCAAACCCTCTACGTGCGCTGCTTCGTCTACAACCAACAAGGACAATGCTTCTGAACGACCTGCATCGCCCGAAGTGGACGATGCTTTAATTTGCGATCCGTTAGTTAATTCAAACGAAGTTCTATTGTCGATCGATACATCCGAGATACGGATCCATTCTGGACAATTTCGCAATATAGATTTCACCTTCTTTACAAGGTTTGCAGCGGTACCGAACTTAGTCGCTAACACTAAAACATTCTTTTCTTTGTGAAAGAGCATCAACCAAACAACATATGCCGCCGTTACCGTAGAAAGACCCAGCTGGCGTGCCTTCAAGACGATATTAAAGCGATTATCCTGAAAGTTCTTTAATGCGTCTTTCTGAAATGGGTAAGTCTTAAACGGTATAAGACCCTTAAGAGGGTGGGTGATCTTTGCATAATTTGTTATGAAATAGTCTGGGTCTCTCCCTGATTTAACTATTTCTCTCATGATCTCTTTCTTGGAGAGAACTTGCTTCATTTAAGATCTAGTGCCTCACATGCTGCTTCAAAACTCTGCAAACTAGATTCATTTGAACACTCCTCGGTCTCAAGGATCCAACAAAAGGCACCTGTGTCACCTTCCTCAAAACACTCATCTGTACATTTCTGTCCGTGATGGTCTGGGTTTTCTGGGTTGTGACAAACCCAAACGAGTTCGTTATATACCTCTTCCCGCTCAGGGTGTGCACACTCTACGTTAGAATCCAATTGACATGCCATAAGAAAGGGAACTAAAACAAAAAGAAGTCTCATTACTTCCCCCTGTTGCTAAAACTGTACGCCTTGAAAGCCTCATATGGGTCAGACTTTCTCTTGTCGTTGGGTGTCTTCTTTGCTTCTGGCGTTGATGGGATGTCCAACCCTGGTCTATCAGGTTTTTGTTCTTCAATGCTACCAATCTTGAATTTTTGGACCGCTGTAACAAGAGTTCTCACTCTCGATACGGGTTGTACAAGAACATTTACTTCACCTTCAGAAGTAAGAGTGAGTCCGCTCTTAGTCAGAGACTTGTACTCTTTCTTGATGAATGTTGCGATATCGGAAATCTTACCAGACACGTCATTCTCCAAAGATCCACCATAAACTTCCTTAAGTTTAATTTCGCTTGAATAGGTGATACACAACTTGTTGCCTTCGAATTTAACCCCAAACCCATCAATAACTCTTGGATCCAGGATTGGGTCACCCTCTTCTCTCTTCAGTCCAATTTTGACTAGTTCGTCGTTTTCATCCAATGCTCCATCGTGCCCTTTTGCAAGGACTTGTGAAATACCATTAATAATTTCAAGTGTTGTTGCCATTTATTTGCTCCTTTGACGGACGCCAACCAGATTCCCATCTTTCTTCTCTACCTTCGACCCACTGTATATAACAATCAAAACAACATTCAAATTTTGCCATGTACAGGTCGTCTTTAATAGAAAAAGAATAAGAACTACAGACTGGACATTCTCGTTCGTTTTCTTTACTAAGTAGTTTTTTGCTTATCAAAAATCCTTTGTACTTTTCTTTAGAGTTTTTGGCCTGTCTGAAGGCGATCCTTTTATAAAACTCCTTCACTTCTTCAGAGTGTTTCTTTTCCTTTTCTGGAGTCCAATATTTCTTGGGGTTTTCGATTGTCTCTTCACCCCAGCGCTTTTCAATCGCCTTCTCCAGTTTCACTACAAAGTGTGGATCCTTTTCACTCATTACTTCACCATGACAGACCAAATACTCAATACCGTTGTGGCACCAATAACAAAACCACCTGCGGTCCAGAGGTACCAATAGTTATTCGGTTTCTCTAGTGCTACCTCTTCTAATCTCTTGATTTCTTCGTTTTTTATTTTCATCATAGAAAGATGCTCGCTGTGTACAGAGGCAACTCTCGCCTGTAAAATATCAAGATTAAGTTTATACCTTGCGCCCAGTTCTTCTGATAGTTTATCCAACTTCAGTTTGCATCGCTCACCCTCTAGTTCCTTGTCGGCGACGATCTTTGCCATAGCAGTATCAGTGAGACACCACCCATCATATGGCGCGGGTTCACCTTCATAAATCCTCAAAACACTAGGTCCAGCAATAGCGGTAGACCCAAAACTAATCAAGGTCAGATAGATTAAAAAGTTTCTCAATTTTCTCCCTAACTGCATCCGGCTCTCCATTTGTCTCTTCAACAATTTTCTTAACTCTCTCTTTTTCTTTCTTTGATAGTGCTAAAGATTTCTGTGCGTACTTCTTCTCTAACTCTTCTATTGTAACATGATACTGTTTAACAAGTTTGTCTCTTTTTGATAATTCTTTCTTGTGGTTCTCTTTTAGAGAAACAATTTGTTTGTCATAGGAATCCTTCTTAGCTTCAAGCACATCCATCGCTGCTTCGGCATTCTTTCTAGATATAGCCCAAACAATAATAGACCATATAACTAAAAAGGGAATCTTCCAGTTTTCCCTTAACCAGATCCATGCTAATTTTATGTGAAACATTTTGGTTATTTCTTCTTACCGTGCTTCCATTGTGTTGCTAAATCAACTAAAGCCTGAGAACCAATATAGGCAAGAGTTACTGCTACCCAATCACTCGAAGTCACCGTACCGTAAACACACAAACTGGTTGCCGTAATCCAGGCAAGGAACTTGCGAGATATGAATCGCTCTGTATATTTGTCAGCAAATGATTTTAGTGCTGCCATAATATTATCCTCCTTAGACGCTGACATGTGCAAATCCTCTTTTCTTGTCAATAACGATCTGCGTATCCACTGCGTCTTTAAGAGTATCTAGGTGCGAAATGAGTATAACGGTCTTAAAATATGACTTCACCATATCGATAATTCTTACAAATCCCTCCATATTATCCTCATCTAAGGCGGTTCCTGGTTCGTCCAAAATGAAGATATCTGGCTTCGGAAGACTTGATACAGACAACAAAGATAACCTTATGGCCATTGAAGCAATCGTCTTCTCGGCACCTGAACCCATCTCTAATGGTCTGGGTTCAAACTTGGGGTGTTTAATGAAAATATCCAACTTCTTTTCTTCGTTAAGAATAAACACTTCAAAGTCAACAATACCTGTTAAAATCTTTGCAATCTCATCATTGATGACTGGTAGTCTGTTCTTAATTACGTCGTAAGAAATACCATTTGTGTGGAAACATGTCATGAAAAGTTCGTACGCCGCAAACTCAGTTCGCAATGACTCCAACTCTTCCTTGTCTTCTTGCAAGTTCTTTATTTGCTGCTCTGCAGAACCCACCTCTCTGAAGAGATTGTTTGTCTCCTTTTGGCAAGACTTGCATTCTCTACTTGCCTTGCTGGCTTCTTTTTCTAGTCTTGTCTTTTCACTAATCAGTTCCTCCAGGTTCTCAATTGCTTCCCTGTTGTCTTCGTATTCTTTAAGTTTCAATTCCAGTTTTTCTAAAATCGTTTTTTGTTTAAACAATTCACCCTTGTTCTTATCAACATTCAGCTGAGCGCTGGTAATATCTGACGACAGATTGTTTCTCTTCTCAATCAGTTGATCAAACTTCTCAACATATTCCATCACCTTAAAAGGATCTAGGGATAAAGTATCCTCCCCCAACTTGTTGAGTTTAGCGCTAATGTCCCTCATTACGTTAGATTTAACCTTTACCAGTCCCGTAGCCTCGTGTGCATCTCTTATAAACTTGCACTCTGGAAAGGAATCTCCACAAGGAACTTCAGATAATAGATCCGTCTTTCTCATCAATCTAGATTTTTCGTTAGATCTTTTCTCAAGATCTTCCAACAAAACGTCGATTTGTTTCTGGTTTGCGTCTAACCGCTCTTTCTTTTCGTGATAAGTATCGATGTCAAAGTCCGAGATAAAGACTTCGATCTTTTGAAACTTGTCTTTGCCTTCCTCGATCTTAATAAGGAGTCCTTCTGTCTCTTTTTTAAGGCCCGAAATAGCATTAATCCTGGTCTCTCTTTCCATTCTAATTTTGACGGGATCGATAATCTCTGTCGGTGCAGATTCAATCTTGTCCTGAATAATATTGACTTCCTTCTGGATGCTCTGGGTTTGTTCTTCCAGTTCTTTGCATCGTTTTTGATTTGTCGCAAGTCTCTCATTCTTTTCGACCAAGACTTGGTTTGCCTCTTCAATTTGTTGATCAAAATCATTTCCCTCCAATCTTCGCAACGCGCCTCTGGTGTCAGCAGATTCGTCTTTTGCCATTTTAAATTTTCTATCAAATACCTCTAAGTCTAAAAATTTAGCAAGTATTTCTTTTCTTTTTGTTGACCCCTCATTAATAAAAGTCAGAGAATCCAACTGAGATGCCATGGATGTCATCAAGAAATCTTCCAAGTTACCAAAATATTTTCTGATGTTCTTATCTGTATCTTGTCTAGATGTACCATTTAAACTTTCAACATTTCCAATTGCATCACTGGAATAGAAGTTCACATCTGTCTTAGCTTCTTCTGTCTCGATGCCTTTAAGTTTTTTAATGTACTTTTCAGACACACGTTCAATGCTCAACTCTTTATCGGCAATCTTAATTGTTGCCTTGGCAGATCCAACATCCATATTCTGATTGATCATGTTCAAATTTTTTCTGACAGATTTGGATGTAGAATTATATACAGCATACAACAAACTATCAATAATAGAAGACTTGCCTGAGAAGTTCTTTCCGAAAATGCCTACGATACCTTCAAGCTTTGCAAAGTCTATCTTATTGTTCGCACCATAATTGAAAAGACCATCCCACTCCAGAGACTGCATACTCCAGTTGATGTTTCTATAAACCTCCTCTGTGTCTTCAATTGTCTTGTTTAATCTAGAATTAAGGGAGATGACCTTTTCCATAACGTCATCTGTAACCTCATAATCCTCAAGATATTCTCTTATTAATTGATTTTGAACATTTATATTTCTCAAATCCTTTTGCTTGGATGCATCACTATCAACATCCAGTGCCTTACTTGCAGCACGATTTAAATAAGTTATACTCTCTGGTCTGTATTTAAACTTTGCGACGTCGACACTTCGTCGCATCACATCAAGCGAAATATTCGAATCTGCTACCAAACGTAGTCTGGACCCTTCCGAAACATCAATTTCTGGTAGTGTACCGTCCTTGTTCAGTGCGACTGTAACAAATGGTTTTGGATTTTTGAACGTTATTAACTTACAAGTAAAGTCATCCTTGTTCTCAATATCCCACAACAAATACCCTTTGTCCAGTGTTTCTCCGAAGTTTTGTTGGACTGTTGATCCAGCATATCGTATACGCCCCTGAGTGTCTAGGATTTGCGTCTTGTGGATATCGCCAAGAAAAGCAAAGTCAAACTTATTAAAGATGCTAATATCATGATCACCTCCCAGGGTCCAATTCAAATCTGTCTTGGACCTGTCAATGGCACCGTGATAAAGTGCAATATTAACTATATCTTCATTTGTTGGATCAATCCAATTTTCTTCATCGAACACCGATAAAACATTCAAGCAAAACCCGCCTTCTAAGCGATGTTCTTGAGCGTCTTTGAGTAACACTATACGTTCGTTGTTTAACGCCTTCACAATGGGCGATATCGCATCCTGACGACTACTATTTTTCAGGTTTCCGTCGTGGTTTCCCAAAATTATATAAGTTGGTGCGATTTTAGCAAGATTTTCAAAGAAATCTCTTGCCATGTCAACAAACTCTGGAGATATCTGCGTCTTGGTGTGTGCAATATCTCCACAATGAATAATATAGTCCACCTTCTCTTTTTTCAGAGAATCATATAATTGCTTAAATACTTCATTATATTCAAAGTGGAACTTAAGGTTGCGGATATGTGTATCCGCAATGTGAGCAAACTTCATCTAAACTCCGATTAAATGTTTACGTTTTCGTTAATGTGGGTGAATAGTCTCTCTAAGAAGTTGATCTTCTGATTTTCGTTTAATTTTTCAAACTGTTTAATTGTTTCTTCCGCCATGGAAAAACCTTCAGCACTAGTATCGAAGGATCTCTCGATCTCCTCGCTAATTAATGATTTTAACTTTTTCTTATCAATAAGCATAATTTAACCTCCAAAGTCAAGCTTTTGTAGTAAGTAGTCTTCTCTCGTTATAAGAGATGCACGTTTCTTGTACTCACTTAACAGATGATCAGGGACTTCTCCCAGATCAGAATAATCATATAGTTCTATTTTACAGACTTTAACACCAAAGTCAAGTAAATTCTTAACAATTTTTAATTCTTTTTGTTTTGCATCTTGATCTAGGCAAATATATACCGTTTTACATTTTTCAACTATCTTCATAAACAACTTAGTTCGCATGTTTAGAGTTGAACCAAGGATAGGTATACTGTTGTCATACTTCAGAGAGTCGAAAAATCCCTCGACAAGGACAACTGGTCTAGACCAATCAACGTAAATGTCATTAAATATAATATCTTTTGTACAGGGAGGGTTCCTGTATTTCAAATAGGCATCGTCGAATGATCTTGCAATATAATAATTAAGTTCCCCCTCACAGTCGAAAGAGGGTACTATTACGCGGTTCTTATAAGGTCCGTGAAAACAAAACCCCATCTTATATAATAGGATATCAGAATAGGACACGCCCCGATCGAACAAATATTGTTTGGCACGCTTACCAATCTGCGAAAGATTTGCAGCTGACAATGAAGTAAAGTGCTCTGGAAGATCTAGACTCTTTTCCAGCACATATGTATCCTTTGTTTTAAATAAATCATCAAACCTGGTTATGTCTATCTGATTTACTAGGGAATTCCATCGAGATCTAAGTTCTCTATCTCTTATGAGAGATCCGAGATTATTTCCACGGAAATCACAAACCCAGCACTTAAATGCATTCTTGTTTATATTGACAGAAAGTTTTCTCTTGTGGTGCTTACACTTCGGACAATGAAACAACATCTCATCATTCGACTCGTAATATGACCCAAGACTCTGCTTTATAATGCTTAACTTTTCGCTGTACAAAGTACGTAACCCGCTTTCGCTATTACCCAACTATCCGATTTATCCATAATACCTGGTTTCGGATTTCCATGTCTTGTATATTCTACTATGAAAGTAGGTTCATTTGCAACAACAAAATCAAAACTTTTTTGTTTTGAGTTTTCGCCCCTAGAAATTTTAATGCCTACCTGCTTTCTTGCTGAAGTAGCTGCAATCATTTCTGGTTTTGTTTTGAATATCTTATAACAGTGCCAGGAGACGATGCCATTAATCCTGGACAATGTAGAGAGAGTCTGTGCTGAAGAGAAACCAGAGCGAAACGAGTGTAGTGACTGCTCTATAAACACATTGCCTATAGAGTATTCCATGGCAAGAGACCTAAGATTGTTGTGAATAAGGAGTGCTTTTTCATATATTGACGGAAACTTGTTTTTATTCCTCGTATCCCAAAACTCATTATATACACACACGCCATCATCATCAAGGACGGTCGCCCCCGTGATACTCGTTGAAACATCTAACCCTAAAATCATTTATTATCCAATAGGAAAGTTGCATACCCTTCTATGAGTTTACGCTTTTCTGTCTCTTCATCCATGTGGTACCATTCCCAAGCAACACTCTTTGTGATGAGTTTTACTTTTTTACTAATATTATCTATTTTACCATTAATCTCCTCAATGTCAAGAGGAATCTCTTCTGGTATCTCTATATCCAAGAGCACTGCACATTCGACCAACTTAAAGTAATCCTCACTATCAACTGCGCTTGTGATTTTTTGAAAGATCTCCTTCTTATCATCGTCATCCTTTATTTTATCTGGATGTGTCTTATTCGCTATCTTCCTATATAAAGACTTGTACTCCTTTGGTAATGGTTTTTTGGGTGATGGTGGTGGAGTCTCAATAACCTCTTCGTGAAAATCTGGTCTTACCTTTGTTCTGCCCTTTCGATACTGTGCCTGTTGCTTTGCACGCTTTCCAGTCTTGGTCATTGGTTTTTCATTTTCTCCTGCCAATCCTGCTATTTGTTTTAATCTATGTCGAACACCCTTATTATCGACAGCATCAATATAATCTTTAAAGTAATCCGAGAATTGAGACATTGCTTGGTTGTTTATTTTTTGGTGGATTTCCAACTTCTTAATTGCAAACTTAAGTTCATGGATCTTTAATTCAAAGATTTCAGTACCCTTCCTCATTAGAAGTCCATTTTGAGTTTGAAGGTATAGTCTCTATTTTCAGTTTTTCTAACTGGGTTTGCTAGTTTTGCCACGGCGATCAACCTTCTCTGGTCGTCATATATGCCGATCTTGGAAACATATGTCTGTTTATTGTATGATCCCGTTGGATCTGGATAGGGACTGTGAGAAAGTTTTTCAAACAACAAGTCATCAAACTCCTGGTATCTGGATGAACTTGTTACTGGAACTTTAGTTTGACTTTTCTTATAAACAGTTGGATTTGTCGAGTTGTTCAACTCGCCCTTTGGCATGTGCGCCATCATGGTGACAGTAGGTACATAATTCACACCCTTGAATGACATTCTAAACATCGCATTCTCTAGGATGTCTCTTGCTGGTCCACTGTCCTCGTTAGCGCCTTCAGCGAAGTCGACCCAGCGAGGCTCCTGTCCGTCATCTCCGTGGAATGTCTCAGTTTGTTGTGATACATCCCAACTCCCCGTTAAGGCAATAAACCCCTCATTATAGAGGACAGTGCCCACCACCTTGTTGTTGTGCTTCGCGGCATTATAAGTTCCAGAAACCTGGATTAGTTCACCGTTCTTGTTTATGTCTCTTGCCTCTGCAGCGAGTGCACCCGTCATGAAAATCTGAAGTATTACGGACCCTTTCTTTATGCTTGATCCATAAAATATACTTGGTATCTCCACTAGTGACATTTCCTGGTTTGCTTTGTTCCATCCATTATTGCCCATATCGTGAGACATTGATGACCTTGGATTTGTGGTATCGTCAAATGAATAGTGGTGACTGTGTTTTACATATTCATTAAAACTATTCTTCAAGGCAACTACAAACTTCTTGTTTCTCACCATTCTATTGTAAGTGCCATGGAATCTCTCATCAGTACTAGATTCCTGTATAGCGGAGACCCCTCCCGCAATCCTAGTTCTCTTTATACTAGAGGAAAGAGGATATTGTGATTTTACCACATCACCATAAGCAAACTGGGCAGCTGAATCAAAATCACTAGTACTGACTGTCTTGAAGGATATGCGGGCGCCGTCTTTGGTAATAAATGGATAGATCGATGTTCCTGCTGGGGGCGCATCTGTTCCGCCAGTATTGATAGCTCTGTCTACATTTAATTCAAAGAGCGATACGAACCCCTGTTGTACTGCTAGGAGGTTTCCAAACTGACCTCCGCGAGCACCTTCGTTTTTAAAACTGTTGTAATAAACCCTAGAACCATATATGACAAAATCAGACTCTGGAAAGGTTTTTACCTGATTGTAGATTAGATCGTATTTACCAAACTTCCTAAACGGCATAATACACCGCCCTTAATAATCTAACCTTACTCTTAGTGTAAGTTCGTTTGAGGGATCCTTTTTGAGGGGCTCTGAGAGTTTCGCCGTTGCCATAAGTTCATTGTCTGGAGAATATAACCCAATTGACGTGACATATGCAACTGGAGAATCACTCGGTACATCTTTCACTCTGATCTTTGATGCACTGAGATAGGTTGGGTTGGCACTATAATTAAACTCATTGTGATTTGCTCTACAGAAATAAACAGTTGAGTTAAGTTCCGTTGTATTGTTGAAAGAAACATTGTGAATTCTTCTTCGAATTCCATTTGCAATATGCTCAATCTTAGACCCCGTAAGCATCTGACTGATACTTGCACTAAAGGCAGAATGTCCATCTGCACCATACTGCTTGAACCCATCACTATGTACACCATTGATACTCATAGAAACTGAAGTCATCAACATTCCCGTATCATTCGCAGTATCGTCGCCATCTGCGCCAGCAAGAACCGAAGCAGTTAATACTGCTACGCCTGCTTGGTAAAAAATGAGACCTGCATGCTTTCCGATAGAAAGACTTCCAGTTACTCTACCTGTAATATCCTGCCCACCATCGGCAGACCCAATTGACGCTGAAAGAATGCCATATTCGCCAGCTGGTGAATTAATTCTGTAGTCATTTTGTGCGTTAGTATCCTTAAGAGTGAGGATGTTTCTGACTCTGGATCTCAGACCCTTGTTAACCATAACTGGGTCAACCCCAAGATCTAGTTGAAAACTACCCTTCTTAATCTCGTCTTTCACAAGAAGTCTAGAGAAGTTAATAAATATAACCTCTCTCATTTTACCAAATGCGTCTGCAGTATCCTTGGGGTTTGCTACATTGCCATCATTGTCGAAGTCTCTGATGTTGCCAGATGTGTCGTGCCCCATTAGAACCTGAGCCATCTGGTTATACATAGCAATCTTCTTTTCTTGTTGCTTATAGTTCGTCCCTGCAGATGCGACACCAACGTTCCCTGAAAGTCCACTCCTAGAAGAGAACCCAACGGAAATATCAAAAATGTGATTAGCAGAAGAACTTAGGTAAGGATAGTCATAAATAGACTGAAACATTCCATGTGAATAATTCTTAATATTCAACTCCGTTCCGCCGCCGATGTCTCCTCCGTTATATGTACCTGATACGATTGCACCAGTAATTGGAATTGCCTCATGAAGCAAGGTCTTTGTTGTTGTGATGTCATTATTCAAAAATGTTTTAAATGTAGTTGCCATGTTTTATCCTTACGCCTTCCTAATATACCTAATCGGAATGTCAAGCGAAACACCCGTGGTTGCAGAAGTAATCTTAATAATTGTATCAATCATATTAAATGAGGTCGAGTCAGACGTAAATCCTGCCTGAGCAGATCCCAAAATTGTTGATCCTAACTTTTCAAACAAATACGAAGAAGCCCTCAAGTTAACGCTTGGTTCAATCTTGAAGTGCAACAAGGTATCTCTTGGACCGTTAATGTTGTGTATAGACAAGTCACCATCGGTCGATCCAGCGTTTGTCTTAGGAAGACTATCAACACTAAGTGGTGCACCGTTCGTGTTTTTTGATATTACGATCGGACTACCCTGACCTGATACTGTATTTTCACTAATATAATATGAAGCGATTTGATCATCATCTATAAATGACACTGGTACCTGGTCCGCATTTGCTGTTACCAGGGATCCAAGTCTGTGATCCATTTCTATAATAAATTGCGTTTCCTGCAAAGTTGCTGGCATATTGACAGCGGGTGCAATCTCAGTGGTATCCAACCCTCTCTCCACAATGCAGGAAATATCAGTGTTTCTAATTTTTTCCGATGAACGACCTGTAATGACGCCAGTGTTGGACAGACTAGTGTCTAACTTATCTTCTGTGTTCTTGTCAACCGTTATGACAAAACCACCAGTTGTTGTGTTTGTTGCGCTTGCATCGACAACCGTAGTATTGATTGTAGAACTAGCGTTGCCTCCGTTGAGTAACTTCAACACAGGAAGATACAAAATATTCGTTCTGGTGATTGTAATTAATTTGCTCTTCATTGTAGAGGTGTTGTTTGTAAACGCCTCCAATAGTGGAGTCCTTAAGACTTCCAAATCATAATATGCAGAACCACTAGGGTGATTCTTGTTATATAATGAGTAATCGATCTCGTCGTCTCCGAGGGCAAACTTGGAAATTCTAAAATCTCCGCGTGCCATTCTAAAGCGACCAGTGTCTGTCAATACGGCGTCTAAAATTATATCGCCAGAATTATCAAGAAATGCCATGTACTAAAACTCCTCAAACTTCACTTGTAAATAGATTTTAACATATTAAATTCACTTTTTTATTTTCTTGATCTTCAGACAATTTTAAGTTGAAAGTAACATCAATATCAATCTCTTTGCCAGTGTCCTTACTTCTAATTCTTATTTTAAACCTTTTCTTCCAAAGTTTTTCCTTTGTATTATCACCAATAAACGATTGAGAATCCAATCCCCGCTTCCAGTCTGAGAACTTTCCCGTGCCTAGATTTAGTGTTTTTTGGTCAAAATTTGGTCTCAACATTAAGAATTGCCTGACATCGATCGTTGATTGCTGTTTAGCTGTCTTTAATGCTTCGAGATCTGCTGCGTTCACTATTTTATGCGAAAGTCTAACTGCTTCGTTAATTTTAATTAATTCTATCTCGTGAATAAATCCTGGATTTGAAACCTTGTTGTGAATATCGATACATCTAAAGACGTAATAATATTTCACATTTGGTGAAATTCTGTCTAAAAATGTTGCATTATCTGCAGTTGATTCAATCGTAGCAATTTTTTTATCATAAAAGGATCCAATTTTTTCTGGGTATTCATCTGTCCTGAATACTTGAAATGTTTTTGTCGGGTCATCTGATTTGTGCTTTATCATTTTTACATTTGCTGGATCATTCAGTAGTTGATCTTGCATCGACTCAAAGTCAAGATCCCCCTCGACGTCGATTAGTCCCTGACTAAGTGCCACATTGACATACCTCATTCTATCTTCTTCCTCAAGTATAACTGGGGGTGAAAGGTATTCTCCACCGTTTGGTCTCAACGTAAACATAATCTTATCTGAAACATTCTTAAACGGTATCACTTCAACGTCTGGAAATACAGGCGGACTGTCTACAACCACTACTCTTTTCTGAGTTGTTGGAATAATCCCAATCCTTAAGCACGGTTGGTTTCTAATACCGAAGGGCATATCAAACTGGCCAGTACTAGAATTCTCTTCTCTAGAGATCTCGTATGCTCTAGCAAAATTACTTACGCAATTATGGTATGTGTATCTATTGCCAACGATCGCTACAATCCTATTGATTCTATATTCGTAAACCTCTCCATATTTGACCTGACTGTCTACAAATTTTTCAACTTCCCTGTCGTTATCAGACATTATGTAAAAATTAGATATGAGTTCTTCGTCCTTAAATTTTTGAATCATAAACCCCATAACCTCACTCTTGGCAGGCACACCATTCATGATCTGATCATAACTTCTCGCATGGTTGTTAACAAAATTGCTTATCTTCATTTTCATTTTCAATAATCTAAATATCGTTGCGAATTTATCCACTGGACTTTGCTCAGGATCTTCTGTTGCTCTTTTAAAGAAAGATGCCCACCAATCAGAAATATCTATCATCCTTGTTTTCATTGGTATTGTATCAGAATGCCTTATGAGGTCTCCTGGTATTACCTCTGCTGTTTGATTTAAGGATGTTTGTATTGCCTGATCGACATAACTTGCGAACGACTCTGATGATGGTCGATTCGAAAGAGTATTCATAAGATCGGTTATGATCACGTCTCCCCCGTCAGAGGTAAGGGCCGAAGCAACCTGAGATCTTTTTATTTTACCAAATTCCATCTCCACAAACATGGGATTCATATACCTTTGCTCGTACAAGTCATCTAGAGTCTCTCTGGGTATTGCTGAAAGGAGTATGTCTTTTTCCTCGTTTCCAGGATTCAGTCCGTAATATTCCGCCATATGCTCAACAAACGCTCTTTGAGACTCTGTTGACCCATCCATCATGTTTTGAATCAACCTGAACTGTTCATTTTGAAGTTCATAACTGGATATGTCAGAAGGTGTCGCATCAGATAGTATTGTCAGATCGTAAAATCTATCAGCTGCTAATAGTCGACTGAACCTCACTTCATCGAAATCTTCTGGTAAGAAGGTCGATACCCCTTCCTTTCTAGAGTTCGAAAGCGCCTTCATCAGCGTTGCCCCCTGGTATGGTGATGGTAACTCCAACTCAGAAACCACTGGGGTTATTATGTTCTCATAGAGACAATCATAATATGAATATACGGGTCTTATATCGAAATAAGCATCACTACCAACATCTACGAAGTCGGACTCCTCCTTCGTCAGGAGATCTGTTACGTTTGTTGAATAATCAACAAAAACCTTTTTGCCTGTGTAAACAACACCTTCTGCTGGTGCTACTGTAATCGGCTCGGTAGAGTTCTGTTGAAAGAACCTATTGTCTCCATAAAAAGGAATTACAGGAAACAAATTCAAACTCTTCCCTTCTGCCACCTCCCTGTAGTGGGGTACCGTATACATGTTTCGCCAGTGAAGTGGATTACCTACGGTTGTTGCTGACCTTCTAGCGTTTCTAATGAAGAGTTGATCAGGTCTGTCGCGCATTATTCCCATATCTTCCAATATTTGCTCTGGGACATGTCCATAAAAATAGTCCGACCATTTCCAATTATCTCCGCGATTTGCTTCGCATTCGATAACATAAACCTCATTCTTTACCTTAAATCCTAAATTATTTCGTAGAGAGGGTTCGTTCTTTGCTTGATCGTAAAATCTCCACTTTGATGGGTCAGACGCTGGAACTGAATATAGTTTAGATTCATCCACCAAACTCAAGTACGCTCTCTTTTTTGCATCAAAATAGAACATGCCCCATTGATATCTTCCCAGCCCCTGCCTTCTGTTTATAAAATAAAGATCCGCACCCCTTGCGGCGTGATATGCCTTCGCATCATCAATGCTAGTATATTCATGTGGGCCGCTGACGTGACCTGCATTGAACCAAATCTTATCTGATACCCACCTTACATTATCAAAAACATCTAAATTACCATTTCCAACCTGTGGAAGAACGTTTGGAATATTACTAGGAAAAGAATATGGACGATAAAGCGGACTGAATGCCAGTAGTTCTTTTGGTTTTGATTTGAACTTTATCGTCTCTATGTCGATATTTTGAGTGCCTTCGCCCACTATTGTACCGTTTGAAAACACCCACGTACTTTTTTCTGCAGAGAATAAGTTAGTCACAACTGGTGTTAGCGTTAGGTCGTCCTCTAGGAGGATGTCGGTTCCTGGTAGTCCAGGTCTAATGTCTTCTCCCAATTCTCTTGCAATGTTTGCGGCCGTGGAGGCGCGGTTAGAGTGCTCATATCCCAAGATAGGGGCATGCTCTTCTATCATTTCTGCGACTTCCTCTGTGGTAACCTGTGTTCCTTCGTCAGTTATCATTGCAGCGTCAGCTTCGATCTGCGCTTGTGTCGTACCTGCAAGCAGATTCCCCGCTTCGGATATTGGTCCGCTGCTCGGCTGGACGAACCAAGGCGGCACGAGAGCATACCCCAAATTTTGAAGTCCAGGATCTACTTCCTCTTCTTCTTCCTCTTGCGCGATCTGTTCTGTAATTTCACATGTATCTTCTGCCATATACTAAGTATTCCTTTTAATTATTATTTCTCATACTCAAAACCTATATGCCGAGGTTGTGGGCCCAGAAGATCTGGCGGTACTTGCTGGGGCACGGTTGTATGATGTACTTCTCGGCGTTGCTGTTCTAACTCTCGACGTGGCGCGTGAACTTGCACTGGGTGCCCTAGAGACACGCTGTGTTGAAGTTGCTCTCGATGCCCTTGATGCAGTAGACGCAGTGGTGCGCGTTGCTGTACGCACTGCTGGGGACGTCATAGTAGATCGCATATCGGATCTAGGCGCTGCCGAACTTCGTGTTTGCATGCCTGTTCTTGGTGATGGACCTCTCTTTGATCCCTTTACCTTAACTGCACCCACATCTACATTGGTTGAAATGCTCACTTGTTTTTGTAATTGTGGCGCAGCTGGGTTTGCCACTGGTGCTGGTGGCAACGGAAGAACTGTTGTCGGTAACGAAACTCGATCATTTCGAAAACTTCTGGCGGACTCTGCAAAAATTCTTCCAGTTGGAAAATTTGGTGCTGAAGTCTGTGGGATTTGCGGTATTTCTTCAACGGGCACCTGTCGAATAAAGTTAAGCAACCCTGGGTACATCCCCTCCTCCCTATTAAATCTGCTATCTTCATTTACCACATCGTTGCCGTCGGGTCTGTTATCCATAAGTCCGCACGCGACGTTGGAACTGATGAACTCCTCAATACCAGTATCTGATAGAGTCCTGTTCGATTCTTCAAGTCCTTTAATTGAATTGGAGTATTTAAACGATGCATCGGCCATCTCTTCTGTTACTGAACTCATAAAATTAAAATAAACGTTATAAGATGGTATCGAAGAATTTTCGCCTGAATCGGATGCGTGGTGATTAGATTTATTCATAGCGCCAATGATACCATTTGCAGAAGGTGCGCCATACCTTTTCTGGTACATTTTGATTTCTTGTACAAAATTACTAATTAGCCTGCCTTGCTCTGGAGCAGCCAATATCGCTCGGCGTTTACGACGCTTTCTCTTCATTTTTGGTCTTGAGGGTCCACGGCCGAGGCGTTTTGCTTCGTGATGAGATTTTGCTTCTTGTTGCCTTCTTAGGTCCTCTGCTTTCTCTCGGGCGCGAGCGGCTTGCTCTTCTCTATTCATCTCGTCTTCATCAAAAAACACTTCATCATCGCCGATAACAATAGACATTGGGGTAATTCGGTCCATTGCAGCACCAACTGCCCCTCCTGGAAAGAACTTTGCTCTCTCCCTATTCAACCTATCTTCATATGTTTCCTCGGAGACTTCAGGAATCCCCATACCTCTCTGTAGATCACCCTCTCCCCAAAATCTAAAAAACACCTTTTGAAGGGGATCCATTTCAATATAATTATCGCTCTCGATAGCTCTCTCTTCATCTGTTGAACCATCTGGATTTTCTTCCACATTAGAGAACCATCTTTGCATACTCAACGTATTATCTCCCCTCGCTGAATATCCACTTCCTTCGTTAGATAGTGAGAACTTATATCCAATATCAAAATAATCCTCCAGATCCATAACAAGATCCTGGTATGTTTTAATAAAAGATTGAATTGTTTCTGGTCTGGCGTTGGAAGGATTAATCATATTATACATTGCAGTGTTGGCTGCATCCATAGACATCCCTTCTCTAGACATCAACAGATCCTTTGGCCTAGCATTAATGCCAGCAAAGTTGCCCTCGTTCACAATACCTCTTTCGCCATCATTGCCCTGAACTGGATTTGAGAAATTGTACATACTAACTTCAGACTTTGCAAAAGCAACATCTATTAACTCTATATAATTACCAACATAACCTTGAAGATTGTACTTTCTTCTTGCTCGTCTAACAAAATCAGTAACTAACAGTTTGGATACCGTATTGTAATTCCCTTGCTGCAATGTCTCCCCATATTGTGGAGGATCTCTAACTTCATCCATACCAACTGGTTGTGTTGGATCTGTTTTTCTAATCATCCTAGAATCAAAGACAGGAATTGAAGATTCTTGTAGGTATAAATTTAATTCTTTTAAGTTTCTTCTTGCCGTTTGCAACAAGTTGATAAATCGATCTTTAGTTGGATCCTTTATTCTCAATTTAATTCCATACTGGAAAACTGCACCTGTTCCAAGATAATCCGCCACCTGTCTGTCTTCTATGAAAAACTTCCTTTTTACTACCCCTGCCCACCCTGGAACTGCCAACTCTACTATCTTTGAATCGCGGTCTTCCTTGGTGACAATATTTCTTGCACTCACCCCACCTGTGGCTGCGGCGTTTTGCCCACTCGTAGCAACAACGAAATCCTCTTCTTCTATCTGATCAAACGGGATTCTTGTGGGTGCTCCGAGTTTGTTATGTCCGATCAACCTCTTGGTGACCCTTCTCCTCAGTACCGTTATTTCCAAAATATCTAAGAGAGCAGGGTACCCCAGCATCACGTTTGTTGGGTTTGACTTAACCAGATCATAGTACCTAGTTTGTTCGTATATCGATGCCATGTCAATAATGAATTCTATATTGGCAACCTTTTCAATCCTATCAAAATCAACAACGACTTCTTCTACATCGAAAAAATCTTTATAATTCTTTTCTATCAAATCAAGAGAGGGGATTGAATCGTCAAATGTTTGAAACTCCGATGGCTGATAGTTCGTCTCCTTCAATCTCTCCATAGATCGAAAGTCCTGTATCTTCGTCAATGGCACCTGGTGAGTGGTCAGCGCTCTACTGGAGTCTCGATGAGACAATCCTGTCATGAGTGTACCGTTTCCCATACTATGAACAGGTCCATAATAAGGCACTTTCGTTATAGCGTCCTTATAGACTAGTGCTGTAGATTCTACGCGGTTGCCTCTGGTTATAACATCTGCAGTGATGTCGCCCGTCATGTAACCCAACCTTCTTACTTCTTCTGATGACAATTCATCCAGACTTAAAGAACTGAAGTCAAAATAAGTAAAACAAATCATCGAAAGGTTTTCACAACGTCCAAAAAAGAGATTTTCAACTTTAAAGGTGTGTTCGTATGGAATAATGTTTATCAGGTTATTGTTGATATCATACTCTTGGTACTGTGAGTTTCTAACCTCAAAACCCAAAGTATCGGGCCTGGCGTCTTTGATTTGAAGTACCACTTTTTCAGTTGTTCTGTTTAACAATTGTACTGTTTGTTGCAGGTAGTTCTCGAATGTCGGCATTATTGAAGGCAAATCCAACCGCCACCCAAACGCATTGAAAGATCTTATTGTATTCAACATGGTCTCAAATGCGGCATTATCACTAAACAGGAGTACAGCAACCTTCAAAGAAGACAGTATCTCGTCTTGTATTTGGTTTGGGTCCTCGTCTGGATTTTGATTGTTCGTTATAACGCCCAACCCCTCTTCGTTCAAAACGTCCCTAATTTGACAATCAACCGTTATTGCAGTTCCTGGACGGAACCTCCTGTCCTGAGATGCCCCCTCTGAAAGACCAGAAGCGAACCTGTTCGGTACCTTAGTATCCTCCAGTGTTATTCTGCGAGTGTATATCTTTGGGAGAAATTGTCCCACAATATCATCAGAATTTCTAAATCTTTGTGTCATTCTCCTATTCACACTCCCCACTTGTATCTGGACTCAGGGGTGGAAGTTCCAGCACAGATGTCTTAAATCTTCTTGCGTCTTCTATTCCCTGCTTTATTCCATTCTTTAGTTTATTTGGATTTGTTCCAAAAAAGTCCAAACCAAACTCATCTGCAACTTCTCTGTCGACGAGCAACTCGAAATATTGTTCAATATAATCCCTGGAAATGACACCTCTAGTATTTTTTGTGGTATAAATTCTCTTGAGAGATTCTACTTCTGCACTCCCTTGTTTATCTTTAACTTCTTTTGTTTCAACTTCAAAAAACTCTACTTCAAAGTTTTCCCGCTTGTAATCTGTAGCGCGCTCGATCAAACTAAGGACAAGAGCATTGTCCTCCACGGAAAGTCTCATATTGTCTGTAAACACTATCTCATCCTCGATTCCGCTATAGGTTACTCTGAACTCTTCGGGCGGTAGTGCATAGTCTGGGTCTGTTGATGGAATCGATTCTGCTTTCAGGTTATAATCCACTTCCATAGTAAGTACGGGTCTTTTTATTCCCACGTTGGGCGATGAGGAACTCACATTAAATTGCGTCATCGTACCATCCATTATGCTTTCCACATCCCAAGACGGGACAATCTGCTCGCCAAGGAGAGAGTTGCCGATCATGTTTCTTACGAGATTTCTATCATCAGCACCCATTTTCTCTTCGGTCAGGAAATCATTACCGTACAGTTCGCCAGCTGGCAGTTCCTCGATCCGTCCCGTTTTGCGAGCTTGCCATCCGAGACCCCTCTGTTTGTTAATTTCATGCCCATTCAAAGTAAGGATCCTAGTTTCTACACCATCATGCTCATAGTGAGTTCTTACTCTTTGTGTTTCTTTTTGAATTCTTGTCGATGTCTCTTTTGCTTTTTCAGGCTCGACTCCAGCGTACTCTACATTGTATAATATTTCATCGTCGGAAAAAACATAATATACTGGTTTGAATTTACCTTTTGCTAGCAGGTACTTTCCTAATTGAGTTAGTTCTATATCTAATACATCTTCCTTCTTATTAAAAAACGACACTCTTATTACTCCTTACTAAATCCAACGAATCCAGATGACTGCAAATCAAGGGGTTTGTACTTAAAATCAATAGAAGTACCAATATTAACTAGTTCAATTAACGAAAAGTAATCATATGGCCAGTTAAAACCATACTCAAATATATCATTTTCCACACTAAGTTTCTTTTCAGGATGTCCGTCTGGAAGTTTGTCTAGTTTCTTTTTCTTAAAGTAATTCGTTTGTGCTTTCTGCTTAACCTTGAATACCATCCACTGGACGTCTTCATCAAACCCGCCATCCTCCATGAGGTCGGTTGGTCCGAATAGTTCATGATCAACCACTTGCGAACTAATAATCCTAGAACCCTCTCCATAGTACGAATCCAAACCGACGTCGGGTGTCACATTTTGCCAAATATTTGCTACATCCTGACGTGAAAGCGTTACGGAAAACTCAAATATATACATTGCAAATGGTTCAATAAATTTTGAAGTCGGATCATTATATTTTAAGAAGTTAAAGTGCGGTGGAATATTATAATCCATCATAGATTTAACCATCTTGAAAATGGATCTTCTTGGTGTAATTGCTCTAGGTGGATCACCCAACCTATCACTCGATGCATCACCTGGTAAAGACCCTCCTGATCTGCGGGCAGCTGCATCGTCTAAAATATTCGCTGCTTCTCTCTGTTCACGGCGAGCATCTTCCGTGTCAAGTCTATATTCTGGGAATCCCAAATTTCTAACTGACTGGTATACTTCCTCTTTTGGAAGTTTGAAGAACTTCTTTTCTCCATTAACAGTCTTAAAAGGAACTGCGATAACCGCCTCTTTGATTAATTTTGATGATGGGAGCGAACCGATTTTGTTATATTCACGTTCTATCCCAAGTCCTATAAGTTTAGATAGGTCTCCCTTTGATCGATCTCTAGGTCCACCAATCCAAACAGACGGGCGAGTCTTGCCTGTTATGCTGCCTGTCTGGTGCCAGATCCCTTTTATTTTCGGCAAAGTCTGTGTCGTTTTTGAAGTTCTTGGTTGATCAACATCTCCATCGGCGGTGCCAGTGAAGTTAAACGTAGGACACTCAAATCTAGTTTGAAGTACCAAAGAACTTCTATTTTCAATAATATCCCCTGTTTCAGAATTATATGATTGAACAAAACTATCTTCATTAAATCCAAAACCACTGAAACTGGCACTAAGGTGCATGGCATGATCCCTGTTTACAGAAGCTGGTATCATCATAGTCACTGACGAGTCTGTGGTGGATCTTCCAGATCCCTTAGAAGACATGGACCCCGTTGCTGATACGAATCTCTCAAATTCGACAGTAGTTTCTGAAAGGATTTGTCTTATTGAATTATATTGGGTATTTGAGTCTGGAGTAAATTTTAACGTCGCTTCTGCAAGACCGTCATAATGAGGCGGCAAATATGGTGCAAACCCATACCCTAGTTTGTCATAATATCTTGGCAAGTTAATACCACCAGGCGTCTTGGTTTTGACTCGACCAACGTCGCACGGCGGGCCGAAAGCTGCTGGATTGTTATACATTGGATTATCACGACTTGTCCCGCGGCCGCTGCCAAGTATAACTCTTGCCTCATAGGTGCTCACACTGGAGTCGATTTCTTGTGGGACATCTGATGACCTTATTGTCACACCCTTACTGTTTTCAATAAACAAGTTCAAACATTCTGCATAGAAATTACTTGCGGCGCGGGTGTACATCGTTGTTGTCGATGCTATTGCATCAAGATCAAGTTTAGTTACGAGAGAAGACGAGTGCGCAGCGACACCACGGACGAAATCCGTATTTTGAACTGCACCCGTGACATTAAAACTGCCCGACCATACGGTTGGCCCAGACAAATCACCAGTCAATCTTCTCTTAACGGTATTGGCACCCAAGAGACTTGCGCTCGGATGAGGTTCCATTTCATAAAACAACGTCTGATTTCCATCTTCTGTAGAAACTGTGGGCGGAGTGTATATCGCAGGATCTACAATTGCCTCAAACGGTATTCTTGTAACGGACTTTATCCCCGTGTCTATATTCAAACTCAGCGAAGTGGGTTCACTACCTATATCCATCGATCCAGTGTAAAAATGTTTATGATATTCTGGAGATCCTATTCTCGGGATCGAGGCGTCATCCGTAAAATTAAACTTAGAACCAACAACAAAAGTTGGAATAGTGTATGCCCCTGAAACAAAAGTGTTTGCGCTTCCAGATAGTCCAGCTGGGTGGTTGTCTCTCAAAGTAGACTCTACCATATAACCGTCTCGTGACCTGGTGGTTGTTCCAAGAACCTTCCAGTTGACACCTGCGTTGTCGCGGGCATTAGTCCACCAAGTTTTAAATGCTGGGGCGTCGTAAGTAGTTGATCCATTGCCCTCAATTTCGCCACCATTAAGAACATAATAGTATAGAGTATATTGTGCTGGATTTGTTATGTCAGTAATACCGTTCCACCTTCTTCTGGATCTGCTTGACCAACTCGGTGACTGATCCAGGGATCCAGACCAAGTCGAAAATCCATAAAAGGTGCCAGAAAGATGATTCGCCAATGTAGGGGCAGCAGTAGTGTCGGGGATCTTAGATTCGAAAGATCCTGATGAGGCAAGTATAGTTTTACCACTATACAATGGAGATGCATGATTAAACACTGGTAAATTGTTTGTCATGCTAGCATCCGTCAAATAATCTGATGATGCATAAAGGCTTGACTTTGCCTTCATATACCCAGTGTCATTTCCAGGTCGGTACCATGCCACTAGGTTATCGTGTAAGGATCGAGGCAAGACAGTATATGGGTTTCTTGGACCTATTTGAGATCCGTGGTTTTTAGACTGAAACTTTGCGGATGAGGCGGTGTCGCCCTGCGATAGCGCACTGATCTGTGTTGCGCCAGCTGGTGGGTTGTCGGGATTAGATCCCCCAAGTGCATAAACAGAATATTTGTCTAATTGCTTATTGAAAACTAAAACTTCAGTCATGATGTTTTCAGAGGGTTTGGTTGTTGCTAGTCCGCGCTTCAAGGTTGAATCAACTGTATTTCCGAGAAATCCGAGGTCTACATTACTATCGGCATTTAGGGATTTTACTGCTCCTAGATGCGACCCTAGATAACAATTTCTTTCACCGTCCAAAACTACAGAAGCGGCGCTCGAACCATCAAGAGTAAACCCTGCTGACGAGGTTATTTCAGCGGCTGTGCTATATGGGCGACCATTAACAAAACACTTAAAGTTGTCGACGTCGATCGTGTTTAAATCGAACTCCACATAATAATGGTTCCACCCAGGGTTGAATCTTGCTCCATCTGGTGGCGTGCACTTCATAACGAAAAAATCCTTTCCATTTCCGCCAGCAGCAACAAAGTGGGTCTTAAACTTTTTATTTGCTCCAGTCTGGGCCTGGGCTTTGTTTTCAAATCCCGAATAAGTGAGAGAATCATTATCAATAGCATACCCAAGGTGAAAACCCTTCTTGAATGCAGCCTGATCTTCTACTTCTCCACTACCAAGCGAAATCACGGTACCACACTGCTGGAGGGGGTAGAGCGAATCCATAGAGAAACTACGCCAATCCTGTTCTCGTCCTCGGGCATTAGTCATCGGCAAATACATCCAAAACGATACACCAATCTTGTCATTGTGATTGCCGCTGGCGATGGACCCTGTCAGAGACTTAGCCCATTCGCTGCCTCCACCAATCTCAATTCTGTTTCTTGATAGATTGGGGTTTGCCTTCGGAAAATTATCAAAATCAGAACTTGAACCCGTCATCATATATGAAGTAACGCTGGCGGATTGGAACATGACACCATACTGGTTATATATCTTGTCTTCGTGGGGTTCGAAAATAGGATAATCAACCGAGATGCCCGACTTGATTGTATTAAATGCAATACCTGGAGCGTAATAAGGCGCTAACACGTTTCTCCATAATCCATCAGCATGCTGACTGTAAGAGGAACTAAATTCTGATGCTAATTGAGTCATTCTATCCGCAGGGTACAATCCCTTGTAAGGTAAAAATTTCTTTAATGCCTTACACTTCAGCATTAACCGCTGTGGAGTAGCGCTCTTTATTTCCAGCATCTGCTCTTCAACGACTTCAAAATCTTTTACAAAATCAGTATGACTATAAATTTTATAAAAATTATCCATCGAACTATTGGATGGAGAGGCTGCTCCAGTGATGGTTAGGAAAGAGTCGTTACACGTAAAGTATGGATCGGCGCCACCTACGGTATTAATGTAGTGATCCATGTGCTCACTAATTCTGAATTCTGGCACCAAAGAAAAGTCCTTTGCTATCAACCGAGTCTGGTGGGCAAAATCATTATAGTTATCAAAATTAAACGGATTTCGACCAGAGTGTTCTGGGGTCTTAAAGAATTGAGATCCGAACAGGTGATGATCTACCCTTTCGTCTTTCTTGTAGATATTTTGTATATGGTATCCGCCTGATTGATGTAGGAAATATGCGAACGTTCCACTTGCCTCTTCAAATCCATATGTAGGCGTGTTCGTATTGTTTGAGTTGCCAAACGATCCAGTGTAAAACCTGCCACGAAGATCTGCATAATTCGAAATCTTTGTTGTCGATATGACCGAATGGCCGGTTTCATCGAAAGGAGTAAACAATTCTTTCTTTGAATTTGTTGGCGTATATGTTCTTACTGAAGACGTTATAAACGATGCAGTCATGTCTGAGATGGCCATCTCCAGAGTATTATTTACAACATTTAGATCTGCAAACGTATCACGTTCGATGGTCTTCATCTCAAACACATTCGGCGCCTTCATTGCCCATTGCCCAGAAATGTCGTTGGCAGCACTTGAACCCGTAACAACAGAAACAAATCGTATCTTCTGGTTAGTCAAAGACGCTGTAACTAGTACATCAACAAACTGATACGCTGTGTCGCTGGCGTATGTGTCAATATCTCCAGAGGACGACCCTATTGTTGCAACAGTTCGGTACCCCCTATCACCACGAGACTGATCTTCGTCGCCGATTTGTACATAAAATGGCGTTGTTGATTTGTGGACAATACCGCCGCCAGCAGCTGTTGTGCTGGCGCCAGTCCTAAGTAGGAACGTAATCTTGCCAGGAAAGTCATATGAAGAAGTAGTTCGAACCCATCTATACAGCGTATGTTCAGAACTCTTAGGAGGATCATACATTGCCGAAACCGCAACAGACCGCCCAACAAAAGCCATTGGCGAAAGTCCCGATGGGGTTCCAAAATCATCTGACATCACTCTTGGCCCAACCTGTGCTTCGGTGACACTGTTAGTTGGACCACTAGCTGTTCCATAACTAGACCCATTATAAGTGTGTGTTTTCCATCCTGGTGGTAGTCCTGGACTTGTGTTGAATCCGCTGCCTCCTATTGAATTATAATTGGTCGTGTTTGCTGCTTGGAAAAAAAGATCATTTTCGGGAAATACGTTCGTAGTATTGAGACCTTGATCATAAATCTTTCCTGCCGAATATGATGCAGACAAAATAAATCTTTGAACTGTGAAAGAGTTAGGCAAACTAGATGTAGCTTGCATTGGGAACGGTCTCGCGAAGACGGCACTTGCACTAGGAAAGTGTAAGTTATTGTGGAAAACAGAATAGTTCGCAAATAGCTCACCTGCGCCGTCAGCGCCCAAGTGATCAGATGTTGTCTTCAGCGCTGTTGTTCTAAAATTATCAGGTTCATCTAATGGCCAAATCGACATTCTCGGAATCGTATTTCCTTGTGAATTTGTTACGTTCGTTAACGTACGTTCGGATCGCACTGTTTTCCAAAAATCATCAGTTTTAAACTCGGTTCTTTGTCTAGTTCTCTCAAGATATGCATTTTCCTCTTTCGGAAAAATGTCCATATCAAACCTTGCCCAGTCTGTAACTGGTTTACTTAAATCAAACCCTCTCAACATATTATTGTCTAGGAGATTTATCTTTTGATCGTCTGGAGTCTGCACTCTCAATAAGTTAGTTAAATTATCAGTTGCGAATTTACCAACAATATTACTAAATACAAACTTGTTCACTGCAAGCTTTGGGATGCCCTTGGAATCTAACACCATTCCAAAAAGTTTAATCGGATACCTGTTTGATGTAACAGGAGGGTCTGTAAATCTAAAACTAGAATTAGAAACATCCCTATCTGTATTATAGATCCTACGATGATTCGTACTATCTGGCCATGAATAGTTACCTAGAGTGTTCGTTCTTACGACGCGTCGGCCTTCGTTACTCGGACTACCGATCTCCATTGGAGGTGCATATATATTCTTTTTACGCAAATACCTACCCATTTGAGTTTGTCCTACCCTCAATTGTTTCCAAGATGGATAACCATACGGGCCTTGCTTGCTTAAAATCATTGTATGAAAGTGCGCTGGTGCAATTGCTTTAATTTCGATATTCCTAATAGACCACAAACCGTCCATCGATATGTCAGAATTTCTTACAATCCACCTTAATTCCAGTGGTCTTTCTGGTCCTTGTCCCAACCCTGAAAGTCTTACACTTTGTTGGACATACTCTGTGCGATCATGACGGTTGTTGGAGACGGATGCAACCAAGTCAGAATTGTTGGATGCCAGTTCCAATACTGTCACATAAGAACCGCCAGACTTCTTGTATTGCAAATACATATTGTTATTGCTTCTGCTTGTTTGATTGATTACGTCAAAATTAATATCAATCGAACCTGGAGTTGTTATAGGGTTGAACAACGCAACCCACGACCAATAGTCTGACGATACTGGCGGGTTTGTGATATCGGTGTGGGGCAATCCCGTCCCGCGAAATGCTAAAGCTTGATATACGCCGTTGGTACTTGTCCATCCATACTGAAATGGCGTTGGGCCTGTGGAGACAGCTGTGGCACCTATAAAAGAATCCACAAAAGATTTTGAATACCCCGATCTATCAACAGCTTCGGCGGCGTACGTATTTGCTGTTGCTGTGGAGACCGCCGTTGTAAACCCTAACCCGATATTGAAAAGTGATGCAGTGAGCTGATGTCCTGGTCCGAGGGCGCCTAAATACCCACTGTCTCCAGTAATCGCTTTATCTGCGGCAAAATTATTCTTATATACAGTGATGGTCGACAAACTCGAAGTTAAGGTCGATGTGTTTGACCCGACGTCAAGATCTTGATTTGTAAGTGTGTGCGGATACTGATGGAAATTGATTCCAGCATAGTTTACAATTGGGTTCCCAAATGCGGCAGCGCCTGGAAAAGGCGTACTTGCTGATAAAAACTCATAAGTTCTCTCATACCTCAATGACCCTGTAGTGTTGCCACCCAGAGCAGCCTGTGTAAATGAATGTAAGTGCCCTGCAAACTCTATCTTCGGTCTACCTGCGGTGTTTAAAGACGCCGTAATCCAAGCATACTGATAGTCGTTTTGTGGAATCGGATGCTGAACGAACAAGTTATCCTTATTGATATCCGTCTCTCCACTGTACTTCTGTCCTGACATTGACCTTCTGTGTCTTGGGTTCGCATTAACCTTGTGGTTTGTTACAAGACTGTTGGAGTCTTTATTGCTAGCAGACTGAGGCAGTTTGCTCAAGAAATTCATCGGACCTCTAACAGAAAGATTTCGATAGTTTAAGGAATTGTAAACAGAATATTGGTTAGTTTCTCTATCCAACCCATGTCCGCCTCTACTATTTCCTGCCACCTCTGTGCCACCTGGCGATGCAAAGCGTGCTTTAAATACTGTTTTCCTGACTGGTCTGGCAAATCGAGCGAATTCTTTTACGCCTGGAATGCCTGTTGAATTTGACGATGTCATTTGTTCAAGATTGTCTACGAGAAAATCTTTTCTTTGATCTTCCGAAGTATATTGCACAATATCATACATATGGTTATAATTTCCCAAGGAAATACTAGATGTTGTGCTTTGTATATTGTCAATATTGACAGGGCGTTTTGCGAGTGGTCCTCTTAAAACTTGCGCATGTTGAATGCTATGATCTATAATAGGCAGATTTGAGTCATCCAATCCCGTTGCATTTGGAGGCAGAACATATAATCCATCAACTCCGCCAGTAAAATCCGTCTTTGTCAGACCTGGATCGCCAGAATCCGTAATCGTAATAGTTGTGTTACCGCTCGCACCTTCCACGTTTTGTGTCACCTGGACGACTGTAGAGGCAATTCTTGCAGCGGTCAGTCTGCTATTGCCATTTAAACATGCCGCGATGGCCAGTGCGGTTGCAGCTGCGGTTCCTACTGCAAACGTCGGATTATTGATGTCCGTAGTTGTAGTTGTGGATCCATGTGCGGTTGCCGTTATTACAGTTCCGTCTGTAGCGATAACTTGAATAGTGTCAGATGTGTTAATCTCTGTATGATCACTGACTGTAATTGTTGCTGTCGCTGATTCAAAACCCGTTGCAATCTTGAACGCCTCGGATCTACTACGCCCATCCTTCTTGTTTTCAATATTACCCAATAAGGACCCAGATAAATCTTGATGCCTATGAGCGTTGCCGCCTACCCAGCGTTCTGTAAATGGAGACTGGAGTGTCACCTCTCTGTCGTCACCATACTCGTCAGAGTGTAAATTTGTTATATCAACACCCTTCTTAAAATTAAGATACAGTGACGCTTTGTAATCAGTTGGTGCATCGATGGAACTACTGTATATCGTAAATGGAGCGATATCATTTATGTCCCTATCTTTATGCGTAAAAGCAATATCAGCTGGTGCATGGATCTTATGCTTCTTGTGGGGGTTAATTACGTCCTTACACGCCGTTGAAGCAGCTTCTGATGCTGTGACCGCAATATGTGTTTTCTCGTGCGCAGAAGTGACGCCAGTGTAAAATCTTTTCTTTTTATTGCCAAAGGTGTTATCTCCACCCTTCGCATGGCGTTGGTCCTCTACTGTTAAACGATATGGTCTGGATAGTCTTCTTGTTGCATAAGTTGATCCCGAAACAGAAGTAATTGATGCCCTTCTGATAATTTCTCTATCCGAGTCCGTCTCCAAAGTACCTGAAACAAAAAGGTCTGTATTTCGTTGTGCTCTCTCGCTTGTCCATAGACAATTCTTGTTGTTCGGACTTCCCAACGGAGCATGTCCACGATTCCAGTCGTATAACAATTCATTAATCGCTCTTATCTGTCCGAGTGGTTCAACCTTTTTAAGTTCTAGGGTTGGATACTTAGACTGGAATTTGTTCCTTTCTAGAATATGACTCTCTATGACATTTCTTATATCTTCAGATGCAGCAACAGATGCAGGCACAAACTGATCGATCATAACGGAAAGCGAGGAATCCAACCACTTGTAGTATTCCATAAACCTCTCAATGTCTGGTGAGTTACCCACTCTGTCAAAGAACATTTGACGCAACTTAGATAGACCCTTATAGTCCTGCCTGAACCTTTCTACTGGGGCGCCGATGGCGTTATTGAAATCGTTAATACCTGCAAAGAAGTTTAACATCTCATCCGAAACAACTGCATACATACTCTTCTCGAAAGAGAAATAATAATCTGTTGGTTTCGTCTCTCTTGTGAAAACTACATCATCGTTAAGGGAGATATTGACCATATCGCCAGAGCGTACGTTCTCAAGTGGTTGTAACTTGGCTGCCTGGTCAAATTCAACGTCAATACTGCCTGTACCTATCGTTCCGAAAGATATACCCTTTGCAGGATGCATATACTTAATTGTATCTTCGATTGAACCACCGACAAGGTTTGAGTCTACGGAACCAGAAGATACGTCTGTCACCCACATCTCACCATTGGTATTGGATCCTGTCAAACTTTCAAAGTTCCAATTGATGGTGAGCAATTCCGATCTAGGAGTGTGACACCCACCTGCGTTTCCTAGAGGCAAGATATCCCTAGTTGGGTTGGTTACACCGAAAGATTTTGGATCAATCGTATGCTGATGTAATTCATCATCACTTAAGAATGTCAACCAGTGTCTGAAATTTGTTGCTTTTATATCCGACCGTTGCAATATGCCGCCGTCGAAGTCTGTCCTATGCGTACCCACATAAAACCTTCTGGATGCCTGCGTAAAGGCGGCGCCCACTGCCTGAGACATAGAACTACTAATTATGTGCTGCTGGTCTATCTGATTACCGATTGCATTAATGCAAGCAAGTTCAATGAAATAAGATGTAGCAGATCCACTAACGTTCATCGCATCTGGGTTTAATCTATTTTCAAGCCTGGTGCGAACTGCAACATGCCATCTTCTGGATGTGTACAGATCAGGAATAAACTCCGTTTCGATCGGATCGAATAGACCATTTCTACACGTCAAGACGAACTTGGCAGTTGTTGAATTCTGAGTGTCTTTGACTGCATATACTTGAAAGTTAGCATCATCGTCTCCGACAGCTGTCCAAGCATGTGAAGTGCCGTTCTGACCTGCAGTATTGGTGCGGACTGCGTGACAACCAAACAAACTAGAACTCAACGGCGTACTGCGATAAAAATCATGTTCTATAGGGTATCTATTGGGGAAAAATATCTGTGCCTGAGTTGTCGATCCAGCTGGTAAAGCAGAAGATCCCGTCACATACCCTCTTGCATCCTTTTGTCTGTAAGTGCCTGGTAGACTAGCCGTTTGAAAAACGGTTGCGTCTGTACTCGATTCGGAATCAAAGTTTACATACTTGTTCTTCACTGTTGAATGAATGTAACTGTTTTCGAGCGGATATACAGAATCTGTCGAATAAAGATTCATCTTTATCAATTCACTATCTACACCAAAGCATCTGAACAGGTTTCTAAATGATCTTTCCGTTCCCTTCGATTTGTAAATACTGTTAATGTTATTGTATATGTTGTTGTATATAAAGTTTTTAACGTTGTGTAATTTTTCCCTAAATTTGTCTTCTTCATTCCGATCATTGAAAATGTTGATCGTATCCTTGTCCAAGAAAAGTTCTGGAGTGACAAGACCCAAAGACTCCAACTTTACATTGTTGAACGGGTGCGGTTTATATTTAAGGTCTGGGTATTTATTTTCCTTGACGTCCTTCATTTCCTTTATTTGAATGAATAGACTGTCAAAATAGCTCGCCATGATCTGTGTTATTTTTCTTAATTCGTGTCCGTTCTCCTGACCATCTTCATCAACGATCCAATCTGGGATTGAATAATAAAGACTTGAATTGTTGGTTAGGTCAAAAGCATACCCCTCTTCCAATGAACTTGTCGTAAATGCCACCACGTCTGGATGCGTGGAGTACAGAATAGGGTCTCTGAATTCCTTAAAAGAGGCAGAGGACTCCGTAATTGCCGATCCAGTGTGACGACCTACCGAAGCATATCCAACCCAATCACCATTAGATACTCTACCAGAGTAGTCTAAAACTATATTGTCGATTCCAGAATCGCCTACCAGACCTTCATTGAATTTATAATAAACCCCCAATGATGAATTTTCCACATTCTTATTGGTGCCTGCGCCGATCTGATGATTGTAGAATCTGCCAACCTCTTTAGAGTTCCTTGCTGTTTTCCAAAATCGAAATTCATCCAAAGATCCAGACAACTTACCATACCCGCGTCCAGGGTATTGTGGCCTGTCACTAGCAGCGTTGCCTGCGCCCAATTCTCTGGCGTCTTTGTAAGCGACCAGGGATCCAATTGTTCCTACCATTGCAGTGTTAAGGGTGCCAACGGAACTGCCTGTCATTATAGTTTGATGCAATTCACCGTCGACATAGGATCTAAGTCGCACCGAACTAGAAACATTTTGCATCGTAAATGAATAATGGTGCCATGCGTCATCTGAACCGCTCGTGTAAAGGGCAGGTTTACCAACTCTGACATCTTTAAATCCCGTGGTTCCAGACTGATATGTTACAAGAAATGGTGATTTAGCAGAATCACTACTGTCCAATTCTATAGTGAATCGACCATATTTGTGCTCACCCTCAACCGAACCAGTAGTAGTAAAGTCAAACACTACCTCTCTTTTGGTCTTTGACGTTCCAACAAATTCTGGTTTTTTCAACCAAAACTCTACAGTATTTCCATTTTGTCCATTAATTTCAAGATTAGAAAACCTAGAACTTGCAGTGTGAAATATGTTCCCTACGTTCGGACCACCCTTGATAAAGATATATTCCTTAGTTGCAGGATTGCCATAGTTGCCAGATACCGATGTTCTAGTGCCCCAACCACCGCCTGCTCTGTTTTCCGAAAGTTTAATGTACCCTGTTGTTCTTGGATATTCATTCTCAAAGAGATGTAGGTCGAAACCACTTGAGTCATTGAAGAATCTTAATTTCTCTCTTAAGGTACCATCATAAGGGTAGAGTTGCTGGATTCTTTTTATACCTGCATCATAGTATTCTTCCAGGGAACCATATTGAACAAATTCTTCTGGAACAGAAAAGTCTGTGTGAGATTTTACTCGAACTTTATCCTTGATATATTCTTCAATATATCCAACGGACTCCACGTCCGATAGGTACGCCGAAAAATCTCTTTTGGATTCTGTTTTTTGAGAACCCCCACCTCTTCCAAATAAACTTTTAAGACTCATAATTATTCAACTCTAAATTTAAACTCATCCTTATTAACGATGTTTTGACCATAACTATCCGTAGAGACCTCTAGTGCGTACATGTACCCAGGCTCAAATAGAGACATATCAAGCTTGAAAAAACTTCCGCTTGAATCATATGACATCTTACTGTGTGGAATACTTCCTGAACCATACGATACAACCTCCTCTCCATCAATAACCCTATACGCCCGATAATATACATTATACAACACTTCATTCTGTAATTTATTACTTGCTACAGTATATATGTTTGGTTGGTGATCTTTTCTTCTCACATTAAGTCTCAATGATGGATTATCCTTGGTTCTATACACAGGTTTTAGATTAGACAAGGACACCACATACTCTTCATCTGCATTGCTATATGGGAGAGGTGTGTGTGTCTTGACATATATTGCGGATCCTGTAAACAACTCATGCTTACCGCCATTGTGACTACTATCCGTATGAGACCAGACATCATAAACCTTTGTGTGAGAACCTGTGGTTGCTAATGATGCGCTGTAAATCCCTGTTTCATGTAAGTAACATTCCGCAAAGTCTTGTGCCTGACCGTCAGCAAAGGTATTGCTTGGCACTGATACGTTCGTCACCGATGCCATACTAAGCGCTTTGTTGCCTGCGGTTCCAATAGCGTTCTGGGTGACTGTCACGGTACCGTCGCCGTTGTCTACTGCGGTAACTGCTAAACTGGTGTTCGCAATAGATTGTTGTATTCTTTCTGCAATTCCAGCATTGTTGCCAAGCACAGAGAAAATACCAACAGTGGACGTGGTTGAACTATTTGCTGCGACTGAATTGTTCCCCTGTTGGAATGTAAACGTAACGGATGCGTCAGCAGAATCGGTCATCGTAAAAGTCTCAGCATTTCCAGGATTACCAGCAACGGTTATAGTTGCCTTTGCGCGTCCATCCTGAACGCCGCCTCCAACTGGTAGAACAATTGCTTTTGAACTAGACTTGAGGTCTGGATACAATCTAACTCTCATTAGCGCTTCGCCTGTAGATTGATCGGCACCATTGGGATCAGTCTTTAGTGCTGGAATGTTGGATAACCCCCTGCGAGTATAGTTGTACATGTATAACTGGTTTAGGTTCTCGGGTCCTGTTGCCAAAGATGAACTCTTGTAAAAGTTTGCTCTATCATCTCCTATCGAATCATCAAATCTCGCCTCGATACAAGGTCTCTTGAAGAAAAACTCCGTACCTCTAGCAAAAAATTTCTTAGTGTAGTATGACCTCTGTCGAGAACCATCCTCATAAGACCCTGACATCTTGATCATTACGCCATAATTCTCACGATCAGGATCAACGGTCGACTCTGCAGCAATCCATTCTTCGACCAATGCAGTTATATTAACCAACACATCTTCTGTTCCATCGGTCAAATCAAATTTGTAGTGTGGTAGGTTTTCTCCAGCAGTGTATCCAACTTCATGAAAGTCACCGCCTTGGGTGGTCCAGCGAGATCTACCACCTCTCTGAACTTTTGTCAGTGTAAAGTGGGACGAATTTGAAATACTCTCTGGTATAATGGATCCAGAGGTGCCACCGACAACAGTGTTAGTGAGTCTAACTGTTGCGTTTGTGGAATCGCCCGTATCTTCGTTTGAGATAGATGCAGATAGATTTACACCAACAAGTGCGTCGACAGCTGTCTTTACCTGTTTCGCGAACTTTCTAACATTCGCTGGTCCTGCCTGGTCTAATTGAACCTCGACTTCCGTGCCGTCAAGAGATGGTGCTGAACCAGTTCCATCGTTATCAAACCAAAAATTGTATCTCTGATCTTCTTTGTTGTCATCTAGGACTTGAACTGAAAAATATTTGCCATCATAATGCGATAGGTTTGTTGAAACAAATTTGATATCTGTTATATCCGCCACCTTTGTGTCATTTCGAAATATCCAGTTTGAAACGTCAAGGTCAGAATACTCCTCCATATCCAGACCAGACCCTTCATCCCAAGAAGCTGAAATTGGTAAGATTGCCAAGGTTGAATCCTTTGGCAGAGTCTGACCATGTTCGGCATTATGTAATCTCAAAAAGAACCTAACGCTGCCCGATGCGGGGATAGTAGAATTAGTCCTATCTGTTGCGATCTTTGATATATCAAATTTTATGAGTGCTCTAGATTTCTCCAATGATCCAGACGAAGCCTGTCCAAATATAGAAAAAACTTCTAAGATATCTGAACGACCTGCATTCGATCCCGTTCCCCTGGTCGTCAACACTGAACTAAATGCATTGTTGATCGTGTTGTCGCCGTTTGAAAAATACCTCTTTATACTCATAATACGGTCCCCTGAATGTCTGCATTGGGATACTTGAGTTCATATATGTGATCAAACGGAATAGTTAGAGTCCTACCATCCATGCTTAAATTCTGTTCTATCTCATAAAAGAGAGTAGAGTATTGTTCTCCTTCCATATTTCGTACCGAGACATCCGTCACGTCGACGACGAAATCTAGATTGCCTAAAAGTTTGTAAATATCGTTTAAGTACAGTGCTTCTCCAAGTTCTGGGTGGATTCTAAAATATTCAGAAATCTCCCTGTTACAAACTGTGATTGCTTCGGACGAAGTATAACTTCCGTCTGTTACGACCTGATAATCTATCCCAATGTTTATTATTCTCGCGTCCAAGATATCAAAAGTATCCGCCATCATTCTATAATGCTCGATCCAGGTCTTTAAATTATTCTTAAGGGTCAAATTACAATCAGTCAAGTTTCCACTCAAATCTTCCGAAGTGACATAGAGGTTTATGTTTCTCTTAAAAGAATCTTTATCGACAGCAACCGCACACCTCTTTATTGCTCCAAACTTCGCTGGCATGCTGTAGACCATAGATTTATAATCCTGCATTGTCACTGCACGGTTTTGAGAAGCAAATTGGTTTTTTGCCCTAACTATAATTTCATCCGTATCTGGAATTTCCAGATCTCCCAAAATTTGCTCTGGGTTGTGTACCTCTACAGAAGTGACAACCAGACTTCTTTTGGACTGTAACAAGATTGACTCATCAGGAAAAGCAAGCACAGGGTTTGTGACGACATTCACGCTTCCAATGCTTGCATTTGTCACGTCCTTATCATCTCTCCTTACTCTGACTGACAATGTTGTGTTGGCAGGAGAGACTCCCATTTTTGTTGTAGACGTTAAATTTGTCGGATCAAACTCGTTATCAGAAACATACTGACTTCCAAACTGATTTAATACGACTTTTGAAGGATCTTCGTAAGATCCCGAAACAATATCATTATCACTACCTTGACCAAACTGAAGTTCTACTCCGTTTTGAAAAAAACTTGCAACATACCTCCTCGGTACCGTTAAAGGTTTTATGATATTTTTAACCCTCTCGCTGTCTGGGTTCCTATTTGCCAAGTCGACATATATTACATCTTGCGATAAATGATCCACTTCGTAATACCGATGCCCTTCCTCGTCAACGACATCAACGATTTCAGAAGCATTTTCCACATTAAGAGTGATGGTTTTAAATCTTTCGAACGCACCAGTAGAAATCGAGATCGATTCAACGAATCCAGACTTTATCTGACCCAGTGCCCTAATTGCGTACTCAGAAGGGGCGCCCGTATCTGGGTTGGTTGCTGCGACGATTGTTTCGTTTTCGGGTGATGAAAAGTCAACATCCTCAATCAACGTATAGCGGCCGCCATCAACACTTGCAAATTCACTCCCCTGTTTTAAGACGGGTATATAATTTGTGTCTGGTGTATTTGTTATTGAATTTACTGGGACTGTAATATAAAATTCACAGATACCATAAGATGTGATTGCTTCCGAGTATTTATACCCCATTGATCTTGCAAGAGATATCACGTTCTGCTTCTCAACAGCAGTCTCTAGAAAACTTTCATTTACCTGGTAGTCCAAGTAGTATGATAAAACGTCTCCAACATAAGCTACCGAATCCAATAACAAAGACCCGAAAGATGCTTCCGAAAAGTCCTGGTATGTGTCTGGGTAATATCTTCTGGCGTGCTCAACAAGGCGTGCCTTTATTGAATTAAAATCTCTCGCTGTGTATGAAATGGGTATCTTCTTCTTTGGCATCAAAAATCCTCTCTATAAATAGTCATCGAACTGAATTTACATCTAATGATAAATTAAGGATATCGTCAGACAAAATCCCCTCTATGTTATAAGATAACTTAATGTTCAGTACGTGTTCTTCGATAAAAACGCTCAAATTTCTTATAACTACCGCAGGCATGTATGTGTCAATCTGGGTTGCGATCCTGTTTTCAAGTTCTGCTACCACCCTATGTGATTCGTTTTCGAAGAGAAAAGTTCTTACACCTACGCCGAAGTCTGGATTCATCACCCTTTCGCCTGGATTAGTTAAAAGTAAATTCTTTAGGTTTTGTTTCGTGTTTTCTGCCAAGGTCTTGTTTAATCCAATACATCCCTCTGCTTTTGAGACAGCAACTGGTAACTTTGGGCTGATTCCCACACTCATTGATCTTCACCCTCCTTGTCCTTGCAGATCCCTTCTGCTTCTTCTTCCCCTGGTGTTTCGCACTGTTTTCTTTCTTTAATATTACTTAGTGTCTCGCCAGTTATTTGTGGCGCGGAAAGTGCGAGAAGACCGAAAGGACCTAGTGGATATCCATACCTGGTGTTGGATCCCGTAGTCAACCCTGCTACGTGTTTCGAGACTTTAGCAATATCAGAAAAGCTAGGAGTAGGCAATGTAGATAACAAGATGTCTATTGGTAGAGAGTTAATAGGAACATATTGTTTTTTGCCGTTCTTCTTACCAAATCCTCGATCCAAGTCACCATCATAATTACCATCAACAATGGGATGTCCGACTAACTCATTTGTCAGTCCAGACTTCATTTCACAAGGATCCTCCCTGTATTGTTTCCTCATATCTCTATAGGCGGGGTCTCCAAAGCGGCCGACGGTCCTGACGGTACGGGCATAAGATTGTTTCACAAGTTTCTCTAATATTTTATAAAACATTTTCCAAAAGTCGCCCATCGTAGCCCCAAAATCAAACGCTCTACTTTCATCAATATCAGTCTCTGGGAATATAACCTCTGGTTCATGCGCAGTTCCCGTTATGCCCATATACCCGAGGCAAGCCATCTTAGTTGCAGTTAAAAGACCGTCATCGGACCTGAATTCATCAAAAATTATACTGTTTTGCAGGGTATGTATTCCAACATACCTATCTAACGGAAACAATATCTTCAAGGCAACGTTAGCAGGATGATTAACAGGCGCGTCATTGATGGGGCGTGATCCCATCGATGCATCCACTGGTCCGAGAGCAAGTAAGTTTGTTACGATACTCTCCTCTTTTAGTGCATAAATGCGATCCCTAATCATCTCCCTTCTTGTCTGCAGTCCTATGAATCCTGTTTGGGATGGTGTCATCGGAAAGAAAATCTCCTCTGACTCTTCAGCATACAGATCATCCAAACACCCAACATCCTCTATGTGCTCGTGAATTGGTATAGAATAAACAAGAGTATTCTTAACGTCATCATCAAAAATATTTATAGGCATGTAACTGTTGGAAACCATAGCAGACCCCAAAGTCTGAAACGAAGATTGTACCGATGCCAGGTTATAGAAAGATGACCTATAGTCTAAACTTGTTGGGCCCTCGGCAGTATTCAGCGGGTATTTATCAGCATATGCAAGAAAACATTTCTTCCTGTTAAAGAGAGATCCGTCGGACATAAGCCCAACAGTTCTACTATCGACTGAACTCATATCGACTTGTCTATCTACATGTGGGCGGAAATCTGCAAATATATCAGATGGTTTTGTTTCCATAACGTTGATGCCAGATACTTCGGAAGACCCCGCGCCAGCTGGTGTAGCAGGTCTCTCGTATTGACGATATGCCTTTTGGCCCATCATGAGGCGGCCGCCGATTTGAAGGTTGCTTTTTAGAAAATCATATAACTCTTGTTGCTTTGGCACGATAGTACTCGCGTAGAACTCGTTTATCGGAATATCCAAATTGAAAGTTTCGTCTTCTTGTACCCCTGATGGTGAATTCCATGTTACTGGTTTTCCAATAGCCAAAGCACCGCTGGCGGATTTGGGTGATGAAAACTGCCTTTCATCCAAAATAGGAGTGTAAGTCCTGCTGATGTAATAGTCCAGAACCGCTTTTTGCATGCGGCCGCCGCCATACCAAGGTGTTCCGCGAGTGCTGGGCGGGGACCCGTATCCGCTTGGATTGGAACCGATCCTCCAGTCATCAAGATTAACCTTCATCGAGTCGGCGTTGTCTTCTCGTAAAGAATAATACCATTTTCTCGCATAGTCTATCGACCTCTTTGCTGTAGCAACTTGCTCAAAAATTTCCTTTGCGTTGTCGTAGTACCCAGAACCGCGAGGCATTCTGGGGTCATCTCTCCAGTGCACTCTTGTTTTGATAGTGTTTTCTTCTGAAGTGTTTGTCGGCCAGTTGTGTATGATATCTATCATATTTGTCAAACATTCAACAATAAGTTCCGCCTTGCGTCGTCTGGGGATGTCTTTATATGCGTACCCTGGATTATCACTGTACCTTTCTTGCTCGAAAACAAACTCGCGCCCTAGCCACTTATAGGCACCTAACTTTGACCATTGAGCATGAAACGTCTCGGCCCATGGTCTCGTGAGTGTGCCGACGCCAGGGAATGCCTTGGGAAGCGCTTCTGGACCCTCTATGTTATTGCTCCAAGTTCGGAGCATTTCGCGGTTTGCGTCAAACGCGCCGTCGTCTGCGTTGACGTCGTCAATAATAAACAACACTCTTTCTATAAGTTCTCCCTTGGATACTTGTCCAGACCTGTAGGCGTAGTCAAGTTCTGTCAATATTGCGTCTTCTGATAGTGGTTCTATTATTTCTGCTGCTTCTATAGTTCTCGGACTTGGATTGCCCCAATTTATACCATAACCAGAAATGTTTGCCGTGAACCCGAACGGGGTTCCGCCGCTTTCCACATCGGGATGCCTAGTTATAACGTTCTCTGGTTTCTTGGCAGCGAACCCTATGTCAATCATCATCCTAATTGCTATGGACTTATAACAGCGGCCAGAGTGCCAAATCTGTCGGGCGGATGGGGAATCATATACATAATACGCAGGCAGAGTGGGGCGTCCAGCAAAAAAGTTACTTATTAGTTTTAGATAAAACTTCTGAACAAAATCATATTCAACTCTATTTCTCTCCAGATTTTCCTCAAGTGCCTGCATCCTCTCCACTCTAGTGTCAGTATCTTCGGCGCCAAAAAGTAGGTGCTCCATGTCAGTTGGGGAAACATATTCGGAATACAAACTTGTCTCGGGGTTGGTACCGATGTTGAGTATGTTCCGAAGCAAAGGATCCGAGTCTACTTCTAAGTACAATTCATTGTAAATCCTAAAAAACTCTGGAAAATTCTTTATTCTATAGAATTTCTCCATCCAGAAGTGTCCAGAGTTTATCTTTTTCTGAATCAACTCCTCTGAGTATCCCTCAAAGGCAAACCTATCATATATGTTTGGAATTATTGCGGCGACGGGCATACGCTTGTACCCATCAAGTAAATTGTTGGTATATTCTGTTGCCCACCTTAGATCATAAACATTCTGATCTGCGCGTTCTTGCAAAGTGATGCCTAGGGCGTCTTGTTCCATTGCATCGGCCTGCTGCGTGTAGGATATTTTTGCAAAAATATCCGAAGATTCTTCAGCCAGACGTCTCAGTTCACGGATGCGCGCATGGCGAGAGAGGTGGTCGAGGACCCAATCGGACGAGCGTATCCTCTCTACCTTATCCAAGTGTTGTCTTAACACCTCCAGGTCTTCTCGTCGGGCAGATGCATCCGTCGGATCTTCTTGGATAATTATTTTTGGATAATTGTCAATGCTAGGAACTTCTTTCGCATTTTCAGCAATCTCATTCCTGACTTTTTCTGAAAAAGAAGCATATTTACCATCAAATACTTTTGTTACGAATTCTTCAATAGATTTCGTATCGATGTTTTTGAGTATTAATGACCTTAATGCTGCTTTTTCGTCATCCATTTTTGTTATTTTTTTGACTGTTTTTATGACTTTGTCTTTAATACTCGTAGAATTAACCTTCTTTTCGATGTCATTCATGACATAATTTACAACATAATCAATCATAAACTGAGAGTCGAAGGCGCCTTTGGGTCCAAAGTTTGAAAACAAGAACATGCTCTTAAAAATAATCTCCATACATGAAAACTTGACATACAACCCAAATAGACCAGCAGCAGAAGAGGTTTGAAGTGGACCTGGTTCAGTGAAGTCTCTAAATTGTGGGTCATTTTCTGGTTTTTCAGTTTCATTTTTATATGAGCTTAGAAAATCCTCAACTATCTTTTCAAAATCCAGCAGTTTCGGGTTCGGGACATAACACGGTTTCCCCTGTAGAGACCCCTCAACTATGAAATCTTTAGATATATCTTGCTGTAATTGATACATTTCATCAAATGAAAAGTATTTTGAATTCTTTACCAAGTCTGAAATGTGAAAATTAAAGGCATCTGAAAAACCTTCATAGATAGAAAACCCGTCCTGTCGAGTCGCTGCTGTTTGAGCAATTAAGTTTAACAAATAAACGATGCGCTCGGTTCCAGTTATGTCTCCGTCGCCGTCGGCGTCGAGTGTCAACCCACCACTTCCTTCAATAAATCCAGAAATATGATTTCTAATCGAATTTTCCTCATAAACATCGAGATTTGTTTCCGATTTGTTATCCGAGACTTTCTTTAACCCTTCGATATACAAGTCTGCGAAACCACCAGGTCTCAACAATTTGTCAACATGCTTATCTGATTGTATGTCGATGGACTGCTTTCTTGCCTCAATGTATTCCGCAGGCAGTTGCTCCTTGTAAACCTTATTAAAGTAAACGCTTTCAAAATTATCCGATGCGTAATTGACAATATATGAAACCCTATAGCAGTCCTTCATCTGACTGGAGATAAATGGCATGTCGGAATATCCTGCTGATATCCTACTAGGCGTGTTAGATTTACTATCAACATTGTCTGGTTGGAATTCACTCGGTCTAGTCATAACTCTGACGTGCAATTCTCTATACGGAGATCCTGTAGTTGCAGTTGTTTTTCTCGTAACCGTAGTCACATCACTTGAGGAGATGTCTCTCATCTCAGGAAACACATGTGGATCTTCTTTTGAATACTTTATGACATACCCTGTAATCTTCTCTTCGATGAGATCAGCCAACTGCTCAGCCTTCTCAGGATCAGAGTCGCCCGTTGGGTTGAGTAGGATCGCTTCGGCATCCGTAGAATTGTCTTGAAAATAAAATTGCATATACTGCAGTTCTTCCCTGGGTATGCCGATAGATTCAAACCATAAAATGACCTTCAAGCGATCGAAAGGACTAATTGATCTGGCGGTCGCTATTTTGCCTGCCTTTCTAGCAGGTAACTGATTTTCTAAATTTTGTACCTGTGTTGTGTAATATTTATAATACAGATAATCCTTGCTGTTAAATCCTGGCTCTCCAGGTGCGATTAGTGACTCGTTCATATCGACCATGGCGTCTGGGATTCCTGTTATTTCCAAACTAAATGCACTCTTCACATTACTTAACAAGGACTTAACTGCCATCTTAGCAACTCTATCGTGATGAGGGTTACTATATGGTCCTGGCATGTCTTTCGCTTTTAGTTCTGATGGCAGGTTTCCTGGTAGTAGTGAGTCGAAATTACCATCTGATGCTATCTTTCTTAGCGCATCTCTTCTTTTTTGAGCACCCTTCATCTGTTGTGCAATTTCTTTACTTGAAATTCCAGCTTGCTCCAACCTTTTCCTCAACCCATCCATGCCCGACCTTTCTTCACAAAGAGCATCAGCGACGATGACTTCTTCTATTTCTCGCAATCGATCGCAAAGATAGGGGTCTACCACTTGTCCCAACACTCTAAAGAACTCACTTATTTCTGCAAGAGTTTTCATAACTGTCTTTAGTTGCGAATCTGAAGACTTTATAACATTCAACACAACAGTCAAGACGCTTGGACTTGCCTGTCCTTGCAACAAATCACACAACTCAGATGGTCTAAGTACCAAACTTATAGAATCAAACAAAGAAGATATAGAACTTTCCGACTCTCCAAACAAAACATCTTGCGGAATACCTAAATTACTTAAAACTTCTGAGGTTTTTTCTGCCAGATCTGCTTTTTGTTCAGCATTTGCAAACGGGTTTTCCTTATTCTTATCATTCAACTTAGACAATTGGGCGGCGCCGTACTGCAAAGCATCGACACAGTCTGGATATGAAATTGCTTCTAAGATGTTTTTTACCATTTCGCAAATGAAAGATATGATCATGTCAGATAATGCAATTTTCATTTGAGGCAAAACAAAGTGCAACGGGTTAAAAGTTGGCAACTTAGGCAAAGAAGGAATCTCAAATTTAAACTGTAAGTCAAACTCTATATCATCTAATCCTGGTACACACTTCTTGTAATCACAAAGAATCATTTGAGGATCCCATTTCTGCAAAAACTCTCTCCACATATCTTCAAAGTTGCAAGCGATTTCACCAAATTTTGGATACACATCAGAAGTTTGAATAGTTTTTCCCTTTTGTTCAAAAAATGTTGATTCCAAAAGATTATCGAGACTTCTATTGGCAAGCCTCTTTTGCTCCAAGATGTGTGCTTCGATTGTTTTTATGCCGCGTCGGTCAAAATCTAGTCTAAGATTCACCCCCTTTGCCTTGCCTGGCCTAAATACAAAATTCGGCACTGGGTAGTGAAATCTACTAAAAAACAAAACAGCAGGTATCTTTTCAGCTTCATTACATGGGTTTGGTCTTAAGGATTTTATTATCTCTGGTGCACTGTCTTCGCCAGATGTCCTGGTTAATGAATACAGGTACGACACCGTTGCGGGATAAATAAACGGATCTTTTGTTGTAAAGTCAGTAACTCCTGTCGTTAACTCCTTCCTCTTGCCCTTAGCGTTGGTATTGTCAACGTGTATAACTTTGTATATTCTATGCCCAACAACCATCTCCACATTTTGACTAAGTTTTGGAGTGCCTGGTGCTGTCATCTCTGGTTGGGCAGTGCCATCTACAGGTAACGGTATATCTACCTTTTTCTTCACTTCATCAAAGTAGATCTCCAATTTATCTTTACTAGTAGGGCCAACCTTGAGAGTCCTTCCGTTAGCAGACAGGAACCCCTCCAGGGCGGCAATGAGATTCATCAACCTCTTGGATTCGACCACAGGATCTATTTGTGGAAAGATTGGTGGTGGTGGTGGCGGATTTTGAGCAAACTTATTATAAGGTCTTTTTGCCTTTGGGTTTGGTTTATTATCTTCTTCAAATTTCTTTATTTCTTTATCAAATGCTGCCAATTCTTCCGAAACTTTTTCTATGTGTCCGCGAATTTCCTGAATTGTGTAAATTCCAGGATTTACGAGAGAGTTTTCTCCCTTTCTGGCAGCGTTGGCGGATTCTACCTCTTCCTTGGTAGCCTCATCACGCTTTGTTTGGCTTGCACCTTGTCCAGTGCGAGATTTGTTCCAGAGATTCTTTACGGAATCCTTTGCGGCCTTTTCGGCCTGCATCTTCTTGCCATCGGCCCACTTCTTTGCGCCAGACTTAAGGGAACTTCCTTGGCGTTTCCAAAAATCCCCAGTGAGTGGTTTTCCAAGATCATTATTTACAAAATCCTTTGCTGCTTTGAATCCCGCAGCGGCAGCTGCAACGTTGTTTGGGTCCAATACATTGACAGTTCCTCCCAAATCTGCGGCACCAGCACCCCCACGAATCTGATTAAACATATCCTTTCTTATGCGAATGGACATAGAGTATGTTGAGTTGGGTCTTGCGCCTGGTTGCTCTAGGGAAACGATTGCTGCAAATACTGGACTTGCGCCATAATCCAAACTTTGTCCAAACAAGACATCTACCTTTTCTCCATTCAATTGCTCATTTAAGGACATACTATCTATCGTAAAGGTAAATTTCATTCCACTAACAAAACCATTTGCGCTGGCGGTGCGGTCTAACCCCTCTTGCAGATTGTCCTCCCCTTCTGTGTTGATCTGTAAATCATATCCACCTACCCTACCTTGGTGTTGCAAGATTTCTTCAAAAAGTCGTCTCGGCAGATCTTCATCATCGATGGCGTCCTGCAGGGGTGATACGATTGGAACAAAACTTCGTTTGCCTGCATCTATGGTCCAGGTTTTTTCTTTCCCGTAAAATTCAAAAGTTTCAGTAACTGCCTGTCTAAACATCTGCTGCTTAACTTCTGGATTTTCTTCAAGGTATTTATCAGCGTCCTTGTATCCTGCAGCTGAAATGGTTTGTCTTGTTATATCAGTCTGGAGTTTGTACAACACATAATTTCCTACAATCTTCGGTGCATCTTGTTCTGAAGATGGCGTATGGAAAGATTCTGATGGGTCGCCGCCAGAAGGCAATCCAGCCAGGTGATTCAAAAATGCTGGTGTAGATATGAGCGATTGCATAGCACGTCCGAGTCCAAGTTCATTCAATACCTGCCAAGTTGGTTCTCCGATTTGACCCCTTTCTGACATGAATCCGCCTGGCAAGTCAATGTTGATAATTGCATCCGTGCCTGTGTCCATGCCATATTTACCTATCTCAAATATTCTTGCTCTGTTGTCTTCCTGGAACTGTACCAGTGCGTTTTCAGTTACTGCATCAAACTCTGCGCTGGTGGTTTCAAGATCCCCTATTCCAAGGAAATATTTTACAACATGAACTGCAAGACCTCTTGCTCCCGCTTGCATAGGCAACTCAAAAGTGATTGCTGATTCGTGCTCTTTCCCGTTCTGATCTCTGTATGTGAATGGTTTCTTTCTAAATGTTGTCATATTAATTAACCTTATTATACTTACTCTTTATGGAAGCTTTTGAACCATCTTCTAAGTAAGTTTTTTCTATTACTTCAGGATTTTGCTGTAGCGAGAAAGCAGAGAAAGTATCCACAGACACTAATTTCATAACCTTTTCTAACATCTTGACCGTTAGTGCTGGTAGTTTAACCGATACTCCGGCTGTTGGTGTAACATGCTCATGATTTAGTATTGCACCATACACCTCAATCATATCCTTCTTCAAAGAAGTAATGGCCCCCGCGATTTGTGCCTGGTTGTTTAACATCTCTTTTAGCAACAAAGTTAGATAGTCGCCTTTGATTAATGGTTGTAACTCATTTGCCTTGTTTGCCGCTATCAAACAAATACCCAAAGGTTCATTTGCACCTGACCCTCCTTTTGAGTTTACTGATTCAGCGTTTTCAGTCACCAGTCGAATGCCAGATTTGCGAGATATTATTCTAATTCCATCTGCCTTCATCGCTATGCCAGAGATGGCCCTGGATGGTTTTGTCTTCGGCGGTAAGGATAGAGAGAAGTTCTCATCTAAATCAGTTTTTTGAGAAATATAAATTCTTGCAGCGTCCATTACCGTGAGTGTTTCACCATTCTCATAAGTAAATCTTTCGGATGTAAAGATTGGTCCAACATGTTGTTTTCTACCTTTCGAGTCGAAAGATATTGGTTTTGGTGACATTCTACCTACAACAATATCAATTGCACCTGCTTGAGTGTGTCCCTGTCCAGGCCCATACCCAGTACTAAGTCCGGCTGGTCGGTCTCTACCAAAAACTATCCAGGTATTATTTTTACCCGTAACGACTTTGTCCGATGAGCACTTATCAAAAAAAGGTACTGGTTCTGGAAGAGGTCTGTCCAATAGTCCTGTATTTGGACCGACACCTACATTTGGCGCAACATCTCTCGCTATACCATCAGTCATAATGACAGGTTGAGACCCTGGTTTTACTTTTGTTGGTGCTGCTGGTCTTTTATCCTCTACAGATTCTGCCTTTGATTTGACTACAGATGTTGTGCCGTCTTGTCCTAATGTCGGATCTGCTTCAAAATGTTCATATCCGAGGTCCTCTGGTGTTTCCAGAGGTGCTACTGGAAGTCCAGAAACCGAACCTTCTCCAAATAAAAGATTTGCTTCTCTCATTTCTCGCATAAACCTTTCAACATCTGCATCATTTACGGGAGGTTTTGGCATACTGAGAGTCATGCCAGCAATCTGATTCGACGCGCCTGGTGGTAAACTTGCCATACCAGGAAGATCAGATAAAGCGCCTGGTGGTGGTTTTAATGGATATTCTTCAAAACTATATGCGTCATCAGCAGTCGGAGGTATTCTACTATAGAGTATATCATACAAAGAGGGGTGCTCGGTTTTAAACTTTACTATAAATTGATCTACTGAGGTATTTGCGAACTGATCTGCCTTCCAACCTTGATAATCTTCTTTAGATATCGTATAACTTGCATCAACCACACCAAGGCCGCTGACAACTTCAATATAAAGAGTGTCCTCTGTTCTGGTGAACAGGACAGTCTGCTCTGTCAAATCTTCGTCTAATGAAGAGGATTCGTCTCTTTCAATATCTCTCTGGTTTGCTTCAAGTGGGTCGGCCTGTTCGGTTGGACCAATGGTATCCTCCGCTTCGTCTTCTGGTTCCATACCAGGAGGATCTGGGTTGGAGGGAGGAACTTGTCCTGTTCGTGCTGCCTCTCTTATTTCAGACTCTCTTTGTATATCCCTTCTTGCTACTGAGGCATCAGTACCTCGAACTGAGTACTGAGATCCACCGATGGGCGTTACAATAAATTCGACACTTTCATTATTGATCCTGTGGCCAAACCATTCGATACCATTCTGCCTGTAGTACTCTTCTATCCTGTCTTCAAGTTCAAAAATTCCTGAACCATCGGGCTTGGCACTAAGGCGCAGACCTTCCTCTGTAAATTTTGGATTTCCGAGATAAATTGTTTTTAACTGTTCAAACGTCTTCTGTGCCATAAACTTAACCTTCTATATTATAATTAATCTCTTGTTGTTTTTTTGTATATCTTCAAATTGCTAGATCACCTACTTTTCAGGGGTTTCACTATAGCGCCTTTAGCGCCGAACTTTTGTTTGGATTTGGGGCCCCCTTTCTTTGGTTTTGGTGGTTTTTTGGGATCTTCATAATTCAATTCAGATGAGGACGTACCTTCGATTATGCCATAATTGTCCCCTATCATAATAACATCAACTACCCTGTCCTGTGCCATTAAACTAGTTTCTTGATCTTCTACAAAAATCTCATATATAACTGGACACAACTCCTTTACTACGTTATTGGGATCAATAAAAGATGAAATCCCAGTGACGATCGCCCTATGCTCCACAACTATAATTGCTTCGTCACTGTCTTCAGATCTACGAAAATTGAGAGACCCAATGACGCCATCTCTGTGTGGTTCAGGTATTGCACTTGTTGGTAACTTTCTAGAACTTATTATAATAGCAGGGTAACGTTTTCCTGCTGCATCTACAGTTCTGGATCTACTCATATGATCGATTGCTGCTTCGGTGTCGACAACAACATCTCCCGACAGTGCAAGCACAGTCGAAGCCAAAACGAGCGTCCTCGACGTTTCATAAGATTGAAGTTTTCTTTTTAACTTTTCTAGTTCTTCACTCATATCATTATCGCCTTTGTTATCAACTGTGATGACCCTTTTATAGAAGGATGTATGTGATCCATCATCTCGACTTGTGGCGTAGATCCAGCAAAACTAAATGTAGAATACTTACTAGATATATGGTTATTGACCTCTGTAGTAAATCTACCATAATGGTCTATCTTGGATTGATTGTCGAAATCATTTTTAGTATTAACTTTTCTTGTTTTACTTCCATTCCAAGGAAGGTTTACTAACATCACCCTGACCTCATATCCCGACTTTATTCCAAGAGCAACGATTGCATCAATATTCTTTTTTGCAAGATCAGCAGTGAATGATGTATTTCTATTCTTTCCATAACCGCCTCTTGCATGCTTTCCCCAACCTGATTGACCAAGAGCATCGTTTGTCCCTGCTGATACTATCATCACTTTTTTCTTTCCCGAAGTAGTTAGTGTCGTTTTCCCAAAATGTGCTTTAAGTCTTCGAAGTATCTGCGCTGTGGTGGCGCCCGAAAGAGCAACGGAGGTTTTGCATTGGTAATATAAGTTCTTACCTCGACAGTGAGGGTAATTTATGATTCCTTGACCGACGGCGGCGATGGTCATTCCAGCGGCGATACTATCCCCAACAATCAAAAATTCAGTTTCTTTGATGTCTGGTTTTTCTTTTATTGCATCTGCAAGGGATTTGCCAGGTGTTGTATTTTTTGGTGATGGTTTCGGTACACCCTTCGAGGCATCTTTTAATTTATTTGACTGCTTTTTTTTAAACTTGTCTTCCGTTTTGGGTTTGTCTTTTGGCTTAGGTGGTTTTTCCCCCTTAACATATGGCAGTCCAGATGCTTTTTGAGATCTTACTATTCCATAATTTGGTCCAAGCATTCGCACGACGCAACTTCTGTTAGTCTGCATGTCAGTACCATCTTCCGATTCCCCAACTTCATATACGATTGTCAACATTTCAGCTGGTAATTTTGCGGGATTCACATGACTGCCCTGACCTGCGACGATGGCATAGTGCCTAGATAAAGTTATTGAGTTAGTTGTATCTGAGTCTTCATCTTTGGATACTATTCTCAAAGATGATAACACCTTATCGTGTGCTGGGGAAATTTGTGATACGGAGATCTTTTCTGTTTTTATTATTATAGCAGGAGTAAACTCTTCACTGTACCCCACCACTCTTGATTTGGATAGGTGTGCGGCCGCAGTGCGAAGTCTAGACTCAAACGATTCGCCTGGTGTGTGTGATACCACGTCTTCGTCGAGTACCTGATTACCAGAACCTGCTTCTGTAAATAAGGAATATTTATCTTTACTCATCTCTTGCGCTCCGCCCTCATAAATCCCGCTTTTTTGCCTGCGACATGAGTTTCTAGGCTCCAATCATTTGGTCCTAAAGTAATTGTCTGCCCCTTGGCGAACGGTATCGAGTAGGTATATCCGTCCTTACCCCTAAACCTATAGATATACCCTTCTTCCTTTACTTTTTTATTGTGGGCAGCTAAGACTTCCCTGAATTTCTTTAAGTTCTTAAGATAATTCTCCACTGTCTTTTTGGGGTTTCCTATAACTTTCCCTTTAATTGGACTATAGATTTTGGTGCCTTCGAGGGCGCCAATATCCAGTCCGCCGTGAGAAGTTCCTGCTGCCCTCTTTTGTCCAAATTCTGCAAAACCAGCTGGGGCGTACACGTTTCCACCTTTGCCTGAGTTTATGTAGTAATCCCATGCTTTACCCTTATTGAGTGGGTGTTTGTTGCATACTTTGGCCAGGTGTCTGCGGGGATTATACTTTTTCTGTTTGCGGCCGCGCCATCTTACAACCTCGATATGAGTGTGAGGGAATTGATCCTTACCTTCCTTGTTCAAAGGGTCCATCATACCAGACCTGCCAACCATTCCTAAATAATCCCCAACCTCAACTTTGCCGTTTTCTAGAAGCGCTTCATTTACGGCTTGAAAATGAAAGAATTTAAGAATATAGTTATCAATAAGAGAGTCATTATTGCCAACACCCACGAGCGAGACCCTCACGCCAGCCGACCAAGAACTTCTGACACTATTGCCATACCCTGGAGCAAATCTAACCATATTATGTATAATGACATAAACTGCGATTGTGTGATTCAATTTTAAATCCTTAAATCCATTAGGTCCGTCTTCTGGTACTGGCACAACCACCAATTCGCCGCGAGGGTTGCGGTAAAACGCTGGTTTAGCTGGGGGTCGGTCGACTCCGAGTTCTATAGCACCAGACTTAATGTGAGAATCCACAATACCATAATCTGTCGACAACATTTGAACCCTAACTTCTCTAATGGTATTCTGATTGGTTGTAACATCCGTCGAAGAGTCTGTGAATTCATATATTACTGTAAATATCTCAGCAGGCATGGTAATTGCGTTTCGTCCTCCAGTAAGTCCCTCAACTGCACAATAATGCCTAATGACAGACATTGCAGTATCTGAATCGGTATCCACGGATTCTGGATTTATTAAATCCCGTGCCTTTTGGTGAGCGTCTGGGATTTGAGATATACTTATCTTTTGCGACTTCAATATCAAGGCACTCCTCGTATTCAGTAATGATTCCGTCTTTGCTGAAGCGTGTGAGTTTAGGGACTCAATATTATCCGTGATGTCGGTGCCGACTGCTTGGGTTTTTGAAGTGTCCAACGTTGTGTCGGTCATAGAATAGTGTAGATATTTTGATGATGTCACCCTAGTCCTCCGAAGAGTTTATCATCTCAAACAAGCTATCCTTTTCATCTTCGGAAATGGAGTTGTCGACCTTAGAACTCTTTTTGTGTTGTAGTGCTGCAATCTTAACTAACTGTTCATTTGACCTTTGAAGGGTTTCTAAATACTTTGCCGCCACCAGGCCAACTTCTCGATGGCGGTCGGTTGTCTCTTGCATGTATTTCATCAGATTTGTCAACAAAACTTTCGTTGCGGCACGATCTTCGGTGACGTTTCTGGTTGCTTCTGATATTAATTCTTCAATCTCTTTCATACAATAAATATGCTAAATTTGAAATTTATCACCCCGTTCATATTTGATCACAAAGTACTTATACCTTTCCCTCATCTTATTCAATGTATTTACTATCTGCTTTGTTTTGAGTCCAGTAATTTCTCTTAAATACAAATAGACCGCTTTTTTGTTTAAGATTTCTATATCCTCAACATTTTCTAAAAGTATCTTCACAGCAGACAATACTTTCTTTTCATTATCCTTGGTGAAGAGGTTTGAACCTTGCCATCGATCAACCTCTAGTTTTAAATACCCCCAGAACTCGTACTTCTCTCGCCTATTGACATAACCTTCATCGTTGTATATCAACCGTTCGTGCTGGTTTTCTTTGACGATCTCCTCATAAGCAACCTCTCTTTTTACTTTTGTGGAATTCTTCTTGAACTGGTGAATGAACCAATGCTTCGTAATTACGGAAAAATAAGAAAATGCTTTAGATCCTCTATTCGGGTCGTACTTGCTGAGAATAGTTGTTAACCAAACTTTACAATCGTCTTTCAGGACATCTATGTTTGGTATGTTTGTGAAGTTATAAGTGTAGATGATCTTATCAACCATCTCACTAAAGGCGGGTTGTATATATTGTACATACAGTTTTTCACGTTTATCTCTACTTTCAGTAGAACAATATTCGACTATTGCATCCTCGTGAACACTTGTAAAGTAATAATTTTTAGTCCTCTTCTTTCTCGGCATCCCCTTCCTCTTCTGTTTCTATCTCTACCAGTGCCATAAGGTCACCGTACTCATCTAGAGAATCTAAAATTCCTTTCGAGTGATCAATCAAAGCTTGCAAAGTCTGATCTCCATAAAACATCTCTGCTTCGTGAATTTGTTCCACATGCATCCTGAATACACTAATCATCTCGTACACCGAGTCTATGTTAGATCCGACAATCAACATACGGCGGGCGAGTCGCGTAGCGTAGAATATCAACAACCCGTTCAATACTACTGAAAATAATAAAAACAACTCAATCATCTTTGTAAACCTTACTCTTTAAATTCTTCTTCTCTTTTTTGATTTCAGATTTTGCTTCCTCAATATGAGATTTAACAACGTCGCCAGCTTTTGCCTTAAACTTGTCCTTATCTACCTTCTGCCCTATATCGGACACAACCTTGATGATGTGATCGGATGAACATATCTCGCAGGATTCCTGCTCTTGATCCATCCTAAGAAAAGCGCTAAAATTCTCCTCACATTCTAAGCAAAGAAATTCATAAATCGGCATTATACTAATCGCTTCCAACTGTACTATTTGTTTCATTCACATCCATAAGATGCGATGTATCAATAGTTGGAGGGTTTAATATAATAATCTCCTCGTTTTCACCCAACATTAAATCAAACCCCCTCAATACTGGGGTGATATCCGTTTGCTTCATTAGTGAGTCTTGTAGTGCCAACATAATTGCACCAAGTGCTTGATCAGATAATTTCATTTTTTTCCTCCTGTTTCTTCTAAAATAAAATTTACTAAATTTTCTACCGACTGGTCAATAGTTTCCTTATTGGTGTCGATAATTAAATCTGCGTTCTTTGGTTCTTGGAATGGATCCGAAATGCCCGTAAAGTTCGGGATATGCTCAGGATCCGTTTTAGGTAAAAGTGCCTTTCTGTACAATCCTTTGGGATCTCTCTCAATTAAGGTTTCAATATCACACTTAACATAAACAATCCTAGACAGCGGGTTGTCAGACTTTACCTCTCTCCGTATATCATCATAAGGGTTTATTGCAGACATTACACAGACCACTTTGTTGCGGGACAAAACCTTCCCAACAAACGAAAGTCTTCTGATATTAGTGTTCCTGTCCTCTTTTGAAAACCCAAGGTCCTTGCAGAGTCCCTCTCTATATTCGTCACCGTCGATAACCTCTACATTATAACCCATCTCTCTTAGGCGGGTTTGTGCTAAAAAAGTCATTGTAGACTTACCTGCGCCACTCATGCCTGTCATCTGTACAAAAATACCACTCATATTATTCTCCCAAATACCTTATTACTAAATCATGTATAGATGAGTCGACATTCTCACGCCAAGACTCATTGCTCTCTTTGATGTTGTTTCTAATTCCAGTAGCGGAAATAAACCCAATGTTCTGTGGAGGTACGTGCTCGTTAAGTTCATACCCAACTCCGCGTCCCCAATTGACACTTTCAATGTCTGGGATACAAACTACCTCCACGTCCTGCTCACTGTATACTTTTTGTATCATTTCTACTGTCTGTTCTGTAGTAAAAGGATTCTTTTCATCGGGCGGGATATCCCTAACTGCGATCAAGATTGGTTTACCCTCGCTTAGCTTCTGGTTGATTAACCACTTGTGTCCATTGTGAAATGGTTGCCACCTGCCAACAAACATTGCTCTCTTATTGATCATCCGAAATTGCCCTACCTTTTAGTTTTTCCCAATCCTTCTCTGGTCTTACATTTAAATTTGTCTTCCATGCGCCCTTCAACACCGCAAGGTCCAATCCGATTGAATCCGCAAATGTCATAAACGCATTAATATCTTTAGGGAAACAAGACCCTCCGAAACCCATCTTACCATCTGGTCCTGGCACCTGTAAGTGTGAATCACCTACACGTCCGTCCGATACAAAACCTCTGACGGCTTTTTCCCAATTAATCGTTCCTGTCTTCTCTGCCACCATATTCATCTCGTTCATAAAAGAAACCTTGACGGCAAAAAACAAATTATTAAAATACTTTATCATCTCAGCTGTTTCATAATTCGTTGTTATGAAATTATTTCCAGCAAACCTCAAATTATACAATTGCTTGACCTTATTAACTGACAAGTTTCGCTGTCCATCATCCAAGTCTGTCTCAAAACCCAATACGATTCTAGACTGGTTTAGAAAATCAAACCTAGCATGCCGCTCAGTTAGAAACTCAGGATTAAAAACAATTTGCAAATTGGGATGCTTCCTCTTTAAACCCCTGGTTGTGCCTGGTACAAC